ACCATCGATTTGAGTATTACCAGTTGCAGCAGTAACATTAAACTTGTTTGATCCAATAGCAACATCACCTGTCACAGATAAAGTCTGTGCAAGGGTAGTCGCAGCATTTACATATAATGTTCCATCAATATCAGCATTACCACCGACATTAAGATTTTTTACTATACCAACTCCACCCGCAACAGTTAATGCACCAGTAGTAGTCGCTCCAGATTGAGTAGCACTACTTAATGTAACGTCACCAGTAACACCGGCCGTACCACCAACAGAGAAGTTGGTTGTTACAGTTACATCATTAGCGAATGTTGCATTTGTATCACTTGCAGTTAGGAAAGTGTTATTAGCACCAGATGAGATTACTAATTGATTTCCGGTCTGAGTAAATCTACCAAATTCTACATTATTATCTTTAAGGATAACATCAGCACCATCAGCATCTAATATAATATCAGCAGATGAATTAACCGTAAATGTGCCTGAAGTTACATCAAACGCATTAGCACCAGCACTAATTTCATAAGTTGAAGCGTCGAAGACTCCTTCAATTTCATTAATAGCACCAACTAAGTAATTAGCTTGTGTGTCAAGAGTAACAGAACCTGCCGTATGAATATCTGCGTAGATCTCATTAATAGCATCTAGGATAGAAGTTTTATCTGTGGTACTAAGATCAGCCAGTGATCTCTTATCACCACCTTCAGGATTAAACAAATCAGATTCTAATTCGTTAATCGCACCAACAATATATTGATTAGCAGTATTAAGAGTTGTCAAAGATCCAGCAGTATTAATATCGTCATACAGATTTTTCAACGCAGTTGAAACATCAGCACCTTGGGCTGAGTAATCAGTATTACCAATCTCTGCATCTAGAACATTTACTGCACCTGTTAATGTAGTTGAATTAGCATCATCTACAGGACCAAGTGCGCCAAATGTCATGTTACCAATTTGGCTTTCATGTTCATTGATAGCATCACGATAGTTTTGAGCTGCAGTATTTACTGTGTAATTAGTATTTGCACCTCTTAAAACGTTTTCTAATTCGTTAATCGCAGCAATAATATTTTTGGCGTTTGTTCCAAATGAATAACCGGTTCTTGCTGTACTATCATCTCTGATTACTTGTTCTAATTCTGTAATAGCCGCAACTGCATTTGAAGTTACATTAGTTCCAAGATTGTTATGATTGCCAAGTTCAGTTCTTAATTCCTCAAGACCATCTTGGAAATTTGTGGAAGACAATCCGCTAAATGTTACACCAGAAGTATATAATTCTGTATGCAATTCGTTAATAGCATCTAGGATAGAAGTTTTATCTGTGGTTAAAAGGTCATTTCTATTTCTCTTTGTACCACCTTCAGCATTAAATAGATCTTCTTCTAATTCATTAATGGCTTCGGTTAAATCAGTAGCCGTTGTATGAAGAGCAAGATCACCAACTTCTATATGAAGTTGACCAAGTGCTTCTGAAATAGTATTATCAGTAGAAGAGATGGAGTGGAAAGCAGTATGATTACCAATCTGATCCTCATGTTCTCTAATTGCTGATGTTAAGTTTGAAGCAGATGTTCCAAGATTTCCGGAAGTAACATCACCTACTTCATCGTGTAATTGTACGAGTGCGCCAGTAATGGTATCAGTAGCTGAATCAATGCTAGTAATATTTACATTACCAATTTGATCTTCATGCTCTCTAATAGCAGTACTCACTGTTGAAGCAGATGTTCCCATTGCTCCTGCAGTGATTGTTCCAAGTTCTGCATCATGTTCGTTGATAGCAAGAACCAAATCATTAGCCGCTGTTGTTAAACTCTCAACAGTACCAATGTCATCTTGTAACTCATTAATTGCAGCTACAAGATCTAGTGAAAAGATTTTGATTTCATCTGAAGCCGAAGCAGGAGTAACTAACTCAATATAAGATCCGTAAGTATCATCGACTGGTACTAGATTACCATGGTTAGCACCGATAATTGTATCACTACTTCCTAAAGCTCTAATCAATGTACCTGCATTGAAGGTTCCATTATATGTTTTTACTCGGATAACACCATTTGAAACAGAATGTAGAGTACCATACCAAGTGGCATTTGATTCAACACCAGACTGAGTGGTTTGAGAATCGCCCTGGTAAATTGTAACACCTTCAGTATAATCGGTAAGTGTTGGTGATCCAGTTTGTGAAATTGTAGCTTTAATATTTACTACATGGAAACCATTAGGTGAAATATCCTGAGTCAACTCAGTATTATTTTTATATACTCTTACGATACCAACTGGATATGATTCAATAATGATTCTAGAGATTTTATCAGACGTGATTTGGTCTGCAACATCAGTACCAACTTTTAATGTTTCACCACTATCAAAAGTACCAGATGAATCTCTTACAACAAGCTTATCGTTTGAAGCAGATACAATATATGCTTGCCAACTTGGAGCTGAATTAGATCCTTGATAAATGACTGCGTTTGCGACATACTCACTAGTAATAGTTGCACCGCTTAAGATGATAGTACCACCAGTATTATCAACAGTATGCGCAGGACTTATTTCGAATCTAGATGTTTTAGCCGGACTAGAAGTGTCAGGACCATCAAACAAAGTATCCCCCGCCGATGCAGAGTATACATAAGTCTTATCGGCCATTAAAGCATTCAGTTGCTCATTATCACCTAAGTGTAAAGAAATCTCATTAGACTTTTGTCTGAGTTTTTCTAATGTATCCGTTTTATAAATTCTAGTTTCTTTATTAGCCATTATTTTCCACCAGTTAATTGCTGTAGCATCTTCTTAATCTCAGCTACATCGTTCTTTAGATTATTTATATCCTCAGTCTGCTGCGCATCAAGAATTTGTTTTTCTTTTGTAAGTTTAATTTGTAACCTTCGTGCAGAATATGCATCGCTATTAGTATTTATAATAGCTGAAGATGCGGTATCCCTTTCTAATGAAGGATTATCTTTTACTTTTACTTTTTTAGCGGCCATTTATATATTCCTTATTATGTAGCTGCAATCGCCCTAAAGTCTTTAAGTGTCGGAGGCGTACATGTATTAAATGATTTTAGAACAACCTTAAACGCCATTGAACCAAATGTTGCAGGTGGATCTATTGAATATTTCACTTCGCTATATGTACCTTGATCATTAGTTGGAATCACAGTATTAGGCTGAGCTAGTACCCAATCTAAATTAACAAAATCGTCATCAGAACCAGCCGGCATTGTTTTGTAATATACATCAATGTCAGTACCTGCAGGCCTGTTAGCAGAAATATATACATCGATTACATCAGCTTCTTCAGCCAAATCAACTTTCTTAGTAATATACTTACATAGTTCTGAACCACCAAATGCATTAGTTTCAGCAACACTTCCGTTATTACCAATTCTGTTTTGAACAGTAATAACAGACAATCTATTGGCATCAAGGACTGGACTTAAGTGGTCTTGTTCACTTGTAAATACTGTTCTCAGTATAAACGTCTTATTATTCGAGTTTTCATTAATGGCTGATGCAATCAACTTAGGAGCCGAGAAGAACTCATTCATGTTAGGTAGAATCTCAATCTCATCAGAAACTTGATATGCTTGTTCATTTCCATCAGCGCCCTGACCGGTAACAGTAGTTAAGTAATATCTAATGTCAGTGCCAGGAAGAATAACTTGTTCCGCAATCAAGTGACATACATCCATGTGTTTATTTTCAGTTGCAGTTACTGCAACATCACCACCCGAGCCATCAGCATTTGCTGTATCACTATTTTTAGCAGTAATAGTATAGCTATCCTGTGTTATATTTGAAATACTATGTGTACCATTGATATTATTAGCCGCAATCCCATTAGTAGCAACTGCTCCAGCAATTACAACTTGGGAACCTGATTCATACATACCATGGTTAGGATGCTGAACAGTAATTACTCCAGAACCATTAGTTGTTGATAGAGGATCTGCTTTAAGAGCTTTAGCCGGAATAACATCATTTACGAATGTAACATTCTTAGATACCGAGGTACTAAACTGTGCTCTGTTAAGAGTAAACTTAAGATCTTTACTTTGATCAGGAGTCCAAGTAGAAGCGTTTTGAGAAGTAAAGAACGAACCGCCGTGTGGCTGTTTATTAATTCTAAAGTTGTTATTTGTAACATCTTGTTTACCCATTTCAGCAACCCAACATTCATATTCATCACAATCTGATTGAATAACAATCGCGTATTCTTGGTCTTGCTGTAAATATACTGGAAACTCAAAATTAAATCTTGTACTTGAAGTAGCATTAGCCGAAGTATTAACACTACCAGGATATAACTCAACCTCAGTACCAGGTACAACATTTTGCGTAGGAATACCATTTTCACTTGTAACAATACTTACTGAAACTGGAATTTCTACGTTATCATCAGTCTTAATTTGATATTTAGTTTTGAAGAACAGATCAATAGAGGTTGCGAAAATACCACCAGTTTTTTCAATCAAGATTGTTTGCGCCAATGGATCAGACCAAGTAGTTCTTGTTCTTGTAAAGGTTTCACTTATAACTCTATTTTGATTTAGTCTAGTTGTTTCTAGTCTAGGAACTTTAGTATTAGTAATAGTTCTTTGAGTTGATTCAATAAGACCTGATGCATGGAACAAAGTTTCAGCACCTGTACCTTCAGTCGTTTTATCATTAACTGATGAATCAGATAATCTAAATTCCTTTGTACCAGTCTTGAATTTCGTAGTACTATTCCTAGGAATAATAAATGTTCCTTCGATTGCGCCTCTTTCGTCAGTTGTAAGCGTGCCGCTACCACTATCCGGATGAGAAGTGGCATTTGCATAATTTACTACATTAGAAGTCTCTGACCATTCCTGATAACTTTCCTGTTTACAAAATGCTGTAACATTCACGTCATTAAAGAATGCATAAAGCTTAGTATTAGGCTTCATTCTAGACGCTTTAAAGTAAATCTTTCTTGATCTCATGAATGGAACAAAATTAACTTCAACAACTCTGTTAGCCGATTCTCTCGTTACTGTATCAAATGCAACATCAGTTCTTAAACCAGATCTTGACTGATTATGAGTAAGAGTTGTAGTTGTAGTTGTTGTTCTTCCGATTCTACCAGGACGTTGCCACCAGCGGTTTCCACCCATTCGGTTCCACCATTGACCGCCACGATCTCTTGTTCTTCTTGTAGTTTCAACTTCAACCTGTTGACCGGTCCAGTTAGTTTCCCATTCATTCCAAACAGTACCGAGGATACCATCTTCTTTAGCTCTTTGTACAAACTGTTGGTATTGACCATCGTCATCGATAATAATATCAGGTCTTACGTCGGTTTCTTTCCACTCATCAGACTCAGGAGATAGTTGAACTCTACCGTTCCAAGTAAATACGTTATATGGGTTAACATTGATTGCAACCGAAGCATAAGGCTGTTTAACGTGAGTTACCTGTGTAAAAGGCATAGTCCAAACAGAACCTGATTTTTGAGCAGTTCCTGGAATAGTTGCGGAAGTGATCAAGTTTACATTTGATGTAGGACACTCTGGTCTCAAAACACCATTTGCTTTATCAATCGACTCGCTACATTCTGGGTGAGACATATCAGCCACTGATTGGTCTTTAAATGAATCTACTAGAATACCATTTTTAAATCTAGGTAAGCCTGCTGTATCTACCATGTGAACATCTGCTGCAGATTGTTCGAGCAAAGATAGCGAAGTATAATATTCAAGATTCTTAATTCTTTTTTCTAGCTTACCAATATCGCGCATAGTATAACGCTTGTTATCTTTTATTACCGGAGTAATATCATTCAGCGTAAACACATAAGGCAATAGTCTCAATTGATATAAAGTCAATCCATCTTTTTTATCTTCTGGAGGTTGAGGATTATCTGAAGGCACACCTTTAATTATTTCAAATGAACCGTCACGTTTAATGATTAATTTATCAACCCTTGGTAAGTAATAGTTAACATCAGCAAGTAGACCATGTCCAATTTTAGGTGCACCAGATAAGCTAGCATTACCAGTTGTAAAATCATCAGAAAGTTCTGATTTAACAGGCCTAAAGTCGATACAATCTCTAAGCTCGAACGTACCGCCTGAACCAGAGTATGATGGAATCTTTGCATAATTGCCGGTCGGATATGAGTCAACACAGAAATAGTCACCAGAACCGTGGCTGTAATACTTAAATACTACAGTTAGATTTCCTAATGGAAGTGGTGCTGTTCCAGGCAATTTAAGCATTTTAGCTTCTTCGTAGAAATTATCTCGTTGTCCGTCGTCAAGAGTAAAGTCTGCAGTATGGTCAATATTATTAGCATCAGTGATAGACACAATTTCATATACGTCAGCTTTTCCTAAATCGTATGACAATTGATTACCATTAGTCACTGTAATAGGAAGCGTTTGAGTTGTATCAGTCTTAGACTTTGGTTGTATATTTTTCTGAATAGTAGCAATAACATTACATACTGTTCCACTAGAAATATTCAAGCCAGAAGCACTTGCGTTCCATACTATCGAAGTATCAGTATTACCACCTGATGTTATATATTGCAAGTTTTCAGTTTTAATGTCGGCACCAACAGGAGCAATAATAATATCAGTTACATCTGAAAATTCACCTACAGAAGTTGTAATTGAAAGTTGTTCATTGCCTGATGTACCAGTAACAGTACCAGTAAACTCTCTTTTGATTTTATAGATCGTGTCTCTTTGTGGATCCGCTAAAGTTTTAACTGCAGCAAATGGTAGCTGGAAGATTGCAGTATTATTACCTACATCAAATCTTGTGCCTTCTTCACCTGCTAGGAAATCACCTTGGAATGCAATACTTGCACCAGCTGCGGAAGCAACTTTATGAACGCTACCAAATACGTTTGAACCGTCCATCTTAATATCAAATAGGTATAACCTTACATGAGTAGCAAGTGATTCCATACCTCGAACTCTAGCTGTACCAATCTTAGAACCGCCTGCAGTTTTTAATTCAATAGGCTCAAAAGTATCAAGATCAGGAATACCTTGAAGGCCGGTTTTACTTAGCTTAATGTAATTACCAATATTAATTTGAGTAGTAGATCCATTAAAGAATCCAGTAGCATCGCTTCCTCTTGGCTTATCAACGTCGATATAAGTAGTTCCTACTTTATGGTTTCTAAAACCCTGAACATAAGCAGTAGAAGGTTCAATGCCGATTGCAATCTTATCTGCATCACCACCGTCCGCAGCGGTATACTTACCAAAGTTAGTACCTGTGTTTAGATGCTCTAAAATTTCTAATTCAAATGGTTTGACAATATAATCGCCAGACTCATCGAAAGTTCTTTGCGCTAATCTTAGTGTAAGACCAGTATCACTTGTTTTATCTGTTTTATCAACCTGAACTACACCATTTTCAATAGTCAAAAGTGTAATGTAACTATTTTCAGATCGGCTATCAATATTAAGTGGTTCTTTAATAATTTCAGTGGAGATCTGATATCTATTGGCACCAGGAGCTGAAGTATTTGGAACATTCTGAGCATTATCAACAAGTGTAGAATCATTCGCTGAAGTAATAACACTTTCAGTAACTTTCATACCAATAATATATGAAGGACTATTTGTATACTTGTCTAGAATAATAGTATTCGCAGGAACTTGTATAAAACATCCTGAAATAAAGTAAACACCTTCTGTAATAGAAACTGCAGATCCTTTACCAACTGGATTTGAAATCGTAGAAGCTTGACCATCGCCTTGAGGATTAGTACCTCCGCCGACCATACCATACTTATTAGGATCGCCGTTTGAAATGAAAGCTTCACCTGGAGCAAAAGTTTCTACACTATTATCAGTATCACCTGACTTTTGATATTTGATGTATAGAGTATCTGGATCACCGTTTTCAGTGACAACTGCTTTTAGAACTAAAGCAGTAACTTGGTTACCGGTATTTGATGTACCAGTAATTGTTGTACCCTCGAATAAATTTAAATTATTAGCATTATAATTATTTCCGCCGTACGTAAATAACGGCTCTACTTTAATGTAATCATATTCGATATTAAGAGACAGTTCACCATTAACAACCCTAGAACCATCTTTGAAAGCGTATTGACCGTGTCTATCAATTTGTGCTTGTAACATAGTCTGCATTTGCGTAAGCTCTCTAGCTTGTACAGCAAATCCAGGACGAAACAAGATTCTATGGTATCCTTTAGTTTCGACATTTTCACCATTATAATCTCTGAAGTAATCATCAAAGTATGGGCCGTCGTTATATGCTTTTATGTTAGTAGTTGTCATAAGTTCTCTCTTTAACTAATATTTATATTATTAGAATTCAATAATAATTTTAATGTCTTCAATCTGTGATGCAGTTCTATCAATTGGGTTTCTATTCTCTAAGAAAATAATATCACCACTATGAACATCAACTTCTGGATCAATCAAGAATCCAGAACTAGGTGGCGTACCTTGAGCACCAGAGGTTAATCCTAAAACGTTTGATCCAGTCACAAAACTACCGTATCCAGTTTTTGAATTTTGAGTATAATAAACATATCCAGTGGCCGAATCAACATGAACAACAAAAGCTTTTGTATCACCTTGCTCAATAAGTTCGTCTGCTTGGAAAGCACTTGTAGTAGAAGCAAAGTTCAAAGCGCCATTAGCTTGTAATGTTGTCGCAGTAGAAACAGTACTTGTACCAAAATTAAATGGATTTTTAACAAGTGTAATTTGTCTAAAATCGTTACCGACAGTAAGATCACCACCATCTGTACCACTTAGAAGTGTATTAACTGCTGCAAAGAAACCACCAAGTTCTTTAACAGGATCTGTACCATGACCATTTTCTGGAGAAAGTACAGCTCGAGCAGCCGCACTAGTACCACCGCCATCTTTAATTTGAATATGCGCAACAGAATAATCTGTTCCCTTATTTGTAAGTGCGATGCCAGTAATAACACCAGAACCATCAACTGTAACGTTCGCATCAGCAACTGTAGCTCCAGTTCCTGAACCAGTAATTATAACGTCACCATCAAAAGGATTATTATAGCCAGAACCACCAGCTGTTACTTCAATTCTTTCAATACCACCTGCTGTAGTAGAATCTCTTGAAGCTTTTTGGTTTAGGTATTGTGCATAATCACCCTCTGATAAAGCAAGCTCTGCAGCTGCATCATTAGCATAAGAATCAATATCAATAGTTTTAACAGGCATATAAGAGGTTGTAAGGAACTTTTCTGCATCGGCGACGGAAACCGTATACATGTATTTCCAAATATAACCATCTGATTCGGCTGTTGGATTAGTCAATGTTTGTGAAGGCTCTTGAGTAGATCCAGTTACTGGAGAAAAGATACACTTGTATACTTTAAACTCAGAAGTAATTACATAGAAAGGCTTATCGAAAATGTCAGGATCATTAGAATCCCAAGCGTAATATCTTGTACCAGTAGTCCAAGTATGTCTTGGAATAACATGCGATGCATCACCAGCAGCAAGTTTCTTTAAACCGAAGATTTGCTCTCTAGCTTCTGTTAGAGTGTCTAATGTATCGTATGGTGTGAATGGTTCCGCATCTGAAGTATCACCCGTTTGAGTTGACCATGCATCAGATTTACCGATAGCTACATACACGCTATCGTTTGCGATGTCCTCTTTAAAATTTTCTGCATTCAGAGTTCTGAATTTCGAAGTTACTATTGCCGTCATTTTTCTTTCCTATTAAATTTATGTTATTGAATTAAGGATTCAAATCCATTGGATAATTATATGAATCTTCAAAACTGTTAACGTTATGTTTATTTATATCACTTATAGAAGTACTTTGTAATTCTACGTCACCTAATTCTTCTAAAGTTGCGTTAAAACCGTACAACTGGTGATTGTTTAATATATTACTTTTTAAATTATAGTAATTGTTTTCCGGTCTAGATCTATAACCTGAAGCTACTGCAGTTACTTCGTAACCTCCCATAGATTTATCATTAGATGTACCAGTCTGTGATATAGTCCAATCTTGACCAGAAGTAAGTACACCAACTCTTAAAGGTTCGGCCGTACCGGATGGGGCCGCAAAAAGAGTTCTTCCTCTTACCGATCCACTAGTCTGAACCGGATTTGTGATTTTAGTATATGCTGGATCTACGTCCGAGAAATTACATTCTACTAATCTTTTAACTGGAGTTGTCTTAGCTCTATCTTCATTTTTAGCTTTAGAAGATATGTATACGTTTGGTGGAAGTACATATCCAAATCCAGGATTTATAATCTGTGCTGAGGCAATTCTTGAAGGTACTAACTGCGAAACAGCTGTTGCACTACCAATAATTGTAATAGTAGGATTTTCAATATATCCAGATCCGCCGTTAACAACTTCGACATATGATACTTGACCATTTTCAATATGCGCAATCGCTGAAGCACCACTACCAGGTCCACCGGCTTGTGGAGTAATAATTACTAGAGGTCTTGATGTATATCCAGAACCGCCATTAGTAACTTCAATTCTATCAATAGAAGTAGATTCTAATAGGTATTTACCGGTAGCAGTTACGTTTGTCGGTAAAAGTACACCGAAAGAATCTTTCGAAGTAGGAGCATCGAATATAATATTTGGTGTAGTAGAATATTTTTTATTCTGATCAGGCACCACATCAATATTAGCAATCTTAGATATGTTCGGGTTAGCTGTTACCGAAGCAAATGCTGATTGATAATTAGCACCGCCATTAGTAATAGTTGCACCATCAACTTTACCATTCGAATCGATCGACAATGTAATAACAGCATCGGTAATTGTTTGTCCTGACTGAGCGATACCATTTACTGTTACTGTAGGTGCAGACTGGTATCCGTAACCTGGTTCAACAATTTCAACTGCTACAACTTCACCATAATTAGGATCCGAAGGAGTAGTTTCTACTGTTAAAGATAGTCTTGCTGATTCATGTATCTGTACCGATGTATCTGGTAAGAACATAGCCGTAAATATTTCAACTAATAACGGAATATCTTCAATACCAATAACACCTGGCTGAATGTCAGGCATTGACGATAATGTAAATCTATTTGTTCTTCCATAGCCAAAGAAACTTTCACCCGTTAATTGTCCATGCTTTGGACCGCCAACGTATGTTAGTTCTCTTAAAAGTTTTTGATCATCACCAAGTGCTTCTCTCGTCATCATAAGTTGAATCAGAATCTCAGCAAAATATTTGAAGCCTGCAGGGTGTACTAATCTCTCATAGAAATAATCCCATGAAGAAAGGTTTTGACCAGTTCTAATCAGATACGAGAATTTTTGATATCTCAAACTATCTTGTATTTTAATTGTATCGGATAGGAAACCTTTTTTATCCAAGTAAATACCACCCTTAGGTAATGCTGGGTTTACTTCCCAATTACCTGAAGAAGGGATTAAAGTTTCATCCCACGGATATTTTACTTCAACCTCATCATCAAATAATAGTCTAAAGAATACCTCAATAGAATCAGCCGAACCTCTTATTCGGTAATACTGAATAATTGCTTTATATAGGTTTCTTTTATTTACCGGAATACTTCTTGGGATAACAGCCGCAATCTCTTTTTGAATTAATTCTAAATAAGCTGCGGCTGTGCTATCAATATCCATAGACTCTTCAATTGTATTAAGAGCGTATGAAGCACCAGGGCCTGCCCAATATTTTACGGGCGTTGTAAGTACGGCAGTCTGAGTATTATAATTTACATAACCACTTTCAGTTGGTCTTTTAAATTGGACATTAAAAGTTTTACCGGTCGGAGTAGTTGCAGTCGCAAGTGAACCAGGTAAATTATTACCATTAGTAATATTAACTTCAGTAGATGTTAAAGTATAAGAAGTGACTGTGCCAGCGTTATCTGTTAAAGTTAGCGTCGAAGCACCGCCATCCGCATCTACGAAAAAATGATCATTAGCATTATTAGGATCATCAACCCTAAATACTGCTTTGTCATCTAATACAATATCCGTATAAGTTTCATTTTGCGTATAGATAAATTCTTCCATATTCATGAAAGTATAATACGCTTCTAACAGCATTTGTATGCCGCCTGAGTTTTCTAATATCTCGGCCGGCATTAACTCTTGAGTTCTAAGATTCTCCTTAGTTTTTGATTTAGAAGAAGCTACTGACTGAATATAACCTGGTGAAGTTATATCAGAAGTAAAATGAGCGTTAGTAGGGTTATGTGTTCCTGCCATATTATCTTAGCCTTGAGGTCGTTGAATAATCGATTGTACCAGAAGACCCCGATACTGAAATAGTATCAACACTTGGAGTAATTACTACACGTAGAGGATCAATAGCAATTAGCTGATCTCTCTTAGGAGCAAGGTCAAGTGAATTAGGTACAACAGTAATTCTAATTTGTTCAGGTGACGCATCATCAGGAATAAAGTTGTTAAGTGTAATTACACCTTTTTCAACTTCTACAGTTCCAGCATTATTAATTACGGTTACATTCTCACCGTTTAATATTTTATATACGATAACTTGTCTATTAGTTGATCCCGAAATTGGAATATCACCAAAGTATACAGTTTCGCCATTTACTAAAAATGGAGTAGAGCTGATAATAAAGTTAGTAGAAGAACCCGAATTAAAGAACGGTGCAGTAAACTCCAGTCTAAAGTTATTATCTTTGTTATCGCTTGAAGTATTAGGTGTGATATTCATAAACATATATGGACGAACATTACTATTTTGAATAGCAGGATCCGCGTTATCAATAGCTCTTAATAATCTAGAATGTCTGAATACACCATCAAATTTATTTAGTTCGTTAAAGTTATAATCTGAAATAGTATCTCTTACAACAGCCTGCAATTCAACAGACGTTCTATCAGTAAGGTTCGGATTATATTTAAAGTTAACATCTAATTCTAAATATGTAAAGTTAGGATCTACAATATATGGAGTAATAGATACTACACTCTTACCTTTCAAAATAGTATTCTTAATCTCGTTCTTTTCTGCTTCGGTCAATGTTTCTGCGACAAGAGGTTTAATAGAAATATAGATTGACCCATAATCAGGTGGATCATTATCTTCACCACCCCAAGTAGAAATAGAATTAATATTAGTAAATTCTTTTTGGATAATTGCTCTATAATCATCAGAGGTTACCGCTCTATTCTGTGAAGTAAAAGTAAGTGGAGCATTAAATCGAATTGATTCGTTTGTTTCTTTTTCCGTACCACCAGACGCAGCCTGAATAGTTTGAATCGTTACATTAGAATATCCGCCAATATTATCTACCATGGTAAATGCATTCGCACCATTAGATTCTGGACCATGAGTAAATACATAGTCTAGTGTGACGATATTATTATTTAGTGGTTTCTTACCAGTTACCCCATCACCAAAGTAAACTTCAAAATATTCATTCGAATTTTCTTGAAGATAATATACTCTACTTGCTGAATCCACATTGATCAGTGATTCAAACTTAGTATAGTTATCATAAGATGATGAAGCTTCATTTGCCTGGACTAGTACTCTAAGCGTTGTTGTATCTGCATCATCATCTGATATTTGATACTTCTGGTTTTCAATATCATTATCGACTCTGTATAAAAGTTTCTTTCTTGTACCTTCTGCAATAACAACATTTTCGAAAACATAATGTTGGTTACCATCAAGAGTAGCTGATTGTTCTTCTAGAACTACATATCTAAAGTTTCTTCTATCGACTTCAGTTGTAAGCTTAGCACCTCGAGGAAGAGTCAATGTAGTTGGTAAAATACCGGATTCTGCTGACGCATCAACTGTAATAGTTACTGTCGCTCTAGGTGCTAAGACTGACCTTGGAATATAACCCAACAACTTTGCTCGTGTTACAATATTACCACGTATCTGAGCTGAATCTAAAAATGCTTCATTCAACGCAAAGTGTGCAGTCATTGCATTATAGTGTGTATTATATGCCAACACATCTAAAAGCGCTGATAGACCAGAACCCTCGAAATCGTATGAACTAAATTCGCTCTGAGTCTTCAGATAATTTTTTAGGTTGTTTTTGATTTGATCAAAATCAAGCTCTGTTACATTTAAATTAGTTGCCATATTATTTTACCTTAAACGTTTTAAAACGATTTCCACCTGATCGGTGGCATCGAATTCTTTGATTCTAAATTTTACTAATATTCTATATGAGTAATTATCCGGATCATCTTGAACATCAATAAAAACTAGTTGTACTCTTTGCTCGTGCTCCGCGATTGTTCTTTCTATATTTTCCTTTAATGCTGCTTTTGTAATACTATCAGCTGGTTCAAATAGTAGGCCTCTTAAGTTAGCGCCAACTGCCAGATTAAATGGTCTCTCATAAAAGTTAGTCAAGAGAAGATTTTTAACCGCATAACGAATTGCGGCATCATCTCTTAATGGGACAATGTCTTTTCGTATTGGGTGTAACGTTAAATTAAGATCTAGGTCTGTCCATTCTTTCTTACGAGAAGACTTAGATGCCTTTTTAAGGTCCCCAATGACTGATTTATCTGATAAAATTACTGTAGACATGATACTATTTATACCTCTTATGTTGCTGTTTTCTCAGCCATTTTAGCCTTTCTTCTTACGAACCATTCGGCTGCAGCCGTATTAAAATCTTGAGCCTGCGCATATAAATGTGGATTAGCCTCTTTTACAAGATTATAAGTTTCTTTTAATATTTGTCCTTCCTTTTGGAAATCCCATTTTGCCTTTGGATATTTCGAACTTAATTTCTTTTGGGCCAGTCTTAATTCTTCTTTTGTTCTACTATTTTTTCTATAGGTATTATAGTCAGCACCGGCAGCCTCATGAAGTTCTATCCATTGTTCTTCCCAGGTAGAATCATAAAACTTCTGATTCTTTTTCCTTGATCCAAATCCATCAAATATACTATTTGCACGATGAGCAATATATTTTAAATTATTACTATATGCCTGTTGTAAAAGTGTTCTGTTTAATTCTTCTAAATCTTTTTCAATCACCGGAGTAGGTTCAGGGGCGGCAGGTGGTTCTTCCGGAACCTTTGGTTCAGTTGGTTGTTCTTTGACTGTACCATCTTCACTGGCCTCTACATTCGGGACAAGAGCACAGATATCAGACTTACTGGTAGCGGGAAGACCCCCGGTCAGTTTCTTTATCATACTCTCCTGATCAAGTTGTAGGTCGGCCAAGATCTGATCCAGGTTAGGAACCGCAGCGCCGAACTTATCTTTCATTTCCTGAATCTTACTGGTAATATCAATTGGATTCGTCGTCCCGGATAATTCATTAATCTTATCCTGTAGACTCTGCGTTTGTGGTAGTGTCGGCTTAAACGCATCTAGCTCCGCCTTGATCTCATTTAATTTACCTTGTATATCACCAAGGGCATCCTTACCCCCTTTCAACTTGGCATTCAATTCGTTTTGTTTATTCTTTAATGCATCTAATGCTGTATTACTACCGCAACTCATATTAGTCTCCTACATTTACATTACTACTACCGTTAGACGTATGTCCACAAGTAGCAGAATCACCCGCATTCACGACAGCCGTACCACCGATAAAAACGTTATTACTCCCGGCCGTCATTGTCGGAGCAGCATGTGGACCACTACCATGACCGGCCACGCTGTCTCCATTGACAATAATATTTTTACTGTTGGCCTTGACAGTGGATTGACTACTCGAAATAGTTCCCCCTGCTGTATCACCGTTTCTTGTTACACCTGGCATAATGTCCTCTAATTTAAGTTAATTGTACCGGCATCAATATCAACTTCAGTAGAAGCATCTAGATCTAATGTACCTGTAATATTTGTCGTCTGATTATTATTATATGTTTCCGTAACACTACCATCCACAGTTTCACCCAGGGTGCCAACGACCCCGATTGTCTGGTTAGCGTCTATACTCAGCACAAAGTTACCCAAACTAGTATGACTATATTCTGCCGCATTCAGTATCGATAAATCATTCAATACCGTCATGGACATATCATTGGTAATCGCATACGTAGAGTTATTCCCTATATTGGATAACTTATCGTTCAGGACATTCTCTGTCATATTATTGATCACGGTCAGGTTATCGTCTACACCTATATTGGTAGAACGGCTACGGACCACCTCACATTCTTGGTTACCCCCGATCTTGGTCTGTTGCGAACCTTTGATATTCATTGTCATATCCTTTTCGACCTGTAGATGATAGTTACCATAGACCATCTGACGTAGATCTCCGTCCACCGTCATACTACAGTTACCCTTAATATGGATATTCTTATTACCGAAGACCACCTCATAGTCGGATCCGACGATTTTAATCTGTCTTGTCCCGTCTGTATAGATCTCTTCATAGGACCCACTGGTATGCATTCTGAGCAACCTTTCATTCCCCGGAGTATCATCGATCTCGGATACGTGGCCACCCTCAGACTGTGTCACCTTATTATATGGATAGTCAGGGACGTGGTCATTCATTGGGGGGAGTTCGCGCCAGGGAGCCTCTGCATAATAGGCATCCGCCTTATTCTCGGCCACGGAAGGAATCTGTGGTGGCACCGCCACCTGTATATCGGAAGGAGAAGCGCCCTGGGAACGTGTCTCCATCTGATCGGACTCTGTATATCTGGAAACCCGGCCACCAAAGTTCACATCAGACTCACCATCATATTCATGGGAAGGATAATGATCACCGGTGAAGCCCAGCGCCTTGGACCGTGGGGTCTCCTCATTCTTGGATGCGATGGCGCCCAGAATGATTGGATCCTGTGCAGAAGGCCCGTCACGAAAGAATCCGACGACCCATGATCCTTCCATCAGACCATGAGGCGTATCCCCTATACCTGAGGTACCAGCAGAGGTAGTAGGTAACAATACAGTGGCCCAAGGTAGATCATCAGTATCAACCAATGCCATATTCTCTGTATGATAACCAAAGCAACGTACCTTGACACGATTCATCTCTTCTGGATCAAAACGATCCTCTACTACACCCGTAAACCAGGCAAACTGTCCACCAACAAATTGATCCATTCTATCCATATTCTTATACCTTTATTATATTATCTAATGACTCTGTGAATGAGTCTTTCTTACACAACATTTTCATCTTATACTCTTCTCCAAAGATATGCTCAATGGATGTAACAAGATATCTACCAGAGAGCAACTTATCATTACCACGTTTATCCTCATCGGTCTCCACAGACTTGACCACTGATATATCAATAGGAGTACCCACACATAACTTAAAATCACCATAGATCTCTACAGTCAGAGAGAGGGTATCCATATTCTCCATATAGGCATTTGCCGCGAGTATATCACTATCATTTGGTGCATGGATGTTAGACCCACCGTTATGGGCCAGCGCGTTTAAACTCACATAAAAGTTAGTCGAACCGCTATGTTCTCCCAGGGAAATATCATTGACTTTTACCCCAGTAGGAAGCACTCCATTCTTATTCAGTGTATACTTATTATCGCGATTATAGTCATAGGCTTTCACATTATATGACTTAGTACTTGTATCAAGAGTGTGTAGAGTAGAGCTGTAGGCACCATTACCAGTGTTGATATACTTGCTCATATTCATCTCTGAGGACAACGTCAACACCTTCGAGGCTAAATGAGTAATGTTCTCTTTACTACCCACATTGTGATTGTGTATAGGACTGTGCATATACTCTTTATATGTGTCCTTATTGATCATATTCTCATAGGAATCAAATATAATACCCTGTCCCAATGTCTCATAGAAGAAGAACGGTGATCCATTATCATAGGCCTTATTCTTTAACCAATTAATCAACACCATTGGCCTCATGCGTGGATACACACCCTTGACTGTCTGTTTCGTCTCTGTGTTAATAGAAAGCTCTTCTGGGTCTATATTGAGCTCGTCAGTACAGAGGCGTTCTATGAGCGCACCAGGTACATCATTGAACCGCTTCGAAATCGTCTTGGTTTGGCTCACCATGGCATGTTCTGATACACACCTGAAGTAATATGTCTGTGTGCCTGGGCTCAGTTTACTGTAACTGTGGACCTCTGCTATCCTGAATGTGTGATCGTAAGTGTCTTTTTGTTCGCCGGTTAGTCTTCGCGTCACTCTGAGGTGCAGTACCTCTCCACTCACGACTTTTAGTTTTTCGAGCATATTTGCAGCATCTAGTATACCGAACTCTGCCTGCAAGGATCCTGCATACAGTGATTCAGTGACTGAAATTGTCGCCACGACTGCCTTTATATCATACTCATCTCCATTACTGGCAGTCAGTATTATACTCTCTACCTCATATGATGATGGTACAATAGCGTCAGAACCATTGACCAGTTTACTATTCACCTTACTCATTATTGATTATTGCCTCATATTTGTCTGCAAATTGTGTGATATACTTAGGATCTACTACTCTTATTTGTGATCTTGCCTCATTTGTATCGAATAGATACTCTCTATTGGTGCGGAATGATAGTTGTCCGGCTGGCTCTCCTCCAGTTATGAATACACCGTTCGTGACTACTCTTTTTTCTGGATCGTCTGTGCGATAATATGAATGTGGGGCGTCTATATACTGATATACGTCATAGGTATCTACTGTATCTTCTGTTTTTGAGCCTGTCACCTTTTCTGTACTGTTTAGGGGGCCTGGGGAGGAGTTGCCAATGAATGACCCAGTGACGTTTTGGATCACCAGTTGGTTCATATCAACGATTTTCTTTGTCAGGGTACCCTCTGCAAATGAGGTCAGGCCTACGATTTGTTCATCTAACTCGAATCTTCCGGCCAGACTATTCGGATATGAGGATATGACACCCGGGTCGCCGGTCTCATCCACACTTGGATTGGTCGTGATCACCACTCCTTCGAACTCCTGGGCCATATAGTCATGCAGCTTTTCCTGGGACATAGGCCAGGCGGCGAGTCCATCATGCAGGAAGTCATTCACGATGAAGAATGTCCAATAGAATGCAGGTGTGCCATACAGTCTTTGCGAAACGATATCAGGTCGCTCTCCGTTCTTGACCTGATAGAATGAATATGCATTGAGATCATCCAGGTAGGTATCCAGGGGTCTGGCAGAACGATAGATATCGACCACCTTTTGTATGATACCATTGCGATCGAAGTCATAGTTCGCCGATGGGAATTGTTTGAAATAGCTCACGGTTTATTGTCCTCCCTCTGGATTGGTTGTTGTCTCGATACCAAGGAATGGGTTATCCCCTTCATTATCGACCGGTGCTCCAACCACATGCCCGGCAGACTCGTATCCATCTTTGTATGTGAGTCCGGATTCGTTATACAGATCATCACGTGTGATCGCCCGTACTTCTTGGAATGTCAGGTTAATATCTATCTCTACAGGTGCAGCACCCAGGTTACCATCATTAGAATGAAACGAATTGCCGGTCGCATTATATGTCGCCGTCATTGCAGTCAGATATGAGTCAATGATTCTTGGCATATACTTGTTGATTCCTGTTCCGGCCATGAATTTGATACGAAACGTGGGTGGATATTCCAGCGAACCGGCACCCCTCTCTTTTGGATACATGTATTTGCGGAATGCATTCTCGATCTGATGGGCAGTCAATGATTCTTCTTTTGAGGTAGGTACAAGCTTGAACTCGAATCCGAATTGGCGAACTGTGGCACCCTCGAATGTCGTCGCCATATATGGATTGACCACAAGGCCAGACTTGAGTGTTGCCGCAGTTGTAAGACCGGGTGCGACGTGTTTACCTACTTCTTTGATGACATTAGAGGCGATATCTGCCATATTGACATTCTTGCCTTGCGCCAACTGGGCCGCACCCATACCGAACATACCTAGCTCTGATTGGTTATAATTCATTCCATCGGCAGATCCCATACCTGCAGGTATGAATAGGCAGATCTGTTGAAATTCAGGAGCCCCTTGGCGAGCCATCGTGAATGACACATAAGGAAAACCTTCGTTTGTGACCTTATCCCTCAGTGATTCCGGAAATGTTAATATTTTCATGCTTCTTTTTACCTATATAAATAGTGATAGATTAATTACTTTATTACAACTATTTATATGTTTTGGAGATGAGTTTTGGCATACAAAGGTAAATACACAGTCAAGAATAAGAGCAAATATGCGGGCGATTGGTCCAAGGTGACATACAGATCGCTATGGGAACGCAATGCATTTCGTTGGGCAGAGACAAATCCACAGGTACGTGCATGGAACAGTGAAGAGATTGTTATACCATACAAGTGTAAGACGGATAATAAGCTGCATCGTTATTTCGTTGATATGTTACTTGAGATGAGTAATGGTGATGTGATATTGGTTGAAATCAAGCCAAAGAAACAGACCCAACCTCCCAAAGGTAAACGTAAGACGAAGAAGCATTTGAATGAGGTGACCACATATATCAAGAATACATCCAAGTGGGAAGCGGCTCAGCAGTTCGCACACCATAAGGGATGGAAGTTTCAGATCTGGACCGAAGATACTTTACGCAATTTAGGTATCAAAGTGTTGAAAGGATAGTATAAATAAAGATATGAGTTTATTCGATACACTACAAGCACAGGCATTTAGGGCAGGCGTCTCTCCAAGAACGAAGGAATCACAGCGTTGGTTTCAACGTAATGTGAAGAAGCTTGGCGATATTAACAACCGTTCATTGCTGAAAGATGAGGCATTGGTGACTACTACGAAGCCACGTATTGGTGACATGATGATGTATTTCTATGATCCCAAGTATAAGGCAGAGTTACCATACTATGATAGATTCCCATTGACCATTATGGTCGAACCTGCTCCAGGCGGTTTCTATGGATTGAATCTACATTACCTATCGCCTGGTGTACGTGCAAGATTCCTTGATGAGCTAATGAAGTTAGCCCCAAAGAATATGACAGACACGACACGTCTGCAGCGAATGAGATACAAAACATTGAAAGGTGTCAAGAAGTATAGAGAATTTGAGCCTTGCTTCAAGCATTACCTGATGGATCATGTTAAGTCGAAGATCGTAAGAGTACCTATGACTGAATGGGAAATTGCAATCTTTTTACCAACAGAAGAATTTAGAAAGGTCAAAGCACAATCTGTGTGGCGATACTCTAGGAAGGCATACGCACAATGAACAGTATAGACGATCTTAAATCAACAATTGCTAAGAAGGGCGGTATTGCAATGCAAAACCGTTTTAATGTGTTCTTTACACCCCCGACATCCAATTCATTCAAGTCACTCTTGAACTCGAGTATTGGTTCTCTTGTTGGTGATCTTGCAAGAAATGCAATTGCAGGTGCGTCGCCTACTAATATTATACCTGACCCAAGAGATATCTCTATTCTATGCGAGTCAGTACAATTGCCTGGAAGACAGATTGCAACGATTGATTACACTGCCGATAAACAAACGATCAAGGTGCCATATACAGTAATCAATGAAGATGTGACAATGACATTCCTGCTTACCAATGATTACTATGTCAAGAAAATGTTTGACACATGGATGAGTGGTATCATTGATATGAATACATACAGAGCAGGTTATAAAAAAGATTTTCAGACTGATATAGTTATACAACAGCTAAATCAGGATAACGTACCAGTATATGCGGTTAGATTGGAAGGTGCATTTCCAATCACTGTGAATGCGGTAAACCTGGACAGTAATGCTGAAAATACTGTTCAGAAAATGAGTGTGACTTTGAGTTACGAAAACTATGTACCAGAAGGGCCGGTTCAATCTACATTGTCTGCGGTTGGTACAATATTTAATTAAGATATTATTACAATAGGAGAATATAATGGCTTTACCCAAGATGAGCGTACCAAGGTACGACATTAAGTTGCCGTCTACCGGCGAAACGCTCAAGATGAGACCTTATCTTGTGAAAGAAGAGAAGGTATTGATGGTCGCAATGGAATCAGCGGATCCTCTGCAGATTTCCAACGCGGTAAAAGATGTTATCCAATCATGTTATGGTTTGGATGATGTCACTAAATTAACTACATTTGACATTGAATATATGTTCTTGCAATTGCGAGGCAAGTCAGTTGGCGAAGAAATGAACCTACAGATTAAGTGCGAACACTGTGAAGAACTTAATCCACTGACTATCAACGTTGATGATGTAAAAATGGCAAATGTAAAAGATGATAACGTTATCATGTTAACTGATGATATTGGTGTCAAGATGTCTTATCCATCTGTTGCAACATTTGGTGAATTAGATATAGAAAAACTTGACAGCGTTGAAGGTGTGATGGACTTACTAGTAAGTTGTGTTGATTGTATATTTGATGAAGATGCGGTATATGACAGAAGTCAGACCAGTAAGGAAGAGGTACAAGAGTTTATTGAAAACTTAAACTCTACGCAATTCAAGAAATTGCAAACATTCTTCCAAGCTATACCGGCTGTTGAATATAAAGATGAAATCACTTGCCATAAGTGTGGAGAGAAATCTAACGTAGAGCTAAGAGGTCTACAAAGTTTTTTTTCATAGGCCTCTCACATGAGAGTTTGACCAATCATTATAAGACAAACTTCGCATTAGTTCAACATCACAAGTATAGTTTAACAGAGCTTGATAATATGTTACCATGGGAGAGGCAGATATATGTTAGCCTATTGCAGCAACATATTGAAGACGAAAACGAAAAAATTAAACAAAGGACAAGACGATGACAGAAGAAGTAAAAATGAAGCCTGACCATCCAGCAGATACAAACGGTGATGGTAAAGTATCTGACGAAGAACATGCGATGTATCTTGAGTTCAAACGTAAAGAACTCGATGATGCAGATGCAATGCGTGATGCGCAACGTAAAATGACATGGTTTGCATTAGGTGGACTATTACTATATCCATTCGCAGTTGTAGTTGCATCCCTGGTTGGTTTAGATCAGGCAATGGAAGTACTGGGTGATATGGCTCCAACATATTTTGTTGCAGTTGCTGGTATTGTAGCAGCTTTCTTTGGAACACAAAACTTTGGTAAAAAGTAGGAAGTAAGATATGGCCGACGAAAATCGAAACGATATAAGAGAATTAATTGATTTAATGTCAGAAAACAATCGCGCCACTGGCGAGATTGAACGTGATGGCAGAAATACCCGTCGGCATCTTTTGGAATTAAAGAAAATGCAACAGGTTGCACTAGAAACAAGTGCAAGCCTGAATGTTGTATTTAATGACTTCTTTGAGTCAATGGATAATAGTCGCCTTGCAGAGATCGAAAAGAATAGAGAATCAGGTCTTATATTCGAAGAGATTAAAGATCTATTGGCCGATGGTATTACTACAAAAGCTTCTCCAGATAGTGCAGAAGCCAGGAAGAGTAGTGGCATATTAAGTAAACTAGGCGGTATGATGGGACCAATTGCAATGGGTGCAGGTGCATTACTTGCTGGTCTTGGTGTTGGTGCAGCTGGTTTGACCTATGCCATGGAACAATTTGGTGAATTAGATACAGAAAAGATTAAAGAAAACGTTGATGAGCTTTTAAGTATAGCCGAATCTGACCGAATGACCGTAGCAAATGTAGCCTCTGTTTCTGCTACAATGGGTGCTCTCGGTTTAGGCCTTGCCGCATTCTCATTAGGTGAAGTAGCAAGTAAAGCCGTAAGTAGATTCGAAGGTAATGGCGATTGGATTCAAAACATCAGAGGTAATATTGATGATTTGCTAGCCATTGCTGATCTAGAAAATATGACACCCGAGCGTGTGGCTGGAGTATCTCTTACACTGGGTGCATTGGGTCTTGGTCTTGCTGCATTCGCAGTAGGTAAAGCTGGATCCGGTGTTGCTGACGCAGTAACCAAATTTACATCAGGTGAAAACTTTGCAGACAATATCAAGAGAGAAGTAGAAACATTAATCTCTATCGATACTGGTACTGCTGGTCAAGTTGGTGACTTCGCATTGACTATGGGCGGTTTAGCTCTTGGTCTTGTAGCCTTTGCCATAGGTAAAACTGGTTCTGGCGTTGGTGATGCGATAACTAAATTCTCTGGCGAAAACTTTGCCGAAGATATTAAGCGTGAGGTTGAAACACTTTTATCGATTGATTTAGGTAAGGCTGGTGATACAACTGCATTCCGTAAAACAATGAGTGGATTGTCACTTGGTCTTGTCGCATTTGCGATAGGTAAAGGTGCTAATAGTACTGCAGATGCTATTGATAAATTTACCGAAGGTGATTTTGCTGATACAATTAAAGAACAGGTAAATACCTTATTGTCTATCGGTGAAGATGCAGACTATGAAAGAACATCACGAGCTAACGATGCATTGCTAAGTTTGAGTGCAGGCTTATCAACATTTGCTGCAAGTAAAGGTCTAAATGCGATTGCTGATCTTGGTGCAGGTATTGTTAAATTCTTTGTAGGTGGTGAAAGTCCTATTGAAGCCGCTATGAAGGTTGGTGAGAATGCACAACTTATCGAGGACGGTGCCACTGCGTTTGATCACTTTGCTGAGTCATTTGCTAAACTTACCAAGATGGATGGATTGACATTAGATCTTGACGATATGGTTGAAGATCTGGCCGAATACATGAAGGTATTAGAAGTCATTATGTCGGGTGGAACAATCTATGAAGGTAGAGACTTTAAGACAAAAGGTCTTGCTAACCTTGGTGATGATGCTGAAGCAGCCGTTGCGACAATCAAAAAAGCAAACGAAATGTTACAGCTTATTCAAAACCCTTCAACCCCATCTGCGGCAGTACAAAATTCTCCTAGCATACAGGGTGATGCGGTAATCAATCTATCAGCTGAAAATATTGAATTAAGAATGCCAGAAAGACCGGTTGAAACAAGTGCTCCAGTCACAGTAGCAAGCTCTGATAGTAGTACTAAGCAAAATATTAGTATTATCAACCAAACTCCAGTCAACAGAGTATCTCAAACAGTATCCTTCTAAATAAAAAAAGGGTCCCTTTTGCAGGGACCCTCAAACATTACCATCTCAGCATAAGCTTTTTTACGAGTCATATACCTTCCGGTTTTTATTGTTTCTCCTAGTTTAGTTATTTAGAGGCTTTTTCAACACCTGATGCTTTTTTAGCAACTTTTTTGGTGTACGATACGCCTCTGTAAGTTAGTTCTACAGTCATCGTAATTCTCCTATTCTGGATTATACGATTCTTTTAACGCATGAACCAATGCGGATCTACCAAGCGGATCACGCTTTACAATAAGTGGGGAGACCGAAATCTCCCCTGCCCTCTCATGAGGATCTTATTGTTATCCCTGTTGGGCTAGTTTGTCGAAGTAAGACAGTGTATCTTCTTCAGCCTCATCGCTTGTACTAAACGGAGCTGAATCAGCCGAAGCAATAGTAGGTTGTTCAACTACTGGCGCTTCAACCATTGGAGCTTCAACAGCCGCATGACCGGCATCAACACCCAATACTTTATTCAACTTAGCTTTGAGTTCATCATAAGACTTATAGTTTTTAGGATCAACAAAGTCGTTAAGTGAGTATAGCTTGTTGTATACTTCTTCTAGTCGAGCCTCGTCACCATTGTATAGTGGCGCAGCACTAGCAAACTCTGATTTATCATAGTTCACCCAACCTTCAACTTTACGGATCTTAATTTTAAAGTCCGCACCTTCCCAAAAATCATAAGGATTCACAGGATCTTCATCTGCAAATTGTGGCTGCATTACATCCATGATTTTGTCAAAGATCTTTTTACCAAATTTGTAAAGGAATACCTTACCTTCGTTTTGTGGATTTGCAGGATCAGAAACGACTAAGATGTTTGATACATAGTGTAGACGTCTTTTTCTTTCCCGTGCGATAGCCTTATCTTCATCACGACCACTATTCCACAGTACTGAATTAGCTTCAGATACTGGATCATCTTGACCGATTGTAGTTAGACTATTCTCGATATACCATAAACCAGTTGGACCTTTAAATCCGTGATCCCAATACCTTACCCATGGAAGATCTTCACCTTCTTGAGCGGGTAGGAATCTAATAACGGCATAACCATTACCTGCTTTATCCTTCGAGGGTTTCCAAAACCTATCATCATCATATGATTTAGTTTCAGTTTTAGTAGATACAGCTTCAGCTGCTTTTACGAGTTTGTCGATTGACGAGCCTCGTGAGCTCTTTAAATTTGCAAATGACATTGTATATTCTCCTTGTATTGCATTGTATTTTCTGAATTATCCACTTAATACATAATCTAAATTTTGTATTATTTAATACAGATATACCGTATATTATAACACACTTTTGATGGTTTGTACATAATTAAATGATATACCATCTTTACATTAAGTAAACTTATTTGTTAACATTGTCTTACACTTGTTAACATTAAAGTTTACAAATGGAGTGTACTTTTCGATCTTCCGTTGGATATCAGGCCAGATGATGGTATCTGTTATCCGTTTAGATTCACGAGGTACGAACCCCAATATGGAATTAAGAATGACCACAGTTTCCAATGATATTTCTTCTTGCATCCATAACTTTATGACCTCAGGTAGTTGTCCGTCAGAACTCTCAAAGAGTTTGTTGAACTCGACACCTATATTGTGGTCATCTAATCTATTTATATCAACTGCGAACACTCGATGAATACTTTCTTGTATTCTTTTGTGCTCTTTGTAGTTGTTCTCACCTTCTTCATCTATCATGTCACCGACATAACTTAGTCCGACTTTGAAGTTTGAGATATAATAGTCTTTCAAATTATTATTATGTTTCTTCGCCAATTTAGCGAAAAAATATTTGTCGCGTCTCTTAAAAAAAGACGCAGGTGTTACATTAGATTTAAAGTTGTATTTAACAGCATCATACCCAGATTCAAAATGCAACTTAAGTGCATTGTACAATTTATAAGATTCAAACGGATCCATTACACTCCAACCCAGGTCATATATATCAATAGAACTACTGATGATAGAATGATCCAACCTGCAAGTTTAAATGATCCCTCAACTATTGCTGTTAGCAATTTAAACATTACACCATTACTCCTTCGTAAAGTGCTTCAACATCTTCAACTTCACCAACAACTTCATGTAGGTTTTGTTTATGATAAATCTTAGCCATTTTACGCAAGTATTTTTTATCAACATCAACCTCATCACAACACGATGCAATGGCTTCTTTAATGAAGTCACGCTGCGCATCTATCAAAGTCAGAGCATTACTGATCTCAATAATACAGTCTTTGACACGTTGCTTATCTGCATCGGATGATGGTATAATCACATTACTCATATATTTTTCCTTATTAAATTGGTAGTTTATTACCTTTCTTGCCTCTGATTAAATTAAGCCTCATTGCTTCAGCTTCCATCTTATCTTTAAGTGAGTCTGTCAATAGCTTCTTTAAGTTACTATAGTCCATACCTCTCTCTTCAATAATATAAGTTGCTGCATCAATGTACGACATATTTCCTCTTGCCACTAATTGTTCGACGGCAGTGGAGAACCGTTTTCTCGTCATGATTTTTTGCTCTATATCTATACTCATAATACCCTAAGTAGTATACAATCGGCATTGATTCTACCATTCGGCACACTGATCTTTGTAGTCAAAGTATCCCATACTTGCTTGTCGATTTGTTTAATAGTTTTGTTTAAGATCAATGGAAGTATATCATCCGGTTTCCTTAGTGTTGCTGTTCTACTACTAGTACAGATATTCTTAATGGTAGTACCGCTGACCTCAAACCCTTTGGTTGAATTTGTTTTATACTGAGTAAGTTTCCTTGTCTTAGTATTATAAACATATAAAACCTCTTTACCAGGAATCATCACAGGATTAATCGAAGCTAACTTAGCATCGATATCTTCAACCTTGAACTTAAGGTTTTTGACCTGTATATCCGAAGCTTTAGGCTTCTTGACTCTTGGAACTCTTGCCGCTTTAGTAGCAGCTTTTAACTTATCTAAATCTTCGAAGATGGTTTCCATGAGTACTAACATCTTTTTCTGATTCGTTTTCTTGACGTGTGAGAATGCTTCTACTGCTTGATCACACTTCTTTTCATACGCATCTTTCAAAGGTTCGTATTCTTTCATAACCATGTCTTTGAACATGTTAATAGCTGAACCTTTTAGATCATAATGTTTAAACAGTTTATACGCATCAAATTTGACTTTAAAGTCTCCATAGATCCAACCATCGACCACTGCATCCCAGTCGTCCATAATAGTATCAAGTACTTTAGCTTTTTGTCTTTGCTGTATCGTAATAACAGGTTTCTTTTCGGCTTTCTCTTCGATGTCTTCTACAGTGACTAATGCCTTTTTATACATCTCTTCGAGTTGAAGTCCGAACCTTTCAAATTCTTGTTCAGTATACTCATAACCACGGTAATGTATCTTAGCAACTTTACCGAGTGGTGAAAGATCATAGTCTTTTAACTTTTTGAGTGTTTTGATTTTATCCTTATCATAACCGTAAACATCTTTGGCAAACGCAAGAACAGATGGAACGTAGTCTTTTGCTTTTAGGAAATAGTTATACCAATGAGCCGCGCCTGTCCAGATGGATAGTCGGTTTTCTACGTTAGCGGATGTTTCGCCTGGAGAAAATGCAGGTTCTGGACCCATGTGCTTATCATCAAGGGTTACCCTGTTTTTCCTCATCTTTGTTCTTACTTTATTTTCTGCCATAGTTTACTCCTTTCATAATATAATGTGTATTATAACACGATTTTTTACGTTTGTAAACAGGCAGGATGCACTTTTTTTCAATTGATAAGGAGTAGATAAAAGTGCACCCCGCCATAAACTAAATAGTTCGTTCGTAATCTTTGATACCTACGACATAGTTTTCAGCTGCGCTTTCCGCATAAGCTTCACTATGACCTTCGTACCATTCAATACCTAACGACTCTCCTTCAATATACATACGTATGCCAAAGTTATTATTTTCTACGCATCGTAGAACTTCTGCTTTACGATTCGAATATTTGTCAGATCCTGAATACTCACTGAGTAACATATAATTTGACATCTTACTTCTCCCAATTGATTGATATTCTTGTGTCGCCTTTTCCATTCCAATTATATGTGCAACCGCACTCTTCAATTATTGGTAGGATTGCTTTCAAATTAGCAACACCAGTTTTATTCGGTGAAAAATTAAAACAACTTTCACCGAGTTGATCAGGACTCAGAGTTATGAAGCATGCTCCATCTTGTTCATCGAGCATTTCTTCATAAGCATCTTCGTCCATATCTTCATAAGCATCTTCGTCTTCACAGTCTTGTTCATGATTAAACAGACACTTATCCAGATCTACTTCCTCTCCTTTAAAGGGACCTTCTTCATGATAGGTAGGAACATCCATCCATGCGCAGTTAGAACAACACATGTGGGCCCATCCACAGTACCAACCCTCCTCTCTTAATCTTTCGAATAACACATCTAAGTTAGTCATTCTTAATCTTATTCCCATAGTAGTCATGGGTTCCAGCTTTATAATTTTTCCTACGAATTTGTCGTTCTTGATCGGCTGCAATTGAACCAACAATAGCAAAAATACCGACAAAGACAAGGATAACTATTCCTAATAAATCTTCCAACATTGCTATTTTCCTATATGTTCCACGTCTTTACGTGGTATGACTTGGTATGCACCCTTGTTATACGCGGGAGCAACTGTAAAATTCTTTGAGGCCTCTGCTTTCCATGAGTCATCGCGTGATGGACTATATGTACTAGTCAGTGGCGCAGATGGATACTTCTCTCGATGATCATCTATCTGCTGTTGCGCAAAAGTCTTTGGTGCTTTTAGCGGCTTAAATTCCGGTTGGACTTTACGTTTTGTCGATAAAGCCTTTGTCTTACGTTTACGACCGTGTTGATCGTATCTCAGTGAGTTTGTATAATTCATAAATTACTCGGAGCTTCAGTTAACAATGTAGCGATATCTTTAGACTCTTCTATCACTTCGAATCTACCATCGCGATATTCACGAGTAACCAATCCACTATTGTAGCCTTTTTCAACATAGCCATTTTGTCCTAAAATGTAGGCGATTTTGCCAGCCCATTCTTCGACTTGCATTTTACGTTGTTGATATGCTACTTGATCAGTATATTGTGTCATAACTTAATCCCAATCGTTTTTCATTGCATTGTACGTATCCATATAGGAAGAACCAGCAAGATAGTCTTGAGTCTCGCGATCTGAATAGTACATATTTTCTTCTTTGAAGCAGTCCAGATTACCTGGTGCTTGAGGTGCGGCTTTCTTGACAGATGCCGTTAGTTTGCTATACGCATTTTTTGGACGACTGTAAACCTTCTTTACAGTTTCGTCAAATTCTTTTTGAGCTCGCTGTTTTTCAGCGGCTGCTTTGATCATAGCCATACGATCCATAATATACTCCTTTTCTCATTTTGTGGGTACCATTATATCACAGTTTTACACTGTTGTACACACTTTTTTTAAATTTCTTCAATAGTAATTTTATATTTTTTACCGTTCTTGTCAGTACATTCAATTGTCTTTTTTGTACTGAGCATGTAACCTTCCTCTTTATGAAGGTCCATTTTAACGCCGCTAACGCTTTCGATTAAACCATCTAGTGATTCGGCATCAGCACCGATCGCTGGTTTAACGAGAGTATAAGCTATATAGTCACAATATGCCATACCTTTCATGATACATCCTTCTCATAAATATCGATGGTTTCTGCGTCGATTCCATCTTTGATTAACTTCTTTTTCAAAAACTCTGGGTCTGGTACGTTCCATTCAATATGACGTTCGTTATTCTTGTCATACCAACTGACGCACCATACATAGTAATCCATCAGTCTTCCCACGATGAAGACATCGCGTTCCAACAATCAGGAGTACATCCTGAGATCAGAAACTCACGCTGATCCACCGTTGCATTTGGCATAGCGTCTTGAATAAGAGCACCTTCATGCCACGCGATGAATTCCTCATTCGTAGCATTGATTACCATTTGGTTTTCCTTACCGGTTACAGGTGAGGTACGAACTGCGATGATTTGATTTGCCATTTTATTTTACCCAAACTTGATTGTATTTTGATGGAAGATTCTCACAAGAGTATTGATCTTCCTCGACATAGTTTAAAACTTTTACACACTCTCCAGTAGAATAGCTGACGTAAACATCAGGCATATTCACTGCGTTTTCTACCGCATTAATGAAGAGAGCCAAGATGAAAGCAAGTCCAAGACCTGCTAACACTGATTGAACTTTTTCTTTTGTAGTTAACATTACGCTACCTCCAACATTCCGAGTGGACAGTTCCAAAGTTGACCGTTAATCTTCACGACAGCTTTAGTCCTGTTGATTTTAGTCACTTCACCATGCTCAACACCAGATTTACTATTGATCTTTACTTGAGCACCAACAAAAAGAGAAGACTTGACGCTTTGCGCTTTAAAAGCCCTCAACTGCTTTTGTTTGATTTTAATTAGTTCGATAACTTCATTCATTTCGTCCGTTGAACTGATTGAGTTAATTGCATTCAAAATAGATTTTTTCATAATGTAGATTCCTTATCAAATTGTTTAATATGTGTATATTATACAGCAGTTTTTAAGGTTTGTACACACTTTTTTTAAAAAAAATGCGCTTTTTTTAGACTTTTTTGTTATAACCAACACTTTTTATATAACTTTTCTTCAAGTTTATATGCCTCACGTTCCCATGGAGCATTCTCATATTTGTAATTACGTGGTTTCTTACCTTTCCACGAATTAGTCCAACCATTCAGTTCACCACGAAGATATTGCTTTGCATGTACCATTTCGTGAGCAAGTGTCTGCATGATTGTATCATAGTCAATATCTTTACCTTCAGACCTACGTGCTATATCGATCTCGACATAACCTTCACGCTTATCTCCCCAACACAATCCTTGAGCTTCATTTTTCAATGAAGTATGGAATCGTAGAAAGATCACTTTAGACCACATTCGATTGATCTTTAGTTCGCGGCAAAGGTCCTCGACATAAGTCCGGACCTTTGCTTTGTTTTTGATTCGACCTTTGATTAAAATGATTGGCATTAAAATAAGTATCCTGGACCACTCCAACGAACATTCAAAGCATCGTCGAAGATATTACCACGAGCTTTGTTTCGAGCTGGTGCATTAAAACCAGCCGCAAGAAGGATATCACCTTTCTTGAATTTTTTGTCATCTTCTTTCACGACAAAACCCCATACAGATTGTTGATTATCAACACGAACAACCTTCAGATATTTACGACCTTCGCGAATTTCAAGCTGCTCACGAAACTCTTGACCACGTTCGTTTGCTTCGTCACGACTGTCACAATATTCAGTACGACTGTACCAGTTAGCATAATCACTAGAGATAAAATCTAGTAGCTCATTTGTTGCTTCGTTAAAAGTCTTCATAATGTAAGTCCTTATCAATTTGGTTAATATATGCATATTATACAGCGGTTTTTAAGGTTTGTACACACTTTTTTTCACTTTTTTTAAACTTTTTTGTTATAAGCTTATAACTTTTTGTTATAAGGAATAAATTTTTATGAGTTCTTCTTTACCCTTTACCGTGATATTACCTACCAGTCTAGGTTTTACGCTTGTTAACTGATCTGCGGTATAACTTGAGATAATGGTTGGGCAATCAATATAATCTCCCCTTGCCGCTGTAGCCTCAAGTCTTGCTGCGAGGTTAACCGCATCTCCAATGACTGAATAGTCAAATCTTGATTCGCTTCCCATATTCCCCACAATGCAATCACCGGTATTAATGCCAGTGCCGACTTTAATGTCAGGAAGACCTCTTTCTTTGTAAATTTTTCGAAGTTCATTCGTCTTTTCCTCTATTTCAATTGCTGCTTGAACTGCCATATCCGCATGATTTGGACAATCTATTGGTGCATTCCAAAACGCCATAATACAATCACCCATATATTTGTCAATCGTTCCACCATTCTTTAGTATGATCTTCGTCATATTATCTAAGAAATCATTAATGAGTAATACTAATCCTTCCGGATCATCATTGTTTTTATAGTATTCAGAAACTGGTGTGAATCCACATATATCCATAAAGAGGAACGTCATTTCTTTACGTTCACCCCCGAGCTTTAATAAGTCTGGATTCTTTTGTAATAAATAAACTTGTCTCGGATCAAGATATGTTTCGAATTGTTTCTTGATCTGTTGTCTCAGCATGAACTGTTTGTAGAAATTATTAAAGCTTGCTGAAGTTAGTAAAAGTATATATAATATTAGTGAATAGCTAAGGTCGAGGAGTATCTGTGATTTGTCCCACAAGTAATAGACTCCATAACTATTTAATCCAACAATAGCGAAGAATATAGAAAATGAAATCCAAATTGGCAGATAATAAACTGCACAAACAAGAAGTACAGCTCCAACTACCATTCCCACAATCTCAAGAAGATCCGCCCACACGGGACGACGAAGAGTTTCTTGCTCCATTAAGGTCTGAATTACAGAGGCTTGTAGATGATGCGCAGACCTCATCCCAGCAGGCGTTGCAATCTGTGCAGCTAGACCTTTGGCCGTCAGACCCACCAATACAGTTGCACCCTGAAGATCGGGTAGTGACTCATTGGACACGTAGTCTATTTCCTTAAAAGTGTAATTCGGATTAATCCACATAGAACCATTGGCATCAGTTGGTATTCTAAATGGTCTAAGTATTATTTCTTCGATTCCGACTTCATTCACTTTTACCGTATAAGATATTTTTTCATTAAGTACTCTTATAGTTTCTAAAGCAAATGATGGATATAGTTGTCCATTGATTTGTGATATGAGCGGGATTCTTCTGACTAATCCGTCTACTTCTGGCATACCATTAATAAGACCGTGTCCCCACGCACCTTCTTCTATTTGTGGTATATTAGTGACTAAACCTTTATATCGGATTGTATAGGTTAAAGGATCTCCTGTTCCAAATACCGCTGTACCAACATAAGGAGCTGAAGTAGATCTACCATCCTCATCCGCATCTTGTGCCAATATGATACCATTATCTTTTACCCATGAAGCAAACACTTCATCTCCACCGAATCTATCAGCTTCTGGAAACATAATAGTAAAGCCAATAATACCAGCGTTCGCATTCCTGAGATCAGATATCATTTGAGCATAAGTTTGTCTTGGAAATGGATATTGGCCGAGTGTAGCAAGTGAATCTTCAGAAATATTCAATAATACTATATTTGATTCCTTTGAAGGAATGCTACGAATATATGAATCAAAGGTATTGAGCCTGAGTTGCTCTACCATTGGAGGATCTATAACCCTAAGTCCGATAAGAGCAACGCCAAATAATAGTGTTGCCCATATTGACGTTATATATTTCATTGTTGAGTTACCGACACAACACAACCTCCAACCGTATAACAATAATTCGTAATACTATAAGATTGATTATTAATGCTGTTTTGAGTAACATCAATATCTGTTGGTTCTGTTCCTCTTAATATAACGCTCATGTAATGATCACCATCATTCTTTTGAATAAGGTCAACATCATTACCATCGGTGTAAATATCTAAATTAATGTATTGACTTCCACCTTCTCTTTGAACAGTATATACATCATTATCGTCTCCTTCGAGGTGTAGCCAATATTCATGACCTGAGGAGCTACTATTTGTTCTTTGTGTCATGAGAATAGTATTATCATCGCCTGTAACATTTATATGTACAAAGGTATCTCCATATTCCTGATAATCCATAGAAAAAGTTCCGTTAGTTCCAACTTGATACCCTTGGCCAAGTTTAAGAGTATTTCTGTCTCCCCAAATTCTACGGATTTCTACTATATTTTCGTCGTTTGAATTACCTCTATCATTGGCTTGTTTTATAATAACCATATTATCAGCACCATCAATTCCTTCAGTAGAGCTCCATTGTTTAATAATATTACCATATCCGACTTGTTCTACTTCTAAATAGAAGTTATCTCCAGATTGTTTTATAGTAATTTGGTTATCATCTTGAGCAATTGCTATGCTAGAAAATAAAAATAAGCTTACTATTAAGTTTTTCATAATCACCTCAGTTCTGTTGATTTATATAAATGTATACATCCTCGGCATCATTACCTGTTATTGCACCACTCCATGTTGGCGTATTTGTGTCAAGAGTAAAGTTACCTCCTGCCGCAAATTTAATTCTTATTAGTCCATTTACATTTCTATATAATACTAAATCTCCGTCTTGTAAATAAACATTGTATTGTGATTCGTCATTGAATCCTCGTGCTGCACCTTTAATATCAAACTCTCCAAGAGTATCAAAAAGGTCAGAGGAATCAATTATATCCAATACATCAACTAAATATTCTACATCTAGCTCATCGATATCTAATTCACTAAACTCTAAATCTTCAGTTGTTTCTTCTAATTCGTCTTTTTCTAATTCTTCAAAGGCCAAATAGTCTACATCTAATAGACCTCTATCTTCATCTCTTTCCTCGGCCATTTCTTCTTTTATTTTATCTTCCACTTCTTTTGGTGGAGATACAATAAACATATTATCAATTAAAGCTGGGGTAATACCATTTACTTTAACTGCTTGTGTTGGTCTACTATCTAAAGAAGATACCATTGTTGCTTGATATGCTTGATTTAGCGTTACTGTTCCACCTTTATTTGTAACAGTAATTTCACCAGATGGATTACCTTTGTCATCTGGCAATAAAATTATAAGTGACCGACCTATCTCATCTACTGTTGTAGTAAAGTCTGTTCCTCTTACAGCAATTGATGCTGTAGGTGTGGTAATATCAATATTAGCTTTATTAACTAATCCTAATCTACCCGAAGCAAATCTTGCTGTACCCATCGTAAACTTCATACTCATTTTTGATAATGAAGGATCTGGGTCGTAATATATCTCATCAATTATTACTTCAGAATGTTCTCTTAATGCTAATTCTGCTTTATCCAAAAACATAATTAACATACGGCCATTACCAGTTCGAGCTTCATCGTTTAGCTCAATTGATGTATTTGTTTCGTGCGGTATTTCTATATTGTTCCTAAGAATAGAACCTATACCAGTTGATTCAACAATGTCACCAATGGAGTCAGCTTTGACCCCATTGGTGTAAACCAATAAAAGTAACAGAGTATTCCTAATCGTCGCCGTTAGACGCGTATTATGAATCGCCTGCAGAATCTTTTTGATTGATTTGTATTGTTGCATTGTCAGATGTAATATCTAAATTAATAGTTGCATTTGGACTTGAACAAGCAACACTTGCACCAGTAGCACAAGTACCACTGATTTGATTAATATCAATATCACCAGAATCTCCATCATATACAACTGTAAGTGATTGAGCTCCATCGTTTTGAAGTGTATTAATATTATTGCTTGAACCAGTAATATCAAAATTCCATGTACTATCATCAGATTCAAAATCTAAATCAAATACATTAGAACTACCAACTAATATTAAGTCAGCATCTAATCTTTCCGCACTGTAAACATATCCCTGATCGATATCAAATGTATTTGAATCGCCAGTTATGTCAAAATTATAATCAGAATCGTCTGAACTACCGATATAGCCGATATTCCAGTCCACCTCATTTGAATCTCCCGTTAAAGAGAAAGTCAAAGAAGATGAATCCATGACAACTGGGCCATAAATTAAATTTTGATTACCAATCATATCAAGGTCAAATGTTAAACCTGAACCTGTGATAGTCATATCAGAACCTGAAGATGAAAAATCGTCAAGTCCAATTTTGTTACCATATCCAATTTGATCAATATATAATGTCAAAGTGTCACCACTTTGTTCGATCATGATTTCATTATCATCTGTGGCTTGTGCAAAAACGAATGATGTCGACAATAGTAAAACTATACTAATTAGTTTCTTCATTTTTGTTTTCCTCATTTTGTGAGTGCCTATCATTCTTACCATCCCTTTGGTGTGGATGACGGTGGCCCTCTGTTAAATCCCAGAATTTACGGTCATGACCCTGGTATATTAGTTCCAGCACGCCAGCTTCAATAGCTGTTCGTACCGCGTATGTCACCGACTCATTATTACCCACCCCGTCCTCGTATTCGACAAGCTGTGTTCCCTGTTCAATAAACCTAAACACATCCCCGCCTGATCCGTAGGATAATACCGATTTCCTACTTTGGACATTCAATAATACTTCACCCGTTAAAACAGAAACCGCTCTTATAGAAACTGTTACAACGTCCTTACGATATTGTTTACTAAAACCGATTCCTAGAGTTCTTGCGCCTCGACCTCCAGTTTCGATATTAGAATCATAACCAATTATTCCACCTTCTATTATCATTCCTGCGAATAGAAGTGGTCCAACTCCTTTTGCCTCAGTCCCCTGGGCTTTAGCGACATCTTCTCGAGTAGACCTTACTATTTGTCTTTCTCTTATAAGATTATCGATTCCTTGTCTTTCAACAACTCTGAACCACGTACCACCACCGGCAGTCTTCAAAGCATCAATTAACATTTCGGTTCCACCTTGAGTTACTGCAGTTGAAAAATCTGCAATACCATCACGAGCTTTTCTTTGTCCCGTTTTATCGGTAAAACCGTATACCGCAACAACTGGCATTTCTTTTGCCGGCGGTACATTTAATAATTCTACGTATGCTGGTAGTTTAACTACTTCAGGCATATCAACACAAATATATTTACGTTTTACTTGTTGTGCTAATGTTACAACATCTTTTATTTCTGGAGGTGTACAATCCTGTGGATTAGGACTCCACTGAGGCATTGATGAACATCCGCTCAAAAATAAAACTAATAGTAAAATTCTAGCCATTGTCTGGATCCTGGCCGAAATTGCCAGATCCTACTGGTATTTCGATTATTGTTTCCGATCCATCTTCACCTGTAATGGTCATTTTAATAAATTCTGTACCATCATCATTGGTGATTACTTCATAAGTAATGATTGATCCTTCCAATGTAAATGAACCAAACCTTACAGCATTATCATTAGAAAACATAGATTCAACTAATTGCTTAGCCATTTGAGCATATATTCTACTTTCTAAGTTACGAATAAACTTAGCTAGTGTTGTATTTTCTTCAGCTCTTTCAGCAGCTTTTCTTGCGGCTTCCAAAGCATCCTCAATAGCTTTTTTCCTACTATGTTCTTGGTTTTCAATTGTAAGATAATGTGCACCAGTTCCTATACCACTAAAAGATGGATTTTTAAACTCGTGTACGATTTCTTGGGAATGAACTATCCCAGATATCATGATAAACGCGCATGATAATACTATACTATTTTTTACTCTCTTCATTTTTATTTTCACTCATTTGTTTTTGTCTTTCCCTATACTCCAAAACTACTTTCACTTTTTCTTGTAGTCTAATCATATCTTGATCAAGCATCCTAATTTGATCTATTAGTCGAATAAGGCCCATGTGCATTTCTTCTAGTTTGGGATTCAATTGTTCATTAACATATTTCCAAACGAAATACACAAAATACCCCATAGCTACAATAGCTACAGTAGTAAAACCATATTGTTCTATCAACTCAACGGGATTTAAGGATTCCATAATTAATCCCGTCTAGTATCTATTTTGCCGTCTTCGACAAAGTTTTCCGCCCTCGCTATCCTATCTGTAGGTGGAGTTAATTCCAATGCACTAGAAACTAACATATCGATTTTTATAATCTCGTTGTTCATAGTGCGAGCTCGATTCTCTAAGCTTTTAGTAAACATATTTAATGTGTCTATTTGCTCAAGAACACCAGCTAACATTTGTTTAATAATGGTAAATATAAAAAAGCCGGATGCCATCGCACCAGCAATAGGTAATCCTACATCATTTATAATACCAAAAACATCAGTCATAACTTATGTTTATTGAGCAATAGACACAACTTTTAATGCCGCGCCGCCTTCTAAGGTATCAGCAGGTTGTTTAACAATTACTTCAGAGGTATATTTAGCAATAGTGATTGTGCCGACAACAGCAGCACCTTCTTTTTGCGTCAATACTAGATCTGTTCCGCCGCTATTGTAAACTCTTACAGCAGTTGCAAAGCCTACATTTGAGGCTGCAGTCAGATCTCCTTGACTACCTTGTAATCTAATTTTCATTTTTTTCTCCTAAAATTTCTTCTAAACTTTTATTCCAGTCAGAGTATCTAAAATACCCTCGTTTTTCACAACACCAAAACCAGCCTTTAGTTTCTTGTGGCTTATTAGTGTGATAATAATCTACACCGCCTCGAGTCTCGACATAAGTCTCTCTGCTCTGTTCGTCACTTGTTTGTACCATCTTGAATCTCTGCCTTCTACAGCAGCCTCCTTCCAATCACCACATTGCAGCGCTGCGTTGTGCTTTTTAAATTTACTCAAGCGCGTGAGTCCCATGTTGAACATCATGTTCGCAATGATCTGTTTTACTTCTTGAGGATAATCTTCCCAGCCTTCATGTAATTTTTTACAATCATCAATAACAGTTTCTACATCCTTTTCAAAGCATGTAATAACTCTATCCTCTGCCACTGGAGTACCGACCGGTAACCCATATTCTGGGTCTCCTTCAATGACCAAGTGTCCAATACCAAAAGTAGCATAACCCAAATGGTCATGATAAATTTCATTTACTTGTCCCTCATCTATAATCAATTGTTCCCTCAACTGATCCACATCAATTTCTTTGTCTCTACCGAAAAACATATTTTCTCCTTTATGTTTTATTTATGCTATTTAAAATTCCAGAAATGATTTCCCAGTTATTTTCTTCATTTCCATAATTATTCAAAGCGTTAATATTTTGTGCCTCATTTGGCACAACCAATTTTGGAAGAATATTAAATCTATAGTTGACAGGATATGGTGGTGAAAAATCAAATTTTACTTGAGTTATCACATGATCTGTCAATAATTCAATATCATGAAAATCACTATAATTATGAAATAGCTCTTTTCCTTCTTCTAATACAAATTCATCCATTTTAGTAACTTTTACATTACTAAATACATCAGTTGGATTTTTACCTGACTGACATACTATATTGACTTGTTTCCAACCTGTATCATAATTCGTTGGAACTACGTCGTATAATATATTCTTATAGCTTCCATGTAAGCTTTTAGACCAAAAATTCTCTCTATGAGTATGTAAAAATTTAGTCTCAGCCTCTATGTCCTTAGAATAAAAATTAATAAAACTTTTATCCTTCATTGCTAATCTTATACAACCTAAACCATGATAATATGGTTGAGGCGGAGATCCTATTCCAGTTTCTACTGGCCATTTCTCACTAATAATATTCTTTCTTAAATAATCTATATCAAACATAATCTTTCAATAATATCGGTTTTGGCCATCCTTTATCTTTATACTTAAATGCTTTATTTGCAAACATTTGAGTCACTTTCCAATAAACACCTTTATCTTCAATTATTCTTCCATGAACATCATTATTAGATAATGGCCATAATTTATATCTTATAATCGTTTCATTAAAAAAATATAGATCATCTTTACATTCATTAAATCGATCTATATGATTAAACAATGTATGATCCGGCAATATTGTTATATCTAAATCTAATCCGACATCGGCATTTAGCCAAATGTCACGTATATCAAGAGCGACGTTTTTAGATATCTCTCCCACAAAAACTATATCTAAATCACTGGCTCCTGGTTCACCGTAGGTTCCCCATTTATAGATTTTATGTCCAGGGAACCTCTCAATGAGATTACAATCTTCTATTAAATATTTAATCAGATCCTTGCGCATAATCGCCGCTCACAGTTGTTTTCATATAATCATCACCTGGATGATATACGTAGAACCAACCCGGGGCAGTTCTTATATACAAAGGAGTACAAGATTCTTCTACATATTCACAGTCAACATCATCATTTAAGTCTTCGACTTTAATCCATTCATTAGCATTTAGTAATCTAATCGGGTGATCTCCTGTAATACCAACTCCCATAAGATCATAATAACCTGATCTAGGATGCTCTTCTATACCTAACACACGAACATATTGGTCTTCAACTGTTGGATCATTTAAATCGCCTTTAGCTTTTATTTTGTCTCCTTGTTCAACCTCGCTTGCTGGGATAAATCCTTTTGTACATTCTTCAACAATTGTATCAGGTAAAATACATGAGAAATTAGAATCAGTCGATTGTGCAGAAAGCTTAGGAGTATTACTATCAACATAATTTCTTGTATAAGTTATTGTATCAGAAGTACCTTCACTAAATACCTCAATTTCTAATCGGAAATATCCTCCGCTATTAGCATATAATTGTGAGACCGCAACATTTACACCATTAGGACCGCCTGCGTTTGCCCGGCATTCTAAGCCTATAGTACGATTTTGGTTACTAGTAATTCCATTAGGAAAGCTATATGTTCTCCAAGAACTATATACACTTGTATTATTTGGTGTATGAGCAGATAAAGACTCGGACCAATCAGAGTCGATCCATGTATATCCTGTACCCGAATCATGACCATACATATAGGTCGTCCTAGTACCACCGCCGCTTGTTCCAGTATGATCTACTCCATAATTATGAAGTCTCCAACGCATTCTTATTGAAGTAATATAAGTACCATCTTCCGGAGTTATTGTTCCAGGCATTGAATCCCGTCCACCACTAAATAATATATTGGCAGTATAATCGAGATAGCTAGAGGTTGTATCATAATCCCTAAAATTTATATCTATGCCAGTTGGCTTAAACGTAACGTCAGCTCTGGTTCCAGCACGTTGTGTTGTTGATCCACCACCATGAATCTCATTAAACCCAGCGGTTATATTAATGTTAGATGTATTCATGTAAGTTGGATCGCCGTGTATAGTATCATAAAAATCACCCATAGATATCGCGCCACTAGTTGGTACACTAGTATTAGAACTATGCGTATATGCTCCACCGCTATAATACTCTGAAAGAGCAATGTTGGTTGTATCATTACCGCCATGAAGTTCAGCAATTCCATTTTTAGGTGTCTGAGTATTACCATATATTTTAAATGTTTTACTACCTGTACTACCGATCGAAGCTCTTACGGCATCAGTTATCTTCCATCTGAAATTAATGTAAGAACCACTGTAGATAATACTATCACAATTATAATGATAAAAATATTGGTTACCCATTAGAATTTTTTTAAATGTATCTTCAGCCGCGATATCCGAACTGGTAATTGTTCCACCATCTGTTCTTTTCATTGATATTGTAAAAAAGTTACCAGCATCTGTAGAAGTATTATGGGTTCCTCCATATAAAGTGCCACCACTTATATTTTCCCATGTCTTATTTGTACCTGCTGATGTAACAGTATCTTGATGCCATAATATTTGAGTTACTTTCCATCCTGTACCATTTTCAGATGTATATGTTCCATTCCATCCTGAACCAAGAGAACCTATTGCAGAACCCGAACTAGAATATAATCCAGATATAGAAGAAAAACATGAAATATTTGCCGGACAAATAGCTTCATTGGCATTTGTAGATTCGGGCCATGATCGGTGCGTCCAATTACTAGTAGTATATCCAGCGCTGCTTCGGTAATCTGAACCGTAAATATTAGTTCCTAGATCTGACGAGTAAAATGTACCAGAACCAGCGGCTACGGCGCCTCTATGAACCGAATATCCAAGTTGGATATCAGCATGACTTGTATCCAAAGATAACGCATAACCATACATTGCTCCAGCCGCTCCACGATGAATAGCTGTATATCCACTACTTTGTGGTATACATGAGTAATAAACTGCTACGTTCATTTCAATACTTCTAGAACCACTAGTTATCGTCGTGCTTAAGGCTTCCCAATCAGATGTATAGTCATACCCAGCGTCTTTCAGGCCAATAGCACCTGATGCATTCATATATGCCATTACTTTATTATCCCCGATATTAAATCTTCAAATTGTTCTATCTTCTCGACTCTATTCGGCCAAAGAATATATTCTTTTTCTGGATTCTTTTTTAAATTTGTAAGTAAAGGAAGAATTGAGTTATAAAGTCTATTTAACTTATCCTCTAATTCTTGTGCGGTTGCAGAAGCATCTGAAGCTTCATTTTTTACGGATTGTACAGCCTCCAGCTCGTCTTCATCGACAGCCGTAAAGCCGAAATCAAAGTCTAATAATTCGCTCATATAACTCTCCTTTACTGTTATTTATACATAAAGAAAAGCTAATTTTCAAATTACTCTGATTCTGATTGAAGCTTTAATTGTTTTAGCGCTTCAATCAGTTCTTCTATTGTTGATATGTCTTGGGAATTTTCCGTATCTATTTCAATATTAATATTTATTTTCATAATCCAAATAATGCCCAACCATGATTGGCTATGGCATTTAATATAATAAACAAGCAAGTTGCCATGTGTGTAATCCACCATACTGTTCGTATAGCAGCAATGGTATTTGCTTGTTTATCAGTTTCTCCGACTTTCTCGCCCAGGCTCTTAGCCCATATTCTCCACCATTTTTTAAGCATGGCCACGTTTAATTAATTCATTACGAATTTTTTGCTTCTTCTTTTTTGGAGTGTTGTGATTTTCCAATGCCTCAATTAACTCATCAGTTGGTGTAGATCTCATATAATAGTTTTGTACGGATCCGTCTCTATTTTTTACAGTTTCTTTAAATTTTACAGGCATTAGATTTCTCCAGTTATATGTTTATATATATCCTTCCACTTCCAGTATCTAGGAATATCGCCTTTGTAATAAGCATTATGATCATGCGCAACAATGATTGGATCTAAACCAAACATTTCACCAACTTCAGCATTCACAGGCTTATCTTCAATCCACCAGCAATTAGTATCTTTGTACTTAGCCAGTTCTTCATCTTTATCTTCACCACATCCGAGGAAGATAAAATCATCCCATAATTCTTTACCAAATAGTAATTCTAAATTTTGGATTCTTAGCTTTTGTGCATACTTATTTGTAGACAAAGATGTGATACAATGGAACCTATATCCATGCAACATATTCAATCTTTTCATATAATATACCGCGTCCCTCAAAGGAGGCAAAAACGCAATAGCAGCCGAATCATTAAACTCCGCAACAAAGGCTTTACCTTGTTCTAGAGTTAGACCGAACCTTTTCGCAACATTATATTGTTGATCATCAACTGTTGGATATCCTTTATGATTCATGTATTGGGTAAATGAGTATTCCCAATCACATAAAACTCCATCACAATCTACTAAAATTATGTTATCTTTCATATTCTTTTTCATTAGTGAAACACCTTCCTTATACCATTAATTACTAAATAATCTATGTGCATATTACCTCTTGGATCCATGTAACCTTGATCTTTAAGTTTTTCGCAAAGGATATCCCACGCATCGATCTCTTTTGATATGGCTAGCTCTACTAGCTCTTTACTATTCAGTGGGATTTCCATAACTGCCAGTACAGGATTATGCACTGGTCTTCCCACAATTTTACTTTCCATAATAAACTCCTTCATCAATCTATAGTGGTATTATACCACACTTTGAAGGGTTTGTAAACACTTTTTTGTAAATTATTTAAAATATTTTTGCATCATTTCAATCTTATCATGGTACTCAGCCATCTTACCAAGTTCACCCTCAAGTGTTTCCATGATATTCGGATGTTCCGGAACTGCGACAGGATTACTTAGAATAAGTTCAATATTCATTCTATGTTTCTCTGCTTGTCCTTGCAAATAATGAATTGATGTTTTGACCAATTGGTCCCTTAGATTTTTCATATTATCTCCCAAATAATTTTCTCATATTGAACTCTGATATAGTATCCAATAATTTTTCTGTCCAGTTATCACGATGCTCAATAAAAACTTGAGCGCCTTGATCACCAGCAATGAGTGTTACCAACTGTGTAATTGGCATACCTGTTCTTTCTTCCCACATAATAGCATACGCGGTTTCTTGAATAAAGTAATTTTCACAATAGCTTTTCTTTTTAGGTTTAGCCGATGTCTTGTAATCGATAATAGAAGGTTTACCATTCCAAATACCGACACAATCTACTCTTCCGGCTACACCTAGATGCTCCGAATAAAGTGGAGCTTCTTGAGCATAAACTGTTGTAAGGTTTTTATCAAGAATATCTTTCACTTCCATGAAGTTAGATTTGACTACGAGGTTACAATCTTTGTAGTAATCCTCCTCATTATCAACGTATCTTTCTAAAACTTCGTGAACTGCGGTACCACGAGTTGAGGCTCTATGAGATACTCTATTAGCCTCTTCTTCTCCGACGCGTGCGCGCCATTCTCTTATTGCATCTTCACTTAAAATTGAAAGTACGGTAGTAATAGAAGGATACTTCCTACCATTAGGAGCAGAATACTTTCTCCCATCGGGAGTAGTGTTAGCATCCATGTCTTCGTATCCAAGATCAATCTTTTCATGTTTAAAGTTTCCCATTTTCATATAGTTCCTTTGTCATAATAAAGTCTCTCACAAAACCGCTTCTGACAATATCTTCCCATTTAAATTCAATGTGTTCAAATTGATTCATATGTTTAATGATATTGATAAAGTCTTTTATACCATCTTGATCTCCCTTACGAGTAAAATCAGATTGATAATAATCACCTGCCATAATGAATCTACAATCTTCACCAAGCCTTGTAATAACAGAACACAACTCATGATAATTGCAGTTTTGTGATTCGTCCACAATAACAACTGCATTCTTAATAGTTAAACCACGAATAAATGATGTGGTTAAAAATTCAACTTTTTTATTTAATCGGGTCAGCTTATCCCAAGCTTCACTATCATCAAATAAATCACTTACGATAGCTTTATAAGGTTGAGTATAAGCATCTTCCTTTTCTTCTTGAGTTCCTGGAAGAAAGCCCATATCCCTTGTCGGTACCGCAGATCTTACAATCACGACTTTTTCATAATCTTTTTTCAATACGGCTTCAAGTGCCAAATATAAAGATATAAAAGTCTTACCCGTACCCGCCGATCCATCAAGACACATGTGACTGCCCGATTCGAATGCGTCAAATGCTAGTTTCTGGTTTTCTGTTAATGGATCTAATTTAACTAAATGTTCGAGCTTTAAAACGTTAGGTTTCTTCATTTTGTATTGATATTATCCTTAAGTGATGGTGGTAATCCACGTTTAATTCGGTCTTGTACTTCTTTCCAGCCGTCACCAGCCTTTTTTAATACAGATCCACCAGTCTCACCAATAAGATTTGGCGCACTAATAACCTGTCTCATATTTGGATTTTCTTCAAGATACGTAGCTTTGTCAGCAATAGACATCATCTTTGTCACGACTTCGCCTGTCTCTTTATTTTCAAAATCATATAATGGCATTAAACCACTCCGGTATTTTACGTTTGGTCCAAACCATTTTGAACCTTTTTTGTTTAGTTTTATAAAAATTACGATACGATTCTACAGCATTAGTTCCACCTAAATCATGAACTACACACTCTGGATTAGAGCTCATAGCCAATTTAAATGGCGTTTTACCGGCCATTCTATTAATGTTAACCGGTAAAGCTTTTAATACTTCTCTTAATTTAATATCTGTCGCATGAACTTTTCCATAACGATATGTATACTCGTCACATAATGCTTTGAAGTGCTCATAGTGCCAACTATAATTACAACAGCTCTCACGAGTCCATACTGTAGACGGATGATTATAATGACAAGCTTTATAGAGAAGATTTTCTCTTTCATCATCTAGCTTGTAATACTGAAGCATTGAACCAGACTTTGAAGGTCTACGTTCCATTACTCCATCAACCATACGATGTACTGTTGATAACATTTGCGCAGACTCAACTATCATTTTTACGACGTGTTTGTCGCACTGGAGTTGGGCTGCAATTGTTGGATCATCATCTAAAACAAATATATTCATAATCTATATTATAACATGCTTTCAATCAAAAGTAAACCCCTCAGTAAAAAAAGTTTTACCGAGGGGCAGTTTGCTTATCTAATGGGTTTTAGTTACTTCCTCCATATCCTGCAGGTAATGATTTAAATGCGCAATCTTTTTTTCCATCTTATATGCTAACACTGACTTACCTTTTTTTAACAGTTTTCTTTGATAGTATAGTGCCTCGTTTCTGTCTTTTTTAAGGCGTTCAATTTGAATATAACTCATAAGCAATCTCCGGGTTAAAGTGAATTGAAAAACTATCATTATATAGAGTGTATCGTAATTAATCTCCTATTTTTTAATCAAATTTGGAAATGCGGCTTTAACTAACGTCTTTGTGATATATTTGTATTTAAGATTTTTATCTTTGGCGTCACAAAAAAGCTTGGCATCATCCGGGTGAATAGATTCTAGCAATTCAATAAAAGCGGTTTCACGCTTAAATTGATTTAAATTTGGTGTTGCTGCTTTAACAAACTTGGCAAATTCGGTATATACAAACCTAAGCTCTTTAGGTTTCTTGTTGCCTTCGACATCGAACTTCTTAAAAGGTGGTGCACCTTCTGGAAGTGATAGTTGAATAGTATCGTCTAAACCGATACGTAAAATGTCTTTAAGAGCAGTACATGACTGTTCTCTTAAATACTCGATCCTTTTATCTTTAGATCCTAATTTATTAGCTTGCGCTAAAATTTCAGATATTAATGGTTTATCCATTGTAAAATTCCTCCGCACATTCAATCAATAGATTGCATCGTTTCTTAATTAAGTAATTTAAAACCTTCATTTTCATTGCTGGTTTTTGTTCCACAAAAGTATTTATAATAGTCGATTGTATAGCCTCTGGGATTTCACCTAAATCGATTAGCTTCTTATTTCTTTGATAATTCCTATATTCCTCATGGGACATTATCTCTTTTAGCTTATCTACATTTTCGGCCCAATGTTCTATTTTCTTTTTAGTCATTGCAGTTTGACGCAAACCTTCAACGATTGCGTTATCCGGTGATAGTACGTTAGGTATACCATCTCCTTTATCACCTCTACAAATATGTTCAAAACAATAGCTTCTTGGATTTTTATCTACGAGCATTTTCTTTTGAATAGGTGAATATTGCTTGACATTTTTATACTTGTGTAGTTGTATAAAATCTTTATCCGAAGAAATAATCATCACTGGTTCATGTTGACCAAACTCTTGCGTTTGAGCTGTAAGAGTGCCAATAATATCATCAGCTTCACAACCTTCAAGGTGTATAACTTTATATGGCAAGTTCTCTTTTATTTCTTCTCGTACCAAATTAAGAATCCTAAATATTTCTGTCCAATCCTGATCAGAGTTATCCCTGCTCTTTTTACGATGCGCTTTATACAATGGAAAATATTCTTTTCTCCAAGTATTAATACCGTCTGCACAAATTACCATTTGGCCATACTCATCACGGTATTTCTTATTGTACATACGTATACTGTTTAGTATCATATGTCGTATCATATTTTCATCATTCAGTTTTTGCACTATAATATTGCTTAGCGCAATCTGACTATAATCAAGTAAAATCATTATTTTGCATCCATCAATTTTTCGTATATCACATCTAAGTATTCTTGTAGGAAATGTTTTGCACCACCATACCTGAGTAGCATAGATGAAATCAAATTTACAATAACGAAAGCGTCTCGAGATTCTGGCATTAGACTATCTCTAAAATCCAGTTCGTCAAAAGAGCTCGCGTCATTCGCGAAAAATTCTTCCATCATCATCAGCACTAATTGTGCCGCTTCTCTACATTCATCAGCGAAGAACTCAAATTCAATTTGAAGCTCTTCACGTTCATCTGCAATTTCTTGCATTCTCCTTTTTATAGGAAATTCAATTATATTGTTATCCATAATCTATATATTATAACACACCTTTCTATAAATGTACACAGTTATTTTAGTAATTTCCAGACATCAACACAATCTTACAAATGTGCTCAAGCCTTTCAATATGTTCAAATGCTCTCCATGGAGTTTCGTCAATAGCTACTACTCCGTGGCCTTTAATTCCTACAATATCAAAATAGCAACTTCCATCTTCTTGTAGTCCAAGGTTTTCAAAACATTTATCAGCCAACTCTTGTGAAATAGGTGGAACGTCTGGAACATTCGCTGCCACTTTTGAATAGCGACCAAGCTCTGGAAATTTATCAACTAATTCGTTTAGTTGTATTCCCGCATGCATTGCTGCTACAATATACGTCGGATGAGTATGTAATACAACTCTTGTATCAGTCGGTATATTTTTCTGTAGTCCCCAATGAAGTGGCAATTCTCCTGTTGGTTTCAATCCCGATGCGATATCTGTAAAATACATTTCTTCACAGTCTACCGCTTTTAATTTTTTAAACATGTCATATTGAATGACTTGCTTTCTTACACCCGATGGTGTTACATGAAAATAATCTCTATCTTTATGTCGAATCGATACATTACCATCCCTTGTACTAATCATACCTTTATCGTATGAATGTTTCATCACTTCACAAATTGTTTCTAGCATTATAAATCCTTACTTAATTTTCTTAATAGCGTTTCCGCCAAGTCTTATTTGAATGATTCCATTATAGTAATCATCCGTTAAAAGTACACCTCGATCGAATTGTTCTTTTGCTTCCATGTAAGAACATTCTCCTTTAGTTTTACAAAAGTGAAGTATCTCTCTATAAAAGAAATCTTCGCCTTGTTTGTTTACATCTTCATTAAGATGTTTATTAGATCCGTAGTATTCTCTCCAATCAGATTCAACTAACGTTCTTTTTCGCCTCTTCCGAGTTTTCGTTATAGGAAGAGTTTTCTGGTTCCAAAAGAACTTCTTTCCGATATACTTGCGGTTGGTCGCTCTGTTCGTTATCATGTAAACAAAGCCATAAGCGTCTTTGGGATTGAACTCTTCTGGCGGCTGCCATTCTTTGCCTTTGTAGTGCCATGTCATTTACTCATCAAAATCTAGTTCTTCTAGATCATCTCCTTGGGCCTCTCCACAGTGAGGACAGAATAATACTACATCATCCTCACTATGAGCAATTATAGATTTATTATAGCAATAATCACAATCTACAACCGTTCGTTTCATTACACAATCTCCATTTCTAGAAATTCTTGTGCACCACCGATTGATTTACCATCGATTGTGATTTGAGGGAATGTTCTAGCCGTTGGAAATTTTGCTAACAATTCTTCTCGAGTGAAATCTACACCTAATTTGTAGACTTTGTACGATGCTCTTTTAAGCATCGAAGCTTTTGCTTCTGCTACAACACAGCTGGGGCAACCATCCTTACTATAAATTTCTATGTTCATAAACTTAATCCTTTTAATGCGTCGTTATCAATATCTTGTTTAACACCACCAATAATATAAGAACTGATTTCAGTCTCTTGAGGAGCAACTTGTACGTTACCGCCTCCGATCCATTTTTCAGTCCATGGTAGTGGATTTGCTTGTGGTACTACATAAGGACATGGTAACCCGATTGCCCTCATTCTCTTACATCCGATCCATTCGATATAATCAGCCAAAATCTTTTCATTTAGTCCGATCATTGAACCGTTTTTGAATAGGTATTTAGCCCATTCTTTTTCTTGATCAATAACTTCAACATATAGATCAATACATTTTTGCTCCATTTCTTTCGCGATCTTTTCGAAATCTTTATCTTCTTTTTTAAGAAGCTTGAGCATAGTTGTAGTTGATGCTAGATGAACATTCTCATCACGTGCAATCAACTTAATAATTTTTGCGTTCCCTTCCATCTTCTTCAATTCAGCAAAAGCCCATGAACAAGCAAATGATACATAGAATCTAACACCTTCTAAAGCATTAGCACTCATCAATGCCATCCAAATCGCTCTCTTATGATCTATTTTATTTGTCGGACCATTATTACATATGATTAGATCGTCGTAATATTTTGCGATTGATTTACCACAATCCATAATATTCTTTTCTTCTAGTAAGCCATCAAATACAAATGATGGATCTGGATAGATATTACGAATAATATGTGTATATGATCTACTATGAATCGTTTCAGAAAATGACCATGTTTCAATCCAATTCTCTACTTCAGGTAAAGATACGATTGGAAGAAATGCCAAGTTAGGAGCTCGGCCTTGTACACTATCAAGTAGAATCTGTCTTTTCAGATTACTAGTAAAGATGTGTTGTTCATTCTCTGTAAGAGCGTTAAAATCCTTTTTGTCTTTAGATACATCAACTTCTTCAGGTCTCCAAAAGAAACCAAGTTGTCTATCTGTGATTTTATCCATTTGTGGGTATTTTACTTCATCATAACGTTGAATATCAACCGCTTCATCTAAAAACATATTCTTTGTTAGATGAGATTTTCTATTCTTTTTCAATACTGCCATTTACGTTAATGTTCCTTTTAATTTCTTTTTTAATATGTTTAATGTGCTTTTATACTTTAGTGGCTCTAGTTCTAGACCTGAGGCAATAATACAGTGAATATTTCTTTGTCCCTCAACTACAAATACTATAGTGAAAGAGCCTGTTTCTGTATTAATATAAAATCTAAGTCTACCAGGAAGTCGTTTTTCATCTGGTATAACGACGACCATTCGGCCGCCAACTAATGCGATTTCACCATGCCGTTCTTCCAACATTGGACCTTGATCTGTAAAGCTACATGATGCAGTTAAAGGTAACCATTCGGATGTTTCAGGTAAGACTAATTCTTGGGCTTCGTTTGCCATTACTGTGCCCGACAGTAAACACGCTAGTGTTACGGCTAACCATTTCACGAGACACACTCATCTTTGCCCAGTTTTCTAAAGCGTTTATTATATATCCTTTTTATTCGCTTAGAAATACCTGGTTTTGTAAGATAGCAGTAAAATTTCTTGGCAGAAGTTAATGCATCCCATTCGCCACTACTCTTAAATTTAATCTTTGGTCGTTTCTTCATAATATTACCTCTTGTTAGATAGTACAACTATCGCATTCTTCGTTGTCATATGTTGGTTGTTCACTTTCACCATCATACGCGTGATGCGTTTCATTGTCAGTTATTTCACCGGCTCCGTCGTACGTATTAAAGTAGTAGAGCTGTTTTAGGCCATACTTATATGCTGTAACAAGATCAGTCAACATTACAGACATCGGAATTTTATTATCTTCATAATGTTCAGGGTTATAAGAGGTATTTACACTGATCCCCTGATCAATATATTTTTGTAAAATTCCACAAATTTTTAAATATCCATCTGGAGATTTTTGATCCCACAGAAGATCATATTTATTTTTTAGATGGTGATAACCAGGTACAACCTGAGCCATAACTCCATCTTTACTCTGTTTGTAACTAACTAATGCTCGAGGTGGTTCAATACCATTCGTGCTATTAGAAATTTGAGCGCTTGTTTCAGCAGGCATTAATGCCATTAGAGTAGAATTGCGAGTTCCCGTTTCTAGGAGTTTTTCTCTAAGCTCGTTCCACGGTAGTCTTTCTTTATGCTCTATTAAATTATCTAGCTCTCGTTTATATGTATCAATTGGGAGAACTCCACCGGCATATTTTGTATGATTTTTTAAATTTATTTCACCTTTTTCTTCAGCTAATTGCTGAGAAGCCTTAATTAAGTAATATGACCATGCTTCTGCGTACTCATCAACAATTTCAAAGGCTGATTCATCATATTTAAGACCACGTTTAGCTAAGAAATATGCTAGGTTAATAATACCAATACCCAGCGGTCTACGATTCATAGTCCCACGTTCTGCCGCACGTACAGGATAAGACTGATAGTCAAGCAACTCATCGAGAGCACGAACAGACAGGTTGCAATATTTTTCAAATTCTGATGGTTCATTAATTAATCCCCAATTAATTGCTGATAGTGTACATAATGAAATCTCACCTTCATCCGGATTGTCTGACAATGGACTTGTAGGTAGATCAATTTCACAACATAGATTACTCATCTTAATTGGTGCTTGTTTAGGATCAAATGCACCATGTTCGTTTGCGTGATCTACATTCATTATATAGATTCTACCAGTATCTTTTCTTTGTTGAATAAGTTGAGAAAATACTTCTGTAGCTGGTAATGTTTTCTTACGAATCGAATATGCTCGTTCGTATTTTTCATACAATTCTTTAAACTTATCTTGATCATCAAAGAATGCGTCATATAACCCTGGGACATCATTCGGATCAAAGAAAGTTATATTACCACCAGTAAGAAGTCGTTCATACATCAGTTTGTTCAACTGGAATGCATAATCCATGTGACGAACCCGATTCTCTTCAATACCTTTATTATTTTTAAGTACTACTAGATCTTCAAATTCATAGTGCCAAATAGGTAGATATACCGTAGCAGCACCACCTCGAACACCACCTTGTGAACATGACTTAACTGCAGCCTGAAAATATTTTAGAAACGGAATCAAACCGGTATGGACAACTGATCCATCACCAACTCGTGCACCTTCTGCTCGAATAGAACCCGCGCCAATACCAATACCTGCTTTTTTACTTATATATTTGACAATACTCGTAGCAGTAGAATTAATAGAATCGAGGCTATCACCAGATTCAATGAGTACACAACTTGAGAATTGTCTTGTTGGAGTTCGAACTCCTGCCATAATTGGTGTAGGTAATGAAATATAAAATTGAGAAATTGCATCGTAGTAGTCCTTTACGTATTTCATACGAGTTTCTTTTGGATAGTTAGAAAATAACGTAGCCGCAATCATCATATACAACACTTGAGGAGTTTCAAAATGTTGTTTTGTTCTTCGATCTTGTACTAGATATTTACCTCTAAACTGTTCCATACCAGCATAGGTAAAATTATCGTCACGATCGTGTTTGATGTAAGCGTCTAGTTCGTCGATTTCATCTGGATTATAAGATTCCATAATACCACCATCGTAAATATTATTACTTACATTCTCAATAATGATTTGCTTTAGTGGCCAAGGTTTATAATCTCCGTATACTTCTTTTCGAAGTTTATAAGAAACTAATCGAGCTGCTACAAATTGGTAATTTGGAGTATGCTCAGAAATTAGTTCTGCGGCAGATTTAATAAGAAGCTCATGAATATCATAAGCTGGAATCTTGTCATATAGTTGTATGTTTGCCTTGAGTTCGATCTCAGAAATCGAAACTCCAGAAATGTCAGCGGTAGCCCATTCTAAGACCTTGTGTACTTTTTCTAAGTCAAAGTCCTGCGTCGAGCCGTCACGCTTAGTTACGTGCATCGTCATAAGTTTTAGTCCGTCATTCATTGTCAGTTAGTTAAATAATAATATTATATATTATAACACGAAAGCTAAATTTTGTACATAGTTATTTTTTCTTTTTTAATTCAGCCTGAAGGGCCTTTTGAACTATTGGAAGTTCAAAGAAGGTCTGCACATCAGCTTCAAGATGATCTAATCTTTCAGCCTGAAGTGGATACTGTTTTCTAAACTTTGCATCTTTTTTCATTAATTCTAGTTCATACTTCTCTGCAAAGTACTGCATAAATTTATCTACTTGCTTTTGAAACCAGATGCCAAGTGTTGTGCCTTGAAACCAAGCGTAAAAAGAACTACCAATAATAGAAGACAAAATTGATTTTAGTGTAAGTGTTATAAGCCAGCTCATTGTTAATCCTTAAATTTGCTGTCTATCCAGCATTTTCCGTAATAAAGTATACCAAGCCAAACGGTGAATAATACACCGTCGACATATGTTAGACTATTCCAAGCATTTACGGGATCCATTATTCTGCTTCCTTAGCAAATTTCTTAATAGCCTTTACATAATTAGGCATTCCGTGATCTACAATTCCGTCAAAGAATTTAAATCTTTTCCAGCTATTTAAAATACCGTAAAACATATCAGCCCAAGTTGGTTTTAAAGCTCTACTTCCATTTCTATCGAAATAAATCATTTCTCCATGATGCTTAAAACCCAACCAAGCCGGTGGGATTCTACAAACAATATCATTATTGTTCATAAACCTATAATGATCACACTTTATATTCTTGATGAAGTATTTACCTCCGACCCTCGGGGATCCGAACGTAAACAATTCTTCCGGTTGATAACGCGTTGCGCTAATGGTAGCCATAGCAGCACCAAGACTATGACCAGTAAAGTATACATCTTTTCTTACCTTAAGTTGATCGTTATGTTCTAGTTCTTTTACAATATCCATCCATAGGTCGTTGACTTCTTCTTGAAATCCGCCATGGACTTTACCACCAGCTTTGGCAGTATTTTTAATTACTTTTAGATCGGCCATCACATCATTTAGTTTTGATGGTTCTGTTCCTCTAAAAGCAAACCACAAATCGTTTCTATCCTTTGCGATTAGTACCTCTGCACCGTCTCTACTAATAATCTTTCCTGACGCAAATCCTAATTTCTTACATGCAGTTTCAGCTGGTTTTGGGTTCATATAAGCAATGGCTGATAACTTAGCTGCTATCTCTGCCCTTTGCCATACCGTTAATTTATCTTTCATTCTACTCATCTTCCTTTTTCTCCACTTTAATTTCAACTGCTCCAGCATCTTCATCACCTATTGTTACATTCCTGTAATACACTATAACTTCACCTAATTGATTTATATATCTTTTAATTTCCTGAGTATTATAGGACATTAATTCATAATCATCAACAGTCATTGCGACAAATACAATATCGCCTCCGTGCTTCTTTTTTATACTATCAATAAACCGGTCTAGATATGTGTATCCCTCAGGATACAAATCTTCCTTACCCAGTTTACAATCTCTTTCTTTAGTTTCTTGATTCCTAATACATTCTTCAATGATTACAGAGTCAGAAACTACATACCATTTTGGTTCTTTTAAATCTAATGGTCTTGGCATTACCGGTTGAACAATTTCAATTTGAACCGGTTTTGTGATTATTTCTACTTCTCTTGGAGGTTGTTGGAGTAAGCTACATCCACTAATCATTAAGACTAGAAATGCGCTTGCTATCATTTTCAATTGCATCGAATACCCCCTTGGTTGCATTATTAATTCGTTTTTCCATCAATCCAGGTTTAGCACTTGCTAATTTAGTAGTATTATGTCGTCTGAATATATCAAGATATTCTGACATTTCTGCTTCAATTCTTTGATTTTCGTTTTGCATGTCGGTCAGAGCAATTGTAGTTTGCTCCATCCGAGTCTGAATTGCTTCGATTGTAGCAATTTGTTCTTGATTACGAAGATCTTGGGCAAGGATAACCTTACCCTGTTCTTCGATTTTATTTTTCATAGGTACTACGGAGAATTGGTAATATAATATACCTGACAAACCCATAGCAACAATAATTCCAATCAATATTTTTGACATAATTTTACACTAATCTATTTTCTAATTTTGCTAAAGCCTTATTCAGTTCAAAGAATTTAGATTTGAAGACTTTAATCTCTTTAGCCATTTCGCCTTTGCCTTCACCTTGCTTGTCCAACTTTTCTAAGTTGTTAATATGCTGAGACATACTCTGAAGCTTTTTATTCAGTTGGTCAACATTCTTTTCTTTTGATTTATCAAAAGCGTCTTCTCTAATATCATTAAACTTCTTCATTATCGATCCTTTTCTGTTCAGCGGCTTTTCTTCTAGCCAATATCCTTTCTATGAACGCACGACCGGCTTTCGTTCTCCCGTCATACAAATCTTTTTTCTTTTTCTTTTTATCATGAACTGCATCGGCAGGTAAAGCAATGTCACCTGACGCTACTGATGTAGCTGCCGCGTCTTCCCACATGTCTTTAAATGTCTTCATCTTTTTATATCCATACTCGTAATAAGTATTTTTTGTTTTGTTAATGTATGTTCCACTTGGTATACATTTAAACCAAATATAGAACCGTGAGGTTCTACAAAATCTAATGCCTTAACATTAGTATTTATATGCGCAATAACTTCACCAGTTTGTGGTGATGCTACTTCTTGAACCAGCTTATAAGTTCCTGGCGCAAGTTTATTATTCTTTTCAAACCATGCACTACTTTCTGATAGATCAATTGTTTCTTCAAGATCTTCAAATATATTGTTTAGTACATCTCTGATTTCATCTTCAGTTAGATTAGCATGTTCTTTAATTAAAAACAAAGCCGAAGCATAAGTAGCTAATCTTGATGAACCACCTGGCACTTTGCCCAATAGTCTTTTCAGATTAAATACTAATCTATGAAAAACAGTATATGCAGACCTTTCTTGAGAAGTAGTTCTATCTTTGCTTTTCTTTAAGGTGTTACCATCTTTATCGATAATGCCTAATTCAAATGCAGTAGTTTTTTCCCAAGGCGTTACTAATAGCTTTAGGAATCTAAACGCATAGAATAAATCAGCTGTTCTTGATACTATACTCATTAAATTTTCCTTAACCTCTCAATAACGTTTTTATCTAGAGGGATTTCTACTTTATAATCCTCTGGCATATAATGCAAGAACACTAAAAATGTTTTTAGCGTAGAATAATGTTCAGGTTCTACTTTGAACCAAATCATTCTATTTGCTGCTTTAATACCAAATACATTAAAAATAACAATAATGTGATTTAGTATTAATCGCTCTTGCAGATCACCAGATTGCTCATAGCGTCTAAGTAATCTTTTTAGATACTTAAACCTGGTTAAATCTTCCTTGAACTCTTCAACGTCACAGCATTCCGGGTTATTGTAATGCTGTGACGCATAGAGCTCAAAGTTCCTGTTTGTCAACTCGTCAAATATTTTCATCATATATTATCTATATCAGATAATTTTAGTCTTCTTCGTCATCAGCCTCGTAGTTTGCATCTACGTAATCAAAAAACTCTTTCTTTTTATCACCTTTGAGTTGAGCAGGTGAATCAACACCAAACTTTTTCAGTGCTTTTTGGAAGAATTTTTGATATCTTTCTTTATCTTCTGCAACTTTATCTTTGGCTTCATTCATTGCATAAGCTTCATCCATAATTTCTTTAGTTACTTCTTCGTTAGCTAGTTGCAATGCAGCTTTAACTTCTGGGTCGTCAGACAAACCTTTTTTAATTTTTTCGATTTTCTTAACAGCACCAGTCATGTTACCACTCATTGAAAGAGCGATGTCACTTGCTTTCTTAAGAAGCGACTTTGAAAACTTAGATTTAGCTTCTTCAACTTCTTCTTCTTCTTCTTCTTCTTTTTCTTCAGCTTCTTTAACAACTGTACCATCTTCTTTTTCACCAGACACAGCTGCAACATGAGCGTCTTTAAAGTCTTTTTCACCTTTAGCTTTAGGCTCTGCTACTTCGTCAACTTCTGGTTTCTCGTGAGTGTAACCTTTCTTAGCAAGGGCTTTATGCTCTGCTTCGTTTTTGGCTACTTCTTTCTCACCAGTTTCTGGATGAAACATATCGTGTGGATATTTTACTTCTTCCTTTTTTACTTTACCTTCGAGTACATCGCTAACGGCCTCAGCAATGCTCAAAGTTTTTGCATCTTTAAGTTTCATATTAGTTCTCCTATTGTATGAAAAGCATTCCTGTGATAGCTGTGGCGGCGCCAGCAATTACTATCCAGAATAATTTATTAATTACGTTTACGGTTTGGGCATTCTCCCTCACCAATATTTCAAGCCTATCAACTCTATTTATAAGAGTTAGAATCTGCTCTCCTTGTTGTTTACCAAATTCGGCCATAGTAGCAATTCTTTCTTCAGCTCTTGCTAAAGAAATAATAACGTCTGACATTTTATCGATTTTTTCTTCGATTCTGTCAAGTCTTGCCGCTTGTTCAGCCCGTTGTTGTGCTGCTGTGGTCATATCTACACACCCTACATTTTAGTGGCGTAACGCCTTTTATTAATCGATGATATTCTAATTTAGTAATTCTAAATACCATACCCTTTTTTAAAAGCCAAGGTAAACAACCTTGAAGTTGGAATTGCCAACCCTCGCCTTCTAAAATCTCTATTTCTCTGTTTTCATCATCTCTATGCCAAACAAATTCGCTATCCTCAACCGTAGGGTCGAAGATACGAATTTCTCCGTTTTCCCAATATGGCTTACCAAAAATAGTTTCCACCGCCTTTAAGTCCCAAGTCTTTCGCATATTTAGGCAATCTGCAAGCCCAATATCCTGGAGATAATTTATCTGTCTTCGTATCGCAGTTATGTCGTGATGCGAAGTTTCTAGCTGCTTCTCTATCGTTAATTTTTGAAGTAAGACCACCTTTTTCGTCCCCAAATTCTATTTTCTTAATATTCCCTGTTTTAGGATTTTTAACATATACTACATACTTCTTTTTACCGCTAGAGCGTTTTGGCTTATTCAGCTCTTGCTCTTCGATTTCAATCATTGGTTGTTCCAATGGTACATGAACACCTTCATATAGACCAAACCTCTCTTCTATATGTTCTAAAAAAGAATGCATTATATTAATCCTTTAGTGCAGCTCTAACCTGTTGCACTTTTGTTTCCATATCTCGGATTTCACCTTCGATTTCTCTTCGCTGACGTCCTCGACTCTTTTTAATTAAGTCTTGAAGTTGCGATTCAAAGGAATCGAGCTTGCGCTTTAGATCACGTTCTGGTTTTCCTTTGTAAGGATTCTTCAAGGCTTCTCTTATTGTTTTAAAATTTTTCATTTTGTTTGACTCTTTATCCATTTAATTGCTATTGCGTTTTCGGGTGGTCTTTTTGACCATGCCATAATATCTTTATAAGCTTCTAAAGTTGCAGTTTCAATATCTGCTCCCTTAGAGTTATCAACAATAATCAGTCTATTCCTAAATAGCCCTTGGAATTTACCGATATTCTTTTGTACATTTTTCCACATCTTTTCGACTTCCGCATCAGGTAGACTTCTTGGTCTAGACTGATTTCTGTCTAAAGCTGTTTCTAAATCTGTATTTACAAAAATCATATGAACAGCATAACCGATATTTCTTAGCATATCAACTTGCTTTTTAATCTTAGCATAGTCTTTACCAGTACCATCGATTACAATGCCGTTTCTTCCTCTCAAAGCCATATTCATTTTTTTACCAGTAAGCGCTTTCGCTTTAGCTCTTACTTCCTGGCCTTGAACTGAAAATATATCTTCTGGATTCATTGTCAATCCAGCTTTTTTCAAACCTTTTTCAAAGGCATCATCGGAATTAATTAATTTAAATCCTAATGCCATCAAAGATGTTTTACCCACAACAAACGATTTACCGCTTCCTGGGCCACCTGCTAAAAATATTGCTTTAAATATAGCAGGATCATTAACACCTTCCATTATATCATAATGTTCTTTAAAACTATCCACCGAATTCGTGCCCCGCAACTCGCTTCATTTGCTTTTTAAATTCAGCAAAATCTGGTTTTTGTTTATATAATTTAATTGAAATCTCAGGTCTTTCTTTGCCTTTGATTCTCCAATTATATCCTTTTTCTTTATGCTCAGGATCGGTTGTTTTTACAACTCGCCTTTTATAACCATCTTCCCATGTTTCGCCTTTATATTTACCTTCGCCTTCAGTAATAGTCCAATGTCTATCTGCCCATATTTGAGCATCTTTCTTAGCTGCAGCTACATTTTTATATGCTGTAACTGGATGCCTTGGTGTATGGCCACTCATATCAAACAATGTAGGCATTACTTTCTGACTACCATCTTTGTTCTTACGAGAACTATCCATACCAGATAAACGAATCTCAAACTTACCATCTGAAGAAACGTGTTTAAATACTTTTTTATTATTACCAATATAGCCATCGGGCTTTTTAAGCCACTTAATCTTTTTTTGCTCAGTAATGTAGTCTTTAAACGTAATCATTTTTTTAAATCATATCTGTAAGACTTGCCTGAAGTCTGGCCTTTTTTAGTAATACCATAACCTGCAATACTAGCTAATTGCTTTAGAATAGGCCAGTTCTTTTCACTTTTATTGGATCTTACATTTTTTGCTAAGTCTGATTCAATTTTATGAAATAAAGTCTTAACCATATCTAAGTCTTTCATGACTAATGGAGCTTCATCTAAATTAGCTTGTTCTTTAAAAGATTTCATATTACTTCTTCTTTTCTTTAGCCATCATTGCAGCAATCTTCATTAAGGTTTCTTTATCTTTATCAGAGATTTTATCTAGCTGTCTCTGCTTAGCGATCTTCTCTAAAGACTTAGCCCATGAAGCTGAAGACTCTTCTACTTCTTCCTCGTCTTCTTCTTTATATTCTTTTAGTTTATTTTCTGCATCATTTACTTTAGAAACTTTTTGCTTTAGTTTCGCTCTTAGTTTAGCCAAAGTATTTGGTGGCATTGAATCTTTTTTCTTTTTAATAGCTTCTTTTTCTGCTCTGATTTTATCACGCGCAGCTTGGATTCGCTCTAAAGCTTTTCTTTTCTTTTCTAGTTTAGCAGCTTTCTTTTCAGCAGCAGCGGCTCTACCGTCAGCAGACATTCTTTTGGCTCCGGCCTTGGCTCCCTTAACTGCTAGGCTACCACCAGCTTTAGCACCTTTAGCCGCTAGTCTACCAACGCCTTTTACCAACCTACCGATTAATTCGTCAAGCTGTTCTTCGCTTAAACCTCTAACATACTCGTCAAGTTGAGTATCAGTCATTTCGTTGATATAGTCGTAATTTTCAACTATACCTTTTAATTCTTTAATATCTTTAAACCTTTGCATTTTAACTCCTTACTTTAGCAGCAAGGTCTTTATCAGCCCCGCCCCAGGTACCTTTTGATTTAGTAACAAAAGAATTAACTCTCGCTAATCCCCATTGAATTGAATTTGTTCCAGGTCTATGACCTGTTCTCCATGCAGCAACACCTCTATCAAATACCTTTCTTAGAATACCTAATGGCATACCAGTCTTTTCAGCTTTTTTCTTTAATGCTGCATCAGCCTGGCCTTCATCAAGTAAAAAGTCAGCCAGTGAAAGAGTTTCTTCACCAAACATTTGTTGATATTTTTTAGTATGTTTAGATGGCTTTGTTTTTGCTTGAGCATCACCTGGTGCAGGTTTATACGCACTAGGATCATCGTCATCTTTTTTTGCTTGCTTATTGAAATGAGCTTGACGCTTATCTTGAGTAGATTTACTTAAATCTTTATGATATGCAGCTTTGCGCTTTTGTGGTTCTTTATCTTCTTTAGCCGGCTTCTTATGATCACTACCGCACTTTTCTACAAGTTCGACTTGATCTAACCAGACTCTCTTTTTCCATTGACCGAACTCAACTACAAGAAAGTTTGTTCCGCATCTTTCGATAATACCAACTTGATTTGTTTCTTTTAACACAACTTCATCACCGGCTTTAAATAGAGAACCTTCTACAAACTTTTCTCTATGTTCAGAAACTGGTTGTAATTCTATGTGCTTTCTCGTTGATTCTTTTTTGAGGCCCATGCCTTTTCTTAAGGCATAGTATAAGGTTTGTATTCCATCACCTGGAATTTCTAATGAATTATCAGCAAATCCTTGTAGATCACCTGCGGCAACAAAGGCTCTCAATTTTGAGGCCGACATACCAGCAACACCTTCAGCGTCTGGATCTCTTTCGCCAGCTGAAATAACTTTAACACCTTCTTCAAAATTATAGAAACCGTGTCTTGCTTTTACACCATTATATTTGTTTAATAGTGTATCAAATTCTTTTACTCTATCACTACCAGCAACCATTTGGACTTTAGTAAACCCTTGATCATAAAGCTTTACTGCAATATCCAATACAGTTCTTACATCTGCATCAGCCATAATGTTTCGCGCATGCTTAGGAAACATTTTGCGCATAAACTTAATTTTTACTTTAAATGGTAGTGGGTTCTTTTTTGGATCTTGCGATTTTGACGCGTATATTCGATATGACCCTCCAGAAACTTTCTTTAGTTTCTCGAAAAGCTTTTCATGTCCTGTCGTAGGTGGATTAAATCGGCCAAATACAAAAGTAATTTCACCCTTTTGTTCCGTCAAATAGTCACTAAAACTCTTAAATTCCATAATATTATTCACCACCTTTTTGTTTTAATTTAGCTCTATCAGCCTTCTTAATTTGAGGTAATAGTTTTCTAGCAATCTTTTTGATTGCTGCTTTTTTATTCTTTAATTTCTTTTCGATACCTTCACGGCCTGCATAAGATAGATCACTCTTATCTTTATCCTTAAGGATTTTCTTAACTAGTAAATCACGAGCGTGTCTCTCGGCTCGTTTTTGAAGCTTTTCTGGAGTCGCTAATTTACGTTCGGCTTTCTTTTTACCTAGCGCAATCTTTGCTTTATTTTTTCTGAATGCAGCTTTCATTTTCATTCTATGCTGCAAAGACATAGCTTCAGAGAAGTCTACGCTTTCTTCAGATAGTTCTGCGCTGTGCTCTTTAAAAGATTTCATCTGATCCTCGGTTCCCATTAGTTAGGATTGTCCCAACCTTTTATAATATCTTTGCTAAAGTTGTTAGTAGAAAATTCTAATCTATCAACAAGCTTAACTGCTCCACCTTCCATACGATCTATGGCAACAAAACCCTCTGGGTTGGTTACCTTAAATCCGGACTTAGTTTTGACAAACGTCCCAATTTTGTTCAGTTTGTTTAGTTTATTTATAATAATTAATTTGCTATCAATAACAAAATTTTGCAAATCGAACACATTTTGCAAGTTTTTTAGATTCTTTTTATCAAAAAACTTAAGTAATTCGTCTCTTTTTGCAATTTGTACATCTTTACCAGCTTGACTTGATCTTTTATCGATTTCTTTTTGATAACGATCTTGCACAAACATAATAAGGCCGGTTGCATGTTTCTTTGTATCCGTGATTCTTTGACCTTCTCTTACCTTACGATTATTGTATATATTAATAATCATATTGAGCTCTTTATTCGATTCAATATCTTTCAATGTGCTAGCTGCAATCTTCTTAAACATTTTACCAGCATTAGATAGGTTCTTATTGAGTTCGTCAGTTTCAGCTTTTGTCAATGTAGCAGTACCAGATAGATCGGGTAATGTTGCATCTTGCATCCATACGCTTTTAGATTTTCTTAATTTTGGAACGATTTCTCTTCCAAACTCAGCTCTCATCGTTTCGAATGTTGCTCCTGAGTATGTAGTATGCCAAACAATTCCGACCTTAGCTGATCTAATCTCCTTAGCAAGAGGACTGTCAACAGGTATTGCATAGGCAATAGTGTTAGGATGAAACACAATATGAGTAACTCCATTTATCTTCTCCTTTTTTAAATCTGAGGAGTCGAACATAAAATCACCTTGAATAACTCCTTTAATACCTAAATCCTTTAGGTTATCAAATGCAAGCTTTAATTTTTTAGCTAGATCGCCACTTGTATCTGCATCAATATCAGCATGGGATTTATAAATCTTAGGATTCTTTGCAAAGATTCCTTTTTTCGCAACGAAGAATTCTCCAGTTTCTGGATCTTCACCCGCAAATACGGCGGGGGCACCGTCCCACTTGACTGTAACGTCTACTGCAGATTTTGCGTTACCTTGTAACATATCTCGCAACGACCTGAGTGCGATGATAGCTTGGCGCGCCCCCTTAACACCACCGTCAAGAATCAAATCCTCGATATGAGTCATATGAGTATTTTTTGCTGCTTCTTGTAACGGTACGTAATTTTTAAATGATCTCATTATTCATACACCTTAACATATACACTAGAATCTTCTAATTTAGATCCAGCGTAATTAACAAGTTTAGTAATAAATCTATTTGCTTTCGGGCCAGTATTTGTATCTACATAATACAAAACATACAAGCTTTGCATTTTGGCTCCGATCCAATAGACATCTTTCTTACTGATTTCTTTCTCAAAGTTTTCATAAGTGTCGTTTTTATAAAAATGACTATATAGCTTCCAAAAGACACTAAGTGCTCTTTTATTATTTTTAGTAATATCTTTTGCTGTTCTATTTATAGCTTTATTTGTAGGTATAGTTTTTCTAAATACTTGCTTAGCCGCATCTAGCATTACACCATAACCTGCACCACCACCGCGTGCTGTTTTCAGAATAATTTCTGCTTTGATTGCACCGCCTAGCGTTCCGGCTCTGAAATCCATTTTTCCAGAATCGAAGAAAACTGTTCCTGTTTTATTTGACCAGAAAGTTCCACGCTTATCGCCTTGGAATGTGATTCTTTCTAACTTATGATCATCTGTATCGGGGGGAATTTGTGTATTATATACTTTAGCTTTTGCTTTCTTTTTCACAAGCTTGAGTGATATACCAACTAGTTTTCTATCAACGAAAGCTTGTAATAATGATTTGTTATAACCGGCAATAGAATCTATGTTTAGATCTTTTACATTAAATCCTTTTTCAATTGCCCATATATCACCTGGATTCCACTTATCATCTTTAACAGGTTTCTGATCAGAATTTTTATATGCGATATTTTTCTGTGCATAGACTAAATTCATCAGTTTACTATTTCTGTGGAATACTTGGTTTTTGTTAATATAACCTTCTTTAAGAAGTAATATAGCGGATTCATATGACGAATGAAACCACGTCTCATCAACTGACATAATTTCATCAAGGGATGCATCTACTTCAACTTTTTTATATGCATCTTTAAGCACGTTTGGATCTTCGAAGTATTCCTTAGACTGAACACCATGATCTAGTACTGCTTGACATATAACACACTGATGTGATTCGGTGATTTTTGTATTTAATGTACCACCGCCTGCACCACTTCCGCCACCAAATACTGATGATTTGGCTAGTTCGGAAGTAGAAATTGTTTTACCGTCTCCGTGGAGATTAAATGCTTTACCAAGTTTTTTAAAGATTTCAATTTGCGCCAAGGCATCTTCAACTTCAGTTACAGTAAAGGTTCCGCCTTTAGCTAATTCAAGAGGCTTTCCATCTCGAATAAGTCTTGCTAGGATATCGATCCGAGCTTCACCAGTTGCAGCATTCGGTTTCTTTAGCTGACTAGGTTGTAACTTAGACGCCTCGTTTAACGGTTCAAAAGATAAAAAACTTTTCATAGTAGTATTATAACACTCCAGTAGAATTTGTACAATACTATTTATACTATTTTTTAACTTGATATTTAGGCACGTACAACTTATTTGGCGTTATTTCGCCATCTTCGTCTACATTAATTATTCCGAGATCCTCTAATAGATCAACCGTATTTGCGGCACCTTCTTCACGTCCAATACGATACGACATAATTCCGGATCCGATACAACAGACGGTAAATATAATAAATTCATGCATATTAAATGAACCGCTCTATTCTAGTTTCGTAACCTTTTTTGCGCATACCAAGTTCGAACTTCATTGCTTCTTGCAATTGTTCAAATATATACTCAGCTACGCACCTTTTATCCTTAGGGTTTATTGCGAAAACTTTAAAGCTGTAATTCATGCATTCACCATATATTTTTCAACGGGTTTGAGTTCAATAAATTTCCTACGAGATTTTGAAAATTGTTTCATAGGATTTTTAAATTGGATATATTCCTTTGTACTAGTTTTCCGATAACCAACGCAATGACCTTGTTCATTTAGAATATAGGTATGATTTGGTGTGTTATCTTCCCACTTCGTAATTTCTTTAAAAGCTCTTAACTTAGATTTCGTAAATATAGACATCGACTCTCTCTGCGTGTTTTAATGGTAAAGATTGATCATACTTTCTAGGATATTTTCCATCCGAAAGTGCCGCTGAAGTCCTAGGACCTCTTCCTTGTAGCTTTACTCTATATCTAGGAAGATCTATGGGATTCATCGGATTAATCCTGTTTCTCATCATCTCTTTTGCTTTATTGTGCTTATTGATGATCGATACAGTCTTTCTAATTGTTTCAACCTCTAACATATCACCTGCAGAAGCGCAGTGAGCTGTCATTACGTAACTGTCACTATATCTCATAATTATACTCCATGAGTCATGTGTTCGTATGACTCGTCACATTCGTTTAGTTTCTTTCCGCACATGCAGGTCTCCGACTCTTCTTGAGAAGGAGCACCTACAAGACTCCTGACTTGCGCTTCGGTCAGGTCGACCTTAACTATTCCTTTAATTACGTCTTCTAAACTATATTTCATATTATAAGTACCTCGTCAATTTATAGTTATATTATACCACAGTTTTCACCTGTTGTAAACAGTTTTTGTAAAAAAAGTATACATTTTTTAGATATATTTGTTATATGTAAAGTATTTTATATAACGTCATCAAGCGGGAATATCTGATAAATTGCCTCTGCACAAGCTTTAGCAATCTCCTGATGTTCCTTCTGAGTACCATTACCTGCTCTCAATTGGATATAATGAATCCAAGAACGCAATGTTCCATTAACGTACATACGAGACATTGTTAGTCCCTCAGGCAGAATTGCTCTAGCCTGTTCTTTAGCAATACCAGCATTGATAGCCCATTCATAAGCGTGTTTGCATCGCTCAATGATAACTTCCTGGTATGATTCCCAAATATGATGAATTGAATCTTCAATAGGGATTGACAATGAGTTTTGTCTATTCTTATTGTCTTGTAATCTGGCTTCACGTGTAACAAAGCTTAGATCTTGTGTTGGATCGGCATATCGCTGACTAAATTCTTGAAACGAAAAAGATCGATGTCTAAGAATTTGTCTAGCAATATCCCTTGTGGTCTCGATTTCCATGCAGACACTGGCCATCTCTAGTGGAGACCAGTGCTGATGTTTAATCAAATACTTGACTAATTTTTCGGCAGTTTCTTCGTTGCTTTGATTTCCTGGATTTGATACTCTTGCGCAATACGCAACCATTTGTAACAAATCATCTTTTAACTCCACACCGATTGCCGGTTTACTGTGTGAAACAACTCGCACATTAAACATGGTATTATTAGCCCTCTTCTTTTACTAATGTATAAACACCCCAGGCTAATCCAGCCCAAGCCAATAATTTGGCAATACCGCCAAATAAGATTACTGAACCACAAATTACAATAAGTGAAAGTCCATCTAGTGATGTTCTTTCTGCGATTCTTGCTTTAATCCAATCTAACATAATCATCTCCTATACTTGAAAATCTGCAAACGTGTCTTTCTTTTCATTATCCCCCCACGTTGCAATTGGTTTATCGGGGATGCTCATATCAGACATAATATCCGATTGAGCCGACTCTTCAACATCGTACAACTTCATTCTTGCACGATCTATTCCTATCACAAAACGTTTATATTTTGTGGGATCGTTGTAACGGTTTTTTAATTGTTTTACCATTACCTGATTTAACTCATCTAGTTCTTCTGTAGCAATCAAAGCAAACATCAAATCAGCCGTTGCAGGCAAACCGAAGGATTCGGATGTATCTTCCAAACCAACATCAGTATTACTATAACCCGATCTTGTTGTTTGAGTTGCTGTCATGATTGGGACATTAAACTCAATTGCTAAACCACGTAATTCTTCTGCGATTGCTTTTACGTAAGTGTAACTATTTATACTTCCACCCATTGCCTTCATACGAGAAGACGAACATATATTAAGATAATCTACATAAATGATATCAGGCTTAAATTTCTTCTTCAATTTTAATTCATTTAGTAAAGCTCTAAAGTGACCAGAATGCGCAGCACCCGTTGGATATTCTTTAATTAATAGTTTACCGATTGTGCCTTTAGCAATCTTCTGAATCTTTTCAGAAAATACATCTTTAGGTAATGACTCAAGTTGCTGAATTGGCAAATCCATTAGATTAGCGTCGATACGTTCAGCAATTCTCTCTTCAGCCATTTCCATAGTGATGTAAAGAACATTTTTCCCTTGTTGTAACACAGATGCCGCATTGTGACACATAAACAAAGATTTACCTACACCCGTACCTGCCAAACAAACATTGAGTGTTTTATTTGGGATGCCACCTTTTGTAATTTTATTAAAGTATTCCAAATCCCATGGTAGTCTTTCTTCCACTTTAGTATAAAAATCAAAACGACTATCCGAATCATCAATATAGTCATGACCAATAGCTTGATCAAAAGATACACCTAACGCATTAGATAGAATGTCAGGAATTGCTCCCTCAGTTCTTTCTTTATCTTTACCGTCAATAATGTTGATAGAATCCATAATAGCAAGATATACAGCTCTATCTTTACACCATTTCTCAGTTTCATTAATCAAATAGTCAGTATCTAGATCAGTCTTACTATTGATTTCACTAATCAATATCGATGACTGATTTAGAACATCTTCTGGCGCAGATACTTTTTGTAGCTCAATATCTAATACTCTACCTGTTGGTAGTTTATTATGTTTAGCTACAAAGTCTACAATAAGATCGAATACTATTTTATGCGAACCCTCAAAATATTCTTTTTGAATATATGGGATTACGCGTCTACAGTATTCTTCGTTATTCAGTAGATGACTAAGTACGTGTGTCGGTATCTCGTTCTGCACGTTCTATTGTTCCTTGTTCAATAATATGGGTTAATAACTCTCCGAGGTAATTGTTAAAATCCTCGTCGTCTTTCAATAAATCATGTTCATATTCACCTGGATCATTGATATTATATGAAAATGACAATGTCGCAAATCCTAGGTTGGGATCTTCTTTAATAGAAACGGTTCCATAAATAAATCTTACCCCAGGATATGGTGAATCTTCAGTCAAATGTATCGCGTAAAAATCAGAACCGGGATGTTCTTGTACAATAAAATGACTATCCATCCTCTTGCTCCAAATCGATTTCTACGTCAAACAATGGTTTATGTCCGATCTGATAATGACCGATCAAGAACTCTTTGAAATTAGTTTCTTCAAAGATTGGATTCCAGAATGCAGCAGTCAATGTATCTTTTTCACGAACTTTGGGTTCAATCAATTCTCTTGTGTCTTGATCAACTCTACAATACCAACCATTACTTGGTTTTTGTACATAACCACCAGCCAATGCAACATCAAGTAGACCCGAATAAGTTTCGATACCACCTTCCCATGTTACACTAATTGGGATTTTAGATTTCTCTTTTACAAATCTTGATTTTTCTACGTTAATAACAAAGTTGTAACCTTTTACTTCGGTACCTTGTTTTTGTTGTTGACGACCAAGAATCCAGATATTATCTGCTGAATAATAAATCCCTGTACCACCTGATACGATAGCTTTAGGGAATAAACCGATCTCTTGATACGTATGGTTTACTGCAAGCAAAGGAATATTTTTCATTGCTAGATATGGAGTTACCATTCTAAACAATCCTTTAAGTGCTTTAGCTCGAGACATATCAGCCACTGATTTTTCATTCAATGCATCTTCTAGTTCTTTCTTAGAAGCTAGGTTACCAATAGAATCGATAACAACAATTACTTTATCACTACGTTCAATATTTTCTAATTGATTAACTAAATCAAATTTCAATTGTTCCACATCCGTAATCGGAGTGTGTAATACTCTACCAGTATCGATATCAAAAGATTCAAAGTATGATTGTGGTGAACCAAATTCTGAATCATAAAATAGTAATACTGCATCATCATGTTTTTTCATATACGCACTCGCCATCAATAAAGCGAATGACGTTTTGAAGTGCTTAGATGGACCAGCCAATACTGTCAAACCAGGTGTTAATCCACCATCGGGATCGCCTGATAATGCAACATTGATCATTGGTACATCTGTAGGAATCATTTCTTTATCACTAAAGAAAACGGATTCCTTAAGAACCTCCGAGGTTTTAATCTTAGAGTTCTTTTTTAGTTTGTCCATTACTGACATTATCGTTTTCTCCTGCCGAACTGTGTTTGCTCTTGAGCTCTTAATTGTCTCTTATGGCGCGCGATTGCTTCGGCTTTTTTGCGCTTACGTTTTGCTGTTGGTTTTTCATAATATTCTTTTCTACGAACATCTTGTAGAATACCTGCAGCTTCTACAGCCTTTTTGAACTTTCGTAATGCAACATCAAACGGCATATCCTGTGGAGGCCGGTTGTTTTTCTTACCTTTACGAAACTTCCGTGGTTGTGCTTTCAAATTTATACTTGGCATATTTTCCTTCTTTTATTAATTTAATGTGTATATTATAACATGAAATCTGTTAATTGTACACAGTTAATTCCCCAATTTTTTCTTCTATAACATTCAGGAGATAAGTGTACAGATGACACGCTTTCCATAATATCCTTGGCATATTTCTCACCATCCATAGTGAGCCATTCCGATGGATATTCAACCCTTTTCATACCTAGATCATCCATAATTGAAATCCATTTATTTAAGACGTTGATTCTTTCATCGCGAGTTCCCCAAAACGGTTGACCTTTATAATAACCAGTTTTAGGTAGTTTTCTCTCTTCGTATTCGATTGGCCATGGTGTTGCATATTCGACAATAATACCACGATCTTCTAGTCTATCACCATACTTTTTCCAAGCAATTAGCATTCCTTCGATATCTACACCGAGTCTGCAAACGTGATGCCTAATATCTATATTACCAAATGACATTGTAACACCTGAAGGCATACATTGTTGAATGTGGTCCGTGACATAATCAAATGCAGTTCTGATTTGACCATTGAGTGTCAATCCATTAGTTTTTATTACCATAGATCTATCTTTTGCGTATGCGGCAGTATGAGAATCACCGATAGTTAACCATCTCAGTTCAGAGATATCGGTAGATTTTAGAGTCTTTGCTGATTTACATTTGGCTGAAACTAGATCACACCATCCTTTGTCTACTACATCCTTTCTTTTCTTTAACATTTCACCATAATCTGGCATATCAATATCTAGTGAATATACGTATCGTGCTTTTAGAAAGTTGTTAATTCTACGTTCAAGGTCTGGAGTAAAACCTCCGAATAAGTTTAGAGATCCTCCAAAATTAACTCCATGATCTAAATATAAAACTTCGGTAAAATCACCTTCATGATTAATACCGACTCCTAGATTTTCTGACCAGGTTCTTGCCCAACCATAACCATGACTATTTTTCTTTTTAGGTATTTTACTAAAAGTTCCGGTTATCATAATAAAGTGCTCCACTTTTTCAATTTGTTCATTTTTACTTCTATGCGATTTTCAATTTGTTCATCAGTTACAAAGTTATGTTTCTTAAGGATTTCGATCATACACATCACATCACCGATTTCATCTTGCAGATTATGTATATACTTTGTATCACCTTTTGATCTTATAACTTTACTACATGCTTGGATCAACTCACCACATTCTTCCATTGTTATAATCAAGGCTTCTTGGTTCATAAATTCTTATCCCAATCTCTATAAGAGTCAACAGTTTCATATAGTGTTTCATCATGTAATGTAGGTTCGGGACCTACGTTCCAAAATAGAATATCTTTGTCGCTATTCTTTGGAATAAATTTCCATACTTTTCCGTCATAAGTATCAATGCATGGAAATGGTGGTAAGTTTTCTTTACTCTCTGATGCGGTAAAAGCTTTAGGTTCACTAATCACTTCAGCTCTACCCAACTCACCTGCTTTCATATTTCTAGATACTGCTACTGAAACAAACTTCGCATTAGGCCATGCTATTTGAAGTGCTCGTGTTAGAACGCCAGTTGATGTAGCCACATAAACTTCATCGGGTTCTTTAATTGCACTCGCAACCTTTACTAAACCCGCAGTTACCATTTCATGTTTTAGACCAAGAGGAACAAAGTAATATCCGTTCTTCTTAGAATCTTCTAATGCGATTTTGTTTAGATTAGGCATTGCTGCGATTCGATGAAAACTTGCTTCAGCGCCTTGTTCAATACAACATGCTTGATGATGAGAAATCTTTTTACTTGATGGCATATACAGTCGTACTTTTTTACCATGACGTTTTGCTACATCTAAAATACTCACACCGGCCAAACCTGTACGTGGTTGAACATACGCAATTGTATCTTCTTTAATTGTACTAATTAGACAATCACCACCACGTGTTTTAGATCCGACGATCATATCATCTCTAATAACACGAACTCCATCATGAATTACTTCAACTGGAGCTGGATTCGGATCTTCCCAATCTTTAGCTAGATCTAGGTAATATTGCTTTGCTTCATCAGGTTGCATTAACCCAATATCTTTATTAAATCCATCTTCTACGTGTTTATTATGAGCCATTATTCACCATGCTTTGATATTGTTCAACAGTTAGACCATTATCATTTAGTATTTTAAAATCCGAAGGATGTGAAGTCATGCCGTTAAATGTTTCTACAAGTCCTAAATCCAACATTGCTTTTTGACGTCCACGTGGATGATCTTTAATATCACTGCTAGACCATACTTTGTCAAAATCAAGATGCGCATAATCGTCACCGGGTTTAATATAATTTTCTACCCATCTAATATAATCACAACATACATCTTCTGCATTATATGGTACACTTCCTGTATCTTTATAAATGTTCATCATTACTTCATCAAGGAAAGCTTCCTTCTTTAATCGTTGATCATTTTCAGCAAGATATGAAATACACTCAACTGCGTTTGTTCCATAATAAAATAGACTTTCTTTATTCACATATTCTGGAAACCAATCAGCAACATCTGCGACAACAGCCGCGTATTGAAACTTGTATTGTCTTAGTCCATTTTCAACATTCCAGTTGAGCATAAATTCACCGATCTGACGTAGATCTTTTTTACCAGGTGTTTCTAAATATCGTGCAAGATCACATGCTAATCTAGGAGCATATTCACAGAGATAGTAATCACCACCTTTCTTAAAATCATTTGTCGGTTTTGGAAATGCTGGGAATTGATATCCGATAGAGGTATAGAAAGGTTTACCCATCTTACCTTCAGCTTTGATAATCTTTTTCATAGCTTCAATATCATCGGCTAAATGAAGCTTGAATAATAATGTGTTATGATATCCGGAAGGTTTAGTTCCATAGTTAATTGCTGAACCGGTTACTCTATGTAGAATAAAAAGATACAACCAGGTTTCTAGTGTATGTTGACGTCCAGTCCAATTTTGTGCAACGAGTTCTCTTTGAGAAGTTGCTTTACCAGCTTGCATTCGATCCCAATAAGGATGTTTATCAGTCCAACCATAAAATATGTCATTTACGATTTGTGAAAAACCTGCATATTTTCTTTCGACTACATCATATAGTTCAACTTGTTCCATAAGATCATCATTCATGCCACTTTCAGTATGAGGCATAAAATTAGGAACATTACACTTTTCTTGTTGATCTTTGGCCAACTGGAAGTACTTCAAAAAGTCATAATAATATTTAGTTTTTTGCATTTTGTATATCTTGTCTCAAGTTAGTTGTACTGAATCTATGACGTCTACTATTAAAATATAATTCTATATTATATTGTTGACATAATTCTTTTCCAGTAAAATCTTGGTGTCTGTATTCGTCACCTAAAATTCTTACGTCTGGTTTATATAGACTCAGAATATCTACAACTTCGTGCTCAAACATATAAGGAATAATTTCATCTACATATTTAATAGCATTCAATTGTGTATATCTTTCAACCATCGATTGTACTGGTTGATTTTTTTCTAGTCTATCTATTGATGGATCATATTGTAATCCGCATATTAGATAATCACATTGACTCTTTGCTTCACGTAGCATTTGTACATGACCTGCATGTAATAAATCAAAACTAGAAAAAGTTATTCCTACTCTCATATCATAAGTGTCGCAAAAAAGTTCTTAGCCAAAAAGATTAATCCTACCCCATTAAGTAGAATTAATGCGCGGTCTTTCCATAAAATAGAAACCCATAACCATAATAGAATACCAATAGAGGACAATAAAAGGTCCCATAATTGTAATCCTTCAATTCCTCGCAATGACATTGCAGCCAGTACAAAAATAGATGCAACCCACTTTACATACCAGTCTAAAGTCTGTTTTGGTGTTGTAAACTCAGCCATTCTTTTCAGTTCTTTTTTCAATTTCATTAATTGCACTTTCTTCCTTGCTTGTTGCGCAGTCGTCTACTGCACTTGGTTTATCTTTTTTACCGAAGATTCGATCCCAGTTATCTCTTCCTTGTTGTGATAACGTTTTGGATTTAATTGAATCTCCTGTAATATCATTTTTACTTACCATTCCCATCCCTCAATTTCTAAAGGTATTTGTTGCGGTTGTTGTGTTTTCCTAAAAAACATATTACCTTCTGTTGTTTGTGTTAATACGAAGGTATCTCCAACACTAAATGGAGTACTTTCTATCATGATCATTTCATCTGGTTGACTATCAACCATAAGTAAACCATCTTCCGTGATTTTAAACATATATCCTGAATATAACATTTTACTTTTCTCCTCATTGGTCGGAACAGTAGGATTCGAACCTACGACCCCTGCCTCCCAAAGGCAGTGCACTACCAGACTGTGCTATGTTCCGTAATTGGCGCGCCCGACAGGATTCGAACCTGTGACCTACGGTTTAGAAGACCGTTGTTCTATCCACTGAACTACGGGCGCAAAAACTTTTAATCCTCTTTACCCGCAGTTGCCATTATCCGCTAGATACTTATACTGGTTAATCTCTGAGTAATCAAATTTGAATTGACCTTGTTCTACCATTGTTTCAAACGTGTCCCAAAGTTTTTCAAACCTCATTTCGTACAACTCTTTCATACCAATTAAAATATTAGCAATTTTATCTGCTAGTTCTGGTGGCATACCTTCAAATGATGGACTATCAAGTACTCGTTCTAGTACCATATCCAAATCTTCAGTAACATTCCAACATTTCATAATTTGTTCTTCTAGATCAAAGCGATCTAATGCTTTAGATGAACTCATAAACTATATTAGCCTCTTCAAACATTCGTTTAGTCAATTGAGTCGATTCAACCCAGCGTTCTGGCATTGTATCATCGAGCTCGCGTGTTACCACTCGTTTAATTCCGACTTGAATAATGCCTTTTGCGCATTCGGAACAAACTGGTAATCCATAAATGTACATAGTTGCTCCATCAAGTGATGTGCCGTTATATGTAGCATTGTAAATACAATTCATTTCAGCATGAACGACATACTGATATTTAGTTACTTTATTTTCATACATGGAATCATCATCTGAGATTCCACGAGGAAAACCATTATAACCTTGTGCTAAAACTTGACCTTTAGAACCAACAGCGACAGCTCCTACTTTACGTGAAGGATCTTTAGACCAAGTGGAAATATGTTCCGCTAAATCTAAATAGCGTTTATCCCACTTGTATATGTTTGCGACTGCCCATTGGCCGCCAGGCCGTTTGTTATAATTTTCCATTATTCTACCAAATCAAAGTGTCGTTCATAGACATGTAAATTTTGAACTTGCCAATAAATTTCACCGTCATCGACTCCAAGTTCATCAGCCAATGTGCATAGTACATATTCTTGCCATGCATAATCATTACGATATCCGAAGATAACATCATTAGAACGCATCTGTACCACACAATGTAATTCATTGTCGCGGATATAATATGTAACAGAATTTGTACAAATATAGTCATTCTTGTTTTGATCATTATACTCAAGCCAAATAGATGGACGAGTATAGATCATAGAAGCTCGACGTGAATCTTTGTTTTTACGTAGCTCGTTAACTACTTGTTCAAACTGGTTATTATACTTATCGCTAAAAATAAGATGGCCATAATTCGAGTTAATCTCACCATGACGATTGGCGGTCATTTGCCATGCCTTTGGTGGATCTTTGTCAATAAAGATATCATAGATATTTGTCGATTGCGATTCATACCATGCAATTTCAGCATCAATATATTCTTGATTAGGTGTACCAAAAATAGCCGGTTCGGTTGCATGAAAGGACGCACCCAACAATTCAATCGTCTTACTGCCATTCCGATCAACAGTAAAATTCTTGTTTAAGAGTTCTTGTCTAAAGTGGTTTCTTATATCACGTATATTCATTTGCCATACCTATCGTCTACTTCTGGATGTTCTAATGTATGAATCATTAGAATCATTAATTGTGTTGCGGCGTGTGCCAAGTGACTCATACCAGATTCTGGATCTAGATCTTCGCCACTATGCCATGCATTAAGATGTCGCTGAATAGATGAATATGTGCGCAACTTACTTGTATCGCCATCGATACGCCAATTGTTTACGCCATACTTTTCAGCACCGAAGCCAAACACTTCAGCGATTTCGAGTAATGCTTCTGGTGGAATTAAAGCTAATGGAGCTTTACCTTCGTCAAACTTCATAATAATAGAGCCTTTTCAAATTTACTTGTATATTATAACACGATGAATTGGATTTGTACATACTTTTTTTCATTTATTTTAGCGGAAATGCAAATCTATAATCTGGATCTTTACCTGGAAAACTCTTACCTACCTTCAAAGCGTTTAATGCTTTATGTGCATCGACCAATCCTAAGATTTGGTAAGAATATTCTTGTCCTTCGCGAAGAGGTTCTGACCAAGGTTCAACCCATTTCCATATCATAAAGTAATTAATATTACCCAATAAAACTTGTTCTTGTGGAAAGTAATTAACTTTTACCCCGATTTTTGCAAACATCTTAAAATCAATATTTCCGTATTCTTCATGAATATTATCATATGCAATTCCTTCATATAGCTTGAGATCATTTCTATGATTAATAATATCATGTTCCGGAAACTCGGAATCCCATCTACGATACTTATTTAGCTCACTTTTATCACGAGTCTGTGCTACATGCGCGTCTCTTTTCTTGATAAAATCAGCGGTTGGTGTACCTGTATATACTCCATTAAAGTCCGTAATGATATCCGATTTATAAAGCTTCATTATGAAATAACCGCTTTAACAAATTCCACATCAATAATAGCAGCCGCACTTCCATCAACATCTACTGGCATCGCTTTATTCCAATCGAGAAATACACGATTACCAGGTTCAACAAAACTAAGTGCATCAGTACTAGCAGCTAGTACTACACCAGGCTTAGATCCCTTTGTAGTATCTGCTGTAAGGATAATACCACCAGCAGTTGTTTCTTCTTTTTCGGCCTGAGTTACCAGGACTTGATTATGTAACATTTTAATTGCCATTTTTTTCTCCAGTTTTAATCTTTAAATGTGAACCAATAGTCTTATCTAAATGACTTAGTGGTATTTTATCTTGAGCAACCTCAAGCGCTTTTTGTTTTAAATTTACATTAAATTTATTATTAAACCAAATATCGATTCTATCAGCGATATTTACTATTTTTCTAAACAGTTTCCCTTTGAGTCTATAAAAGAAACGCATTAAAATAACTCCCTTTCAGTTAATACAAGAAACTGCATATTAGAAGCTGAACACCATTGTTCCGCAGCTTGCCATTTAGCTACATTCACTCTCATCTTGCGTTGATGATGTGGCTTGATTTCTATCAGCTTCTCTACTATATTGCCTTTTTCATTAATCATACGAATGTAAAAGTCAGGATAGTATGTTCTATGTTTACCATCAAACTCATAAGGAATCTTTACTTCCTCACTTGACCATGACAGTATTTCTTCTTTCTTATCACAGTAGACCATAAAAAGTCTTTCCCAACTACTGCGATAAATGATTTGCTTTTCATTACCTTTATATTTCGATACATTCTTTGGCACAAATTTGCCTTTAAAATTAGATCTTCTCATTACATATTATTCCGAAAAACGAAATCAATTGCTCTCTCTGCTTCTTTTACCATATCTCTTTTCCCGTACCAATTGCCTGTATCATTATCTAGATCAGAACAGATCCATGCTATTTCGCGAGCAGTGATTGGATAACCACGTTGCATCGCATTACCAGCAGTTGATACCATAATTTTGTACATCTGTAAATACCAACCAGAACCAGTAATTGATTTATATTCATTAACTTGTTTTTGATTTACAAAAGGACAGTCGCGATATCCGGTCCATGTAAAGTCAGTGTTATTGAGTTGGGATTTTCTGTGTTCAATGATACCGTTTCTGATAGATTCGGGTAACTTATCGAAAAACGATTCATTTGGTACGACATATCTGTGTTTGGCCATGAGTACGTTTGCATCCATGAGCTCTCCGTCGTGGGTGAATATGAAATTGTAAGCCCCTCTGTACTTACTTGGGACGTAGTACATTCGGCTAAGGTCTTTTGTTTGGGCATCTGCGATGTCTCCTATTTCTTTATTAAGTGCAAACCAAAAGTGTTTAATCTTATCAGCAGGAACTGATGATGTAAGTGGAAATACTAATCTAAACTTTGGATGCTCTTTAGTTGAACTTGCTGTCGAATAACAAACGTATTTGTACTTAGAGTATTTCTCATGGATATCTTCAATTGATCCTTCATAGTCATCAACATCGACGATACCGAAACCTCCCCACTCAACTACGTTAGCATTTGCGCGGGTCGTTTCGGCTTGATATACCGCAGGTGATATTAATGGAGCATCAGCTTTTTTCTGATACTTCTCACTTCCTGCTAGTTTATATAGTACTTTCTCAAAATCATCAAACGAGTTATAATCGACTCGTTTAGTCGTCTTGTTATCATAGATACTATCAAATATCGTCAAAGATACTGTCATTATTTAACTCTTTTTTTAAATATCTCCCAAGATACCATGGTTGCCACTATGTGATGGATTTGTCCAACCTTTTGGTTTTACCAAATCAGGCAAACCTAGAGGATTGGGTCGTTCTGCTTTAACCCCTACTTCCTTTGCCATATTAGCTTTAAGGACTTCGTCCCAAGCCTTATATGCATCTACACTGAAAGCATCTAGAGTTCCGATTGCTACAACACATAGGTCAATCAAACCATCGACGATTTCTTCACCGTCCATAGTTTCAAAAGCCTTTTTAGTTTCATCAAGTTCTTCTTGTAGAAACGCAATACGAAATTCCAAAAACTTTCTTAGCTTTTCAGGATTATTTTTATTTTCGAAAACCCAATCAAGGGTTCCGAACTTATCTTGCATCTGTTCGATGTCTTTTACCCAGTTCTGGCTCATGATGTAATGATTCCTTGTTTTGGTGGTGTTACGATTCCAGACGTCATACTTCTGATTTGATCAACCAATTCATCGACTGGCGTACAGATCATAAGTACATGGCTTTTGTCAACTTCGAACTGTGTATCACTAGAGTATGCCATAAATGGAATAAACCCAATTTTACCGGGTTCAGTCGAAACCATATTAAATGCATCGCTAATAGTTACAGTCGTATCTGACACTGCTACTTTTCCAATGATTTCCTCACCTGAGGTTAATCGTATTAATTTCATTTTATTTCTCCTATAATTGGTATATTATAACACGCTTTTTGCGTATTGTACATAGTTATTTTAAAAAAATTCATCAAGGGTTGCAATCTCTTTTGAGTTCCATCCAACAGCTGATAGTATCGGATCAATAACATCTAAGAATGTTTTATTGAACTGAGTATCATAATCAATATAACGATGTAGACCAAACTCTTCAGGTAGGTAATCCAAGAAAGAGATTACATTTTCCTTGAGATGATTTGGTGTTCGAAGATAGATGAACTTAATCTTCTCGCCATTTTGAATTTTGTTGTATTGTTTATCTAATGATAAATCTTTCAACATTTTATTATACAAAATGCCACCGCGAGCATGGATTGGTGTTCCCTTTTTGTATATTGTTTGCTTGTCTCTGAATTGAGTCAAGTTTGTAATTCCACGAGGGAATGCGATTTCGTGTGGCGGAAGTGTTTTAAAATACGTTCGGAACGAGTCGATATTCTTTTGAACATCACGTTCGGTTCCGCCAATAATTGTTTTGAATATTTCTTTAAGTGCTTCTCGACATGGAGCTGGTGTCGAAGATTTAATAGCTTCGATGCCCATAATCTTGAGTTTAGGTTCTGCGTATCGAACACCTTCGTTATCAAGGACATTTAGAATGTAACGTTTCTTAGCAGTCCAGATACCACGGTCAGCAATTGCTTCTCGTTTCATTACCATACGGTTTTCGATACCACCCATACTTTCGAATAGATTAGTATAGCTATCTGCAAGTACAGTTTCTAGTTTTTCTTGACAAACCGTATTTACAAACTCAAGTGGGTTTTTAGGTTTTACCGCATTAACAAGTGTATCTAGTGAAACATAAACAGAATCAGTGTCGATCGCTAGTACATAATCTTTGTTAGTTTTTAAGATCTTGTTCAAATAATCATTGATTGCTTTTTCAGCCCAACGAATTGTCAACTGACCAGTTAGCGTAATACCTTCTGCGATACGTTGATCGAAGAATCGGAAGTATTTATTACCTAGCGCACCATAAAGACTATTAAGTAGAATCTTAATAGACATTTGTTGGTTTTCAGCAATAGCAATATCACGTTGTACTCGATACAATTCTTGTTTATCGCTTTTGTCAATCTTTTCAAGTTCGCGTTGAGCATTGATCATTTGCTTTTTAATAACAACACGTTCACTATACATCTGATCGATAATCTTTGGAAGAATACCTTGTTTGTCAGTTTTGAAATATTGTCCGGAAGCAGATGCGCATTCGCCATCTTCGATAACTGGTCGTACTTCGCCACTAAGCAAACTTTCAACATTGATATTAGCAACTTTACCAGGAATAATAGTTTCTGGTGACATATTGTACTGCATAATAATAGACGGATATAGTGAGTTTAGATCGAAAGATACAACCCATTCGTGCATTCCAACATGAGGATCTTTTACAAAACCACCAGGATATGGGGTTTTAAACTTTTCTTCACCGAATGGAATGATGACGTTATTAGCATATAGATTACGAAATATGATCGCATCCCAAATAGCAGTTGTTCCCATAACATCGCTGTAGTTCACACCACCACGATAGGCCATAGTCAATGCTAGAGTAATAAGACCCATCTTATCCTCGAAGCGATCTACCAAATCTACGTCTTTGATATTATAGTCAATGAACTTTTGATGATCATGTTTGTAAAGTGTATGCAAGTTACCATGTTCTTCGTAACTTAGTTTTTTCTCACCAAGGACAACAGATGCAATATGATCAAGTTTGTAAGATTCTTGTGGACCATAAGAATAACCGAATTTACGGAACAAATCTAGGTAATCCATTTGAGCAATACCTTGAATATCGTATGCGATTTGTTTACGTTGCATTGTAGTCACATCACGACGATCGATCAAACCCCAAGGGGATAATCTACGAACAAACTCTTCACCATGTATTTTGATAATACGATTGATGATATAAGGCATATCAAAGAATCGAGAGTTCCATCCGGTAATTACATCGGGACATTGTGAAGGTAATGACCAATGCGCAATAAATTCGAGTAAGAGTTCTGATTCGGTTGCACACTTTTTGTATACAACTCGATTTTCTTGCATGATACTACTTTCCACATCATAGTCTTTTAGACCCCAAACATAGAAGGTATTATCAATATTATTTTTCATACAGATAGCGGTAACTTCATGTGCCGCATGTTCTGGATCAGGGAATCCAGCATCAGATTGAACCTCGATATCGATAGTAGTAACGTTAATCAAGTTTCGATCAAATTTGATTTCTCCTGGAAATTCATCATTGATAAAGGCTGGAATATGTTTATCGTTACCGTAAATATTACGGCCAACAACTTGCTTATTGACATGAAGCCATTCTTTAGCTTCACGCATTGATTCAAATTTGATAGGTGCTACATTATACCCGTCTAGGGATTTCCATGCGGAAGGTTTAGCGGTACTAACAAAATACGTAGGTTGGTATTTTATTTTAGTTTGAATCTTTTTGCCGTTTTTATAACCCCGATACATGAGCGAGTTGCCGTATCGAGAAACGTTAGTGTAGAATTTTGTGTTCATAGTATAGCCATTTCAATTTTATATGTACATATTATATCACATTTTAAACGTATTGTACACACAAAAATGAGGGAGTTTCCCCCCTCATTTTATTCAACAATTAGAATGTATTCGAAGCTGCGTAAATAATTAACGGAGAAATTCCTAAGACTCCACCCATTAATAATACTACTTCGAATCCAGATCTAATGCCTTCTTTGTGTTTACGTATGTAACCCATAGTTAGACTCCAGTAAATTGATTATTACAATCCACTGGGTATTCGCTGCTCACCGGAATTTAGTCTTGAATAAATTCCTTCTTCTTTGATGCCCCAGCAGATCCGATTTCGATCTTCCTAGGACGCCTTTCTTCTGGAACTTCAACCCTGGCATTCACCACGAGTATGCCATTCACAAGATCGGCACCATCTATTACGACAAATTCAGAAAGTCGGAAGGACTTTTCAAACTTGCGGGATGAGATACCTTTGTGTGCGTATTCGCGTTCGTCATCAAAAGCTTTTTGACCTTGAACTAAAAGAATTCCGTCTTTGACTTCGATTGAAATGTCCTCTTCCGAGAACCCAGCAACCGCTAGTTCAATAATGAAGTTTTCATCATCGACCTTTACAACGTTATGGGGTGGATAATTATCTTGAGCTCTTCCAGCTGAGTGGATTCTTTCGAGTTCGTTTAGTATTGGTTCAAAACCAATGAATAGTGAACGTGGTACGTTCATAGTACTTCTTACCATTTTAGTTTCCTCCTATATATAGCAAGGTTAATTTTTCGGACCCGACCATCGGCATCCGAATATATTTATACCAGCAATCTTGCCAGTTTAAATATTTTTTTGTAAACTTTTGTTTATTATTTTACTAAGTCTACCAGATTTCATAAGCTTATGAAACTGTTTTAATTTGTCTTTTATCTTTTGTATCATATTAATATCTTGGGTTTTTATGCGGATAGTTAACTAATCCAAGAGTGTCAGGTCGATAATCATCCGCGAAATCAGGTAAATCAACTGAAGGTACTTCTACATCGACAAATTTACCAGCAGCATCCCACTTGTCAAATTCATCGTTGAGCTTATTCATCCAGTTTAACCAACCGCGACCATCATCTCTTTCATTTGCGAATCGAACAATTCCTTCAATTCTTTGATCATATACGTATGTTGGATATATTTCATTTAGATGTCTTAGATCAAAAGTTCCTAATGACATATCGTACTTCATTCTAAAATATTGCATTGTGTCTTCACCAACTAAAAGTTCAGGATCAAACCTGTACGTGGCACCATGCCTAGAATAAAAAGTAATTCTTAAGTGACTTTCCCAGCCATTAATATTATTATACTCGTACGTATATAATTTTTGATGCGCATCAGAACATTCTTGAGTAAACTCATCCCAAACCTTTACAGATTCTCCGGCTAATGCTTTTTGCCACCAGTCATACGGGTGTTGGAATATTCTTAGTCCAAACCCATGAATATGATCCGGATTTGTAATATCAGCGGCATTTGCTTTACCTACATTTTCTCCATGAAGATGCATCCAAGCTTCACCAGGATGATATCCTTCATTTGGAACAAGTCCATACTGATATTCCAAGGCAACTGCATCGGGTGGATTATCCGATTGCGCTATCATGTCATATACTACTAGTCCATGGGGAGTAATAAAATCATCACCATCAACTAGTACCATATAGTCGTTATCTGAAGCTAGGAACAAATCAAATACTGAATTTTTTCCAGTAGAAGGAGTTCCGTCACTTTCAGTAACGTAATGCTCGATTCCTTCGGCTTCACACCAAGCAACTGTTTGGTTATGAAATGCCCATCTTTCATCAGTATCTAACAATGTGTTTATAACTATTACTAGATCTTCTTTTGGAATACGAGCTAGGTGTCTTTTAGCAGCATTTATGTTTTTACTGCATAACGCATAATATTTAAGTTTAGCCATAACTTATCCAATAGGTAAAATTGGCCAGATAACTGATTGTGGAAATGTTTCTTGATCAGTAATATTTCTTAGTGCTGCGCGATAGTCTTGCATTTCAGTGCTCATAGTTCTATCACCTAGTGCTTCAATATCGGTATCAGCCAATAATATATTACGCTTTTGTCGAATGAATGCAGCCTTATCGCTATCCGTTAAATCAGTTACGGTTAATACTTGGGTTTTAGTAGTTTCTGTTTCTTCCCAAGTTTCTACGACTCTTTGATATAACGGATTAAACTCCGGCAAATCGACTAGTGTAAGTTCTTTTAAATCTCCTGTCATTGACTCAGGAGTAAACTCTACTGCTTCTTCTAATTTGCTGGCGTATTTTACTGCTTTCATTTGCAAATTAAATATAATTTCTGCTAGTATTTCTTCAGACAATCCAATAACTGGATCATAGTATTGTTGATCATAATAAGTAGGTAAAGTATCACTTTCAAACTTTACTTTTATTACATTCTCAACCGCATCAATTCTTATAATTTCATATCTGTTATACATTTTTTAATTCCTAATAAACTCTTATCGAACAATAGTGGGTCGACCCAGTATTTAGTGCGCTTCGAAGCAAGTAAAAAATAGCTAGTTCGTCACTAGTCCAACTACCATTACCATATATCCAAGCATAAGCGTAAGTCCCGTTTACCGCAGTATTAGACATTTGAACGAACGAATCAGCTCCAGTTCTATATATACTTTTCTGGTAAACGGTGCCGGCGTTAGCATGATCGTGCGTATACGAATTGGCCGTATATCTAAAATCGATTCTAGTCCATCCGCTATTATAACCGCCGCGAGTACCTATTACAATATTGTACCTTGGATTAAAAGGATTTAATTCAGAAGTATCTTCTCCAACTATACAGGTTATTGGACCATAGTTAAAAAGACCATCGATACGAGAGATACTACCAAAACCCGAATCTGACTGACCGCTTTCTGATACAATATAGCTCGAACCTTTATAAACACTCCAACCGAAACGAGCATTTGTGTCATAAGAAGTTTTTAATGTTAGCTCTGCAGTTCGCTTTGAAGTATCATAAAAATCATCCAGTGAGATTGTTCCAGATCTAGGCACAACTTTATATGGATCTGAGTTTACTCCATAATATTCGTTAATCCCAATTGGGTTACTTCCACCAAATTCAGTTTGAACAGTGGATAATGATACAGCTCCAGTTGAACCAATAGCCATAAACTATTTACTCCTTATTGCTATTACCAATATTATACTTAGGGCATAATTGCCATTGACTTTTTTCTTTATAAGGAATTACTTTGATTTGTCGGAGTGGTGCAATATCTTTAGCCTGATCCGCAGAAACAAAAGTAATTAGTCCCCAGTCAGCCAACAGTGTGGCAATAGTATTTCTACGTTGAACATCATTCAACAATAAATTAGAAGGTTTCCCATCTAGTAAAAACAATTCTTTAAAATGTACGATAAAATATCGACCTTGCTTGTGCAATATATGACATGATTGGTATAGCTTTTGATCTTTACGAGAAGCTACTCCAATACGTGTCAGGGTTTCTCTGATTTTTAAAAAATCGTCGGGCTCGTTTAAAGTGATTTCTAGCATCGAAGCTGGAGACCACTTTACTTCAGTATTATTTTCGTTTTCCACCTTTGTAAATCCTTAATTTCAATTCGTTAATTTGTGCATCATTTAGTAATGGCAAAATGGATTTAGCTTTTTCAGTACTATATCCATAATATTCTTTTACCAGTTCAAGATTATCTATATCAATAGGTTTTGCCCATTTAGAGAATCTTTTCTTCTTACTGATTATATTTATAAAAAAATCAAACTGAAGCCTATTATCAATATGATGATTAACATTCATTTCATTAGCAAAAAGAATAGTGTCTGGAAAATACGAAAGCCCACGATTTACCATAAAAGCCGGATATGCCTTTTCAGCAATATCGTCAACCATAATATCCTTTTTAGTTGTGTTGATTGCGTTTAAGTAATCGAAGGGGCTCATTTAAATTGAACCCCCGCCATTACCTCAGTAAGACAAGCAACAGTATTAAGTTCGTGATCTGCAACAAATGAATTTTTATATTGATAGTCCGCCAAAATAAGTACCAATTGAGGTATACTTTGTGGTTCAATATAGTCATTCATATTATCATAAATTTTACGATAAATTGCCGCAGGTTCAGAGTCAATATTGTTGCTCACCCACTGACGCATACCTTTAAAGTTTTTTCCCTTAAGATGGAGCATAAGATCATTAAGAGATACTTCCGATAAAGATACTAAAATGCCTGAATCGATAACGCCGCTACTACTGTAACGTTGAAGTTCATTAAGAACTTTACGCCAATCTGGCATGTGTTTCATAATTAATTCAGCAACTACTTTTTTATCATAAGTAATATTCTCATTTTCAAGAATATCACAAACTCTATGAAGGAATTGTCCACAAAGTGGAGCTGAATCTTTCTTAGAAACATTAAACTCGATTGTTGTACAACGAGAATGCAATGGATCAATGATTCGATTCTTAAAATTACACGTCAAAATAAAACGGCAATTGTTAGAAAACTCTTCGATGAAACCACGCAAAGCAGGTTGTGTTGATTGTGCATTGAGGTAATCAGCCTCATCTAAGATGACTACTTTATAGCCACCTTGAAGTGATACAGTAGACGCGAATTGTTTTATCTTGTTACGTAATGTATCGATGCCAGATTCTTCGGATCCATTGATAAGAAGATAATCTAGTTCAAGTTCGTTGCACAAAGCTTTCGCAACTGTAGTTTTACCCAGGCCGGCTGTTCCGGTCAGAAGCATATTGTGTAGGTCACCTCCTCTAACAATATCTTCAAAGGTTTTCTTGATTGATTTTGGTAAAATACAATCTTGAATTTTTTGTGGACGATATTTTTCAACCCAAAGAAATTCTGACATTATAGTACCTCCCAACCAAGAACCGTTGATACGCGGAAAGATCTCCATGCATCTTTATCCAAAGACCAAACCGCTAAATGGTCTGAATCTGGACTAATAGAATCAATTGTGGCTTTAACACCATTTGCTTCTAAAACAGCAGGGTTGAGAGAACAAGGCATGACTCGTATTTCGTCAGAGTCAATTTTTTGAAAGGTAACAGTAACTGTACCTTTTCGAAGCGCTTCAATTAAGCGTGAACATTCATTGCGATCCATAATATATCCTTCATAATAAAAATTAATAAAACGCGAGGGAGCTACCCTCGCATTAAGCTACTTCGATTAAGCTACTTCAGCTTCTTCGGTAGGAAGATCGTCGCCAGCAGGTACTTCACCTTCTGAAACTTCTTCACCTTGAGCAGGGGCTGCCGCTTGTAGGAATGCTACAATACGAGTTCTTACAGCGCCAACTGCTTCTAGTTCACTACCTTCGAAAGCGCCACGCTTAGAACAAATATCAATTACTTGTACTACTGTAGCGATATCTTGTAGTGAAAGTTGTGGAGCAACTTGCTCCTCTGGTGCAGCATCTACAGCTGCGTTTACTTCTTCAGTCATTTTCTTCTCCTTTGCAAAGTTTATAGACTAATTTTGAGAAACCCGACCGTCGGCATTTCTCGCATTATCCTCATAATGTATATGAGAATTTTTCTGTGCACATTTATTTATACACCGAAACTTGATGATTTCTCTAAAGCGATATAATAATCTAAAGGATTATCCGCGTTGCGCCAATTAGAAATTAGCTTAGATGAAATCGATACTTTATAATCACCTTGAAGCATCTTAAGGTTAGCGATGCTAAAGACGTAGTTGAATGTTTCAGTAGATGTAGTACCTAGATCGATATCAAAAGTATTCGCAGTCGCATCTTTTTCATTAAAGACAGATGCTACAACGTCACCACCTTTACTACTAAAACTCAATTCCGAGTGACCAAGAACAGCGGCCGCTTTTTGAATCTTCTGTAGGTTTTCCATAGTCAGATCCAATACAACTTCACACTCTGGCATATTGATATCCTTACTTGGTTGTGTAAGAATGTCTACCTCAGAATAGAAATACTTAATCTTTTGAGATCCGTCGGACATGATCAAATAGTGATCTGTAAATGTAAGATCCGGATCATTCATAAGATTATACAATGACAAAAACTCGTTGAGATCGTATACACCGAACTCACCTGGAAAATCTTCTAGGATAGAGGCTTTTGCCATAATTGTTTTTGCTTCGGAAATAGTCTTGAGTTCCTTTCCAGGTTTAAAGACTAGATTCGAATTGATACCCGCAAAGTTTTTGAGGATACTAATAGTTTCACTTGATATTTTCATAATTTACCTTTTTTAATTTTGATACCAGTATTATAACACATTTTACAATGATTGTACATACTTAATTTGAGTTTAATCGATCGTGCTCATAGAGCGCAAGCAATCCATAGTGTAAGACCTTCATCAGATCTTTCCTATGATCTTCTGGAGTTCCTTTTTTACCGTACCGCGCATTATACTTATCAACATTTCCTAGAAAAAATCCTAGGCCATGTCCACGATCAATAATTACTTCTGATGATTGTAAACCACCTTGACCGTAATGTGCACCGTATGTAGAATCAATATACTTTTGGAGCTCTTCAATAAGAGCTCCTTCGTTAAATTTATAATCGGGCTTTTTAGATTTCGCCATCGTTATCCTCTGTTTCTTCGAGAGTTTCTACTCCGGCATCAACTTTGCTGTAGAGATCTAAGAAAGCTGACTTGGTATCTTCATCAAACCTTGCGATACATAGATCGATCGCTTTTGCTCTATTCTTAAAGATAGAGTAAGTTTGAGCTATGTGACATAACCTACGAGTTGAAATAACTTCGTCGACACCATCATCATAGAAAGTCTTCCTAATAATATCGGCCCAAGTGATTAGCTTTTCGACGAAATCTTCGTCTTCAGTACCAAACTTAGACATGTGGTTGTTAAGAATTTTTGTTTCGATTGAAGGCGATGGAAACTTCTGATCAATCGCAACAGTAAACCTTTCAAGGAAAGCTTCATCGATAATAGAAGCAGCAGTAAACCTACCGTCTTCAGAACCTTTACCTTTTGTGTTAGCTGTTGCTATAACATTGAATCCAGGCGCCGGAGTAATCGTTTCGCCCGTTTTCTTAACCAGAACAGGCTTACCTTCCAATATACCTTGAAGACACATAATTTTATTTGTAGCTCTATCAATTTCGTCGAGCAATAATATTGCACCGTTTTCCATTGCTTTAAGAACTGGTCCTTTAGAGAAGACAGTTTCTCCGTTGATGAGCCTAAAGCCACCAAGCAAATCGTCTTCGTCTGTTTCAGGATTGATTTGAACACGTATAAACTCCTTATTCAGTTTCGAACAAGCTTGTTCTACCATAAAGGTCTTACCGTTACCAGACAAACCTGAAACGTAAACAGGATAGAACATCTCTGACTTTATAATCTTTACTAGATCGTGGAATGCACCCCAAGGTACAAACGTAGGATCAGCCTTTGCAAAAGTCTTCTCGTCGTTAACAATTGATTGCATTTTCGCCTTTGGAGAAATATCCACAACACTCGTGTCAATTTCTACTGTTTGAAGTAAAGCACTTAAATCATAAGTACCAATCTTGACTCTATTTTCTGCTGTAAGCATTGGATAAAAGTCTTTACCAGTATAACCCATAGCTTTTGCTGTGGATTCGATAACATTCTTACGGAATTGAGTCTGATCTGGATAGTTCTTTTTCAGTTCCTTAAGAATGTTTTGGGTTGATATTTTAATGTTTTTCATAATGTAATTCCTTATCAATTTTTCAATATGTGTATATTATACCAAGTTTTTTAGGTCTTGTACACACTTTTTTGCAAAAAAGTTTAATTTTTTTACACTTATTGAGCGACACATCTACCGAATTGGGTCATAAGCACTTTATTTGCTTTCTTACTCTTAGAGTACTTTTTGAAAGCATTTGCCATTTGACCTCTAGACTGCTCTGAAGAAACTTCGAAATCATCATCTTCAGTAGAAAGGTTATTGCCACCTTTGATCAAGTAAAATTCGTTGTAACCTAAAGCATTTACTTTTACAACACACTTGTTTTTTCTATATTCTTGTTGAGCGGCTTTCCTAGCATCTTCAGCCCAAGTCGTATTCACAATCTGATCAACTTTAAAGTTAAACGCACGATTGTTATCAGCCATGAAGAATCCGATACAGTTGATTCCGTATCTGTTTCTTAGATTCTCAAGTAAAGCTTGAGTTACTTGGCTTCTTCCACCTTCTGACTTGACTAACTTACCATCAACAACAATATTAACATCTCTCCAAGAAGCCTGAGTTTCGATCTTTTTCTTACGTAGTTTATTGTCAGAAAATGCACGTAGACTATTCGCTTCACCATCAGAAAATACGACTAGATTCATTTTCTCAATCGCATTCTTCATTTTGAAGTCTTTGATCAAGTGATGTGACATAACTAAAGCTTGATTCAACGGAGTTGAACCGTAATCTTCATGAGGAGATATAATATCTCTAGAAGTCCATCCATCAACTTGTGATCTAACGTAAAGATTCTTAATAGACTCTTCGAAGTCTTTTTTCTTGAGCTTCGAAGAAGTTAATAGCGGCATAGCTACGTTATCTAAATCCATATCACCATCAAATAGAAGACCTTGATGACGTAGATCGTATGTATCTAAAGCTCTGTTTGTTGTAGTAAACGCGTAAACTTCGAAAGGAATATTTACTTGCTTACAGAACAACACTAAGTGAATTACTTGCTCAAGCACTTTAGGTAGAGAATCACACATAGAACCTGAATAGTCAATGAGCAACATCATACCATGATTTTTTGAATCATAAAGTCGTGTAGTTTGCTTGAAAATATCTTCGTTAGTTTTGTACGAGAACAACTTGTTTACATCAATCACACCAGTTTTTGCGGTTGTCGCTTTGGCCCATTGCGTAGCTGCTTTTCTCATTTCAAATTCTTTCACAGCAATACCAACACTTCTCTTGACAGACTTCATGAAAGGACCGTAGTTTTCTAAAGCTTTGTCAATAATGCTTTGTTGATAACTGTTAATAAATTCGTTTTGCTTAAGTCTTTCTTCTGCTAGTTGATCGTAGCTGATCACAATCTTTTTTCTAATCTCTTTATTGATGTCACTTACAGTTAACGTCTGTGTACCATCTTCATTTGTATCTAAGAACTTATGTTCGTTTGATCTGAAAGCTTCATCAGTAATTGAAGTAGGACCTTCCGGAGCTTCTTTACCATTTGAAACTTCACGTTTTTGATCTTCGTTTTCTTCGCTACCTTGATCTTCGTCACCAGCTTGATCCGATTGATCATTGTTTTCTTCTTCAGATTCTTCATCACCACCTGACATAGAATCTTGCATGCTATCTTGTGACTCATCAGTAGAATCATTTTCGTCGTTATTCTCAGGAGTATTAGGCTCTTCCTCGTCATCTTGTTGAGTCTTGTCATACGCGACAATGTCTTTTACTAACTGTAAGACTTCTTGGAAATCTTCAGTTTTCATAGCTCGATCCATAAAGACTTGTTCTTCGTCATTAAACTCAAGATTTAAGTGATCACCAACCTTCGCTTGAAGATTGATTTTATCGATTAACTTAAGTTCTGTATGATCAAGATTGTTAGTACCGAAAAAGTTATCATCAAAGAGTTTTGCGTATGCACGTGCGAAAGGACCGACTAGACCAGGATATCTAGCTTTAACTTTTCTTTCGATCCTTGCATCTTCGATTACGTTGATATAAGAGCGAGGACAGCCTTGAAGTTTTTCAGGGCTGTCGTGCCATCCTTCATAAGGAGTTTCTAACGCGTGACCAACTTCATGACCAACAAATAGATCATAAACGTCTTTACCCATATCCTTCCAGAGCGGAAGACCGAGAACACGGTTTTTGATATCAAACCATGGGGTCTGATAATTACCGTGACGAATAGAGATGTTCTCTTTCGCCAACAGTTTAGGTAAACTTGAATTATCGTACATATTAACTCCTTATCTTTAATATAGGTATATTATACGATGTTTCAGCGTACTTGTACACACTTTTTTGAAAAAAAGTATATATTTTTTAGACGTATTTGTTATAAGCTTATAACTTTCCGGAATAAGGACTCGAATTATTTAATTTTAGAGAAATTCCTCTCTTTAATGAATTCGATCTTAGATCTAAACTTATTCTCTAGGATATCACCTTTGTGTGATATAATGAAGACGTTTGTTCCATCTTCTAGAGTATTTAGAATCTTAGTCAGATTATCAATTCCGTCGTGATCTAGTGAAGAATCAAAGGTTTCGTCTAGAACTAGTAGATTTGTCGAAGCTGAGTTTTTCATCTTAGCGATTTGTCTCCACGTGAAAAGTAGACTTAAGTCAATTCTTTGCTTTTCACCTTCAGAGAACGAAGCATAGTTAAATGCATCGCGATGTCGAGATCTAATAGTTTCAGTAAAGTTCTCATCCAAATGGAATGCAACAAAGAAATCTAAGACTTGTAGATACTGATTGATCAGTCTATTCATCACAGGAAGGTATTGCTTAATTACCTTCGTTTTAATGCCCGTATCTTTCAACATCTCGCCTATAACTTCATTGTATGTGCGCTCTTCTACATATTGAAGCTTTTTCTCAGTCATTGTCTCTTTACCATCGCGCAATGTGTTTAGTTCATCCTTAGCAGATTTAATATCACCTGACGATTGTAATAGTGTAGCAATTTCTTTCTGAATCTTTTCGATTTCTTTTTGAATCAAATTAATCTTATCATTATTAGAATTGATCTTTCTTTGCTTATTCAATAACTCCTTCATATTAGTTTGACATTCAGCTAATTGAGTAGCGCATGCAGCATTATCTTCGGCCAGTTCAGACATACCTTTTTGGATATTAGCAGCAGACTCTTTAATACTAGTCAACTTACTATCTTTAATACTACTATCAATATCTTGATCACATGTAGGACAAACTTCATTTTCCTCGAAGAATTTAGCCTGACTCACAAGGTCTTTGATTTTAGACTTAAAGACTCGGTCTTCAGATTTGATATCAGAAACTTTTTGTGTTAACTCTTCATGCTTTGCGTTCTCAAGCTCAGTTAACGATTCTAAATTTTTGCCTAGCTCTGATGATTCACTAACCAAAGATTTAACATCGCCTTCATACGTCTCAATAGAAGCTTGTTTAGATTCGATCATATCCTTATTGATAGCTTGTAGATCTTTAATATATTTTGTTTGAGTATCCATCTTGGCTTTATACAAATCCAAAGAATGGTTGATTTCTGATAACTCGTCTCTGATCTTTGCGTTACGTTCTTTCAGTAACATGTTCATCTTTGAGAAAATATTAATATCCAATAGATCTTCAATAACATCTCTACGAGACCATGCAGGTAATTGCATAAATGGAATAAATGAACTACTTCCCAATACGACTACTTGGTGAAACGATTTGTGATTAAGTTTTAGAATATTTTGTTCTAGGAACTTTTGATAATCTCTAGCATTACTAGATTGATTGATCATATTTCCATTTTGATATATTTCGAACTTATTTGGTTTGATGCCACGAAGAATCCTAAATTCCGAGTTACCAATATTGAACTCTACTTCAACTACAGCGCCTTTCTTATTAATACTATTGATCATTTGATCTTTCTTAATATCGCGATGCGGTTTACCAAATAGACCAAACGATAAAGCATCTAGCATTGTAGACTTACCTGCACCATTAGAACCAACAATAAGAGTTGATGGAGTTCTATCTAATTGTACTTTAATAGTATCGTTGCCAGTCGAAAGAAAATTCTTCCAACTGACGCTTTTAAAATGTATCATATAACCTCTAGGTTTTGAGCTTCGGTATAAAGCTTTCTCAATTCAATTTTTAAATGATCTTTATCTAATTCTGTTTCAACAGCATCTACATAAGAATCTAATAATTCAGTCGTATCTTCCAAAGATACTTTTTCATCTTCTACGCTTTCACCTAGATATTCCTCAAAGCTCTCAGCGATTTTTAATTCGTAGGTTTCAATACTTTGTAACTTATCAACGAATTTATCAAACATATACAAATCATTTTTATTCAAAACAATTAGCTTAATAAATTTCTTTTCACAATCCGTAAAGTCGAAATTACTATAATCATTCTTAGAATCATCATATACAATCTTTTTAAACATAGTAATAGGATTACGTACTGGAGTTACTTCACGTGTTTCAGTATCTAGAATGTGGAAATATTTTGGATCATCAACATCGGCCCATGTAAATTCAAATTGTGATCCTAAATAATCGACATTACCTTGACTTGATCTAGTATGAAAATGTCCAGATAATACTTTTTCAAATCGCGAGAAAATCTCAGCGTTCATGCCATGTGGATTAGTAATACCAGCCATCATTTCAAAACCAGCTAATTCCAAATGAGCACCTAAGAATGGAGCTTTACACTTCAAAGCAAAGTCGACATACTCTTTATAGTTAGTATTATTAATCCATGGAATAACAGCAACTCCTAGACCATCATAATCTAGGACTGTCGGTTTCATGATAATATTAACATTTGAAGTAAAGTATCCGAGCAATTCTTTGAGGCTACACAGCTCATTAGTATTTTTGAAATACACATCATGATTACCAGGAATGATATCCATAGTAATACCAGCATCCCGCATAGGTTCAAGAAAATGTTTCCTATTAGCATTAAGAGCTTTAAAATTGACGAATTTTCTGTGTTCATAATAATCACCTAGATGCAAAATATTTTTGATATTATGCTCTTTCAAATAAGGGAAAAATATTTCTGTATAAAACCTTTCTTGGTAATTTAGAAATATATCCGATGAGTTTCTTACCCCTGCGTGTGTGTCATTTAATATAGCTATTTTCATTCACTACCACCCCAATCGTTAACTATATCAAGATGTTCATTAGGATCAAAATGATAACCCATTGCTTTCATAAAGTCTTCAAATACGCTTACTATTGCATCACGATCTAAATCCTTTTCCATAACTTCAATAGTAACACGTGTATTCACAGATGACACACACTCATACGGTTCGCATACTAATGTAATATAAGGTTTCTCTTCAGCTTTTTTAATCATATATTATACCATAAACAATTCAAGTTTTTCTTTCTCTTTTTCAATCTTAGCAAATTCTTTGATCTTTTGATCTTTAGTTCTGATCTGATCAATCCTGCTTCTCAAGGTATCAACATAATTCATAGTTTCTGCTGCAGCTGTATTATCCATACCCATAGCAACAAAGTCTTCAACACCCATTTTTTCAATGAATTTAAACTTGATATCTTGTTGTTTTTTCTCTTTAGTAATTCTACGAATAAATGCAAAATAACATATTTGCGTAAAATAACTAAATGCGTTCGGATTACCAGTTCTTGTCGCAGTATCAATATTATAGTTACCAATTGCTCTTAAACAATTTTCAACACCATCCATAACCATCTCTTCACGATAGGTGTACCGAACGAAGTTCGGTCTGTGAGACAGGCCTTCTGATATTTTCATGAAACAGGAAGCTACGTAATCAGGAACAATTGGAATACTTTCACCTTTCTCCTTGGCAGTATTAACACTTTTAACATAGTCAACTACCGCGAGTGAGAACTCTTTATTATTAACGTAATGTGGTTTCGCTTTCGCTTTTAGTCTTTTAGTCATATAAAATCTCCTGATAATGGTATATTATAACATGGTTTACACAAAAAGTAAACAGTTATTTTCAATAAAATAATTTAAAAATAATTTAAAAAAGTATGTACAAATCATAAAAAGCGTGATATAATATAGAAGTACACCGGGGAGGTAGGGGTATACCTAATGTATTGTGGGCTCTTTTTTATCTGTATTGAGCGTCGTTTGATTAAGTTCATCATCTTCTGTATAATCATCACTAAATTCAAATTCTGGTCCAATTAGTTGTTTAAGTTCGTATTGTAACGAATACTTAATATATGACTCCTTAGTCTCTTCAACAACCTCTGTATGGTTGATCACAAATCTCTTCATAATCTTAAACACTTTCTTATCTGAAAATGGAAACCAATCTTGAAATGTCCATTGTCCAGCAGGTGAAACCTGCACGGCCGCAGGCCGTTCAACAATAAATGCGTCAGTATTCATATCCTGCACGTAACAAATAAGATCTTCACCATTCGTCAGCTTAAAGTGTCGAATGTTTATGTCGTTTATATTATTTATATCTTCCATATTATATATTTATATCATGAATCTTATAGTCAAATTTTTCGCGACTATAAATCCTAATCCTTTCAGCTGCATGTTCTAATGTATAGTTCTTCTTATTCTTCCAATGTAAATCATCTGCAATATCATATACCTTAGTATTTATTCCATCGTCAGATTTTCTTAAACCTCGTCCGATACTCTGAAGAACCCTAATTTGTGACTTAGATGGAGAAGCGAAAATAATATTGTGCAGACGCTTAATATTAATACCAGTAGAAAAAGTGCCCATACTGGCGACAATAATCGCATCATCCTGTTTTTCTGTAATCGCGCGAATCTCCTCCCGCGTATCCACATCGGTTTCACCTGAGACATAAAATAACCTCCTAGTATTCCTTGGTAATTCATCAAATTTCTTTCTCAATAAGTCATGTAGTGGTTTACCATGCTTATCCACGAATTGAAAAAGTATCAATGTATTACCACTCTGATCCATAGCCAAATTAGAAATGAAGTTATTCCGCGGTCCATATTTAACTATAAAATCCACCTCATCTTGATATTTCATTTTCGAAACAGTTTGACAAAATTCAGGTTTGTATTTTAGTAGTAGTACATATATATCCAACTGAGATAACGACTTCTCTTCAATCAACTTTTTAGTAGTTGTCACTTTATATACTGGACCAAACAATCCTTCTAATACTAACTGATGAGTTTGTGTACCATCTAATGTACCTGTAGTACCCATACGATATTTAGCATTGACACATTTTTCGAGAATAGCAGTAAGTGATTTAGCCTTAAAGTTATGCGCTTCATCACCAATCACCATTCCATAATCACTAAACCAGTTTGACTGTAATTTATAAATCGATTGCCATGTAGTAATAATAACACGCTGCTTTATGTGGTACTTTTCTTTACCTGCATAAATCTTATGACAATTTTCATCTACATTCCACATATCACTTTTGGAATAATCCGCAAAATCAGAATACATTTGTTCTACCAAAGAAGTAGTCGGAACGATAAGTAGCACATTGCCATCATTATTCTCTAAATAATATCGAACAGCCAAGTAAATAATAAGACTCTTACCCGACGCGGTCGGACTCAGCAATAAAGACTTTTTATTTTCTAGGGCGTGGGAAAGTGCCTCGAGCTGATAATCCCGCGGCTTAATTAATTCACCACCTGCAGTAAGAGTTAAAGTTTTAAGGTACTCATCTATATCGTGAATCTCTTCAGCATCGGGTCGACCAAAATTAGCGTTATCCTCTACTATAAGTTCATATTCACGAGCCTCAGCAAACTCTTTCAAATACTTAAAGAGGCCACCGTATATTTGCTTTTTGCGTAAATCATATAATCTAATCTTACCATCCCACATACGATTCTTATATGCAGGCATGAATTTATAACCAGGGACATAAAAACAGAAATGTTCTGATAACTCCATTTCTATACCTGGCTCTGTGACTACGCTTAAAAATACTTCGTTCTTACTTTTAACGATTATTTTTTCCATTACATCCCACTAGTAAACTTATTCCACTCAATAATATTTTTGATATTCTGATGTCGCCATTTGATATTATCTAAAATCTCTTTCAATGTATCAATTAGTTCTTGAGTATAATGCATCTTGGCCTGATGCGCCTGAATGATAGGATCTGAATCATACCATTTATCCATATCACCTTTTAATACAGTAAGGCCATTCAAAGGATCGTAATCCCAGCCTTTCGCGTCCATCTCTTCTTGACTTAGCTTGCCGTTATAGTGCATGAATTTTTCTTTTAATAGAACCTTAAACTCAAGATCTAATTTCTTATATCTCAATTTATTAACTGAATAAAGTTCTAGATACTTCGAATGAAGCTTTGCTGAATCTCTTGCGGATTGATCTAATTGTAACTCATCAATGACAGAATCTTTTTTCCACATCTCAAGTATTTGTTCTAAATTATTCATAATATCTCCATAGTATAAAGTTATTTATCTACACAGAAAGTAACCATTTTAGTGAATTCGTGTGTACTTATTTTACTTCAAAGTAAGTATATTTTAATGTAACGTCGGCTTGTAGGTATTCAATATCAGTTTGTTGTGTAGAAAATTCCACAGCTGATAGTGCAATAGGGAAACAGTCCCTAAATGAAATCTCAGTTGTAACATTATTATGACTACTCAGTATAGCTAGTGTCGCATCTGATTTGTGTGATTCACCGTCTGTTATAATATCATGCATCCAATTAAACATCTCAATATAATTTTCCATATTCTCTGTAATGTTAAATCGTAATGAAAGCTCACCGAAATTAATTCGATCGCCAGTAAATGCAATATTAGTGGCTTTATATGGCATAGGTGATTCACTTAAAGATAAATCTGGAAGTGTTACACCAGTACAAAAATATTCAACGTTCGAGTACTTCCCCGCGTCAATCTTAAATTGAAAACCAGTGGGACTTAAAAAGTTTTTATTTGATGTAATCATATTTCTATTTATACCTTTCAGTTGTTTAATATTATTTATACGTACAAAAAAGGGGAACCGAAGTTCCCCTTAAAACAAATCTAATTAAAGATTATGAGTTTTGCATGATACCGTCTACTCTAAAGATTCTAAAGTATGGGTTAGCTCTGTCACCACCAACTGTACCGTCAGTTGCAACAAATGGGTTAGCAACCATGCCATATCTAGTTTTGAAACCGATTCTTGGCTGGAAGTCTTCTTCACCAATTGCTTTAACCATGGTTAGAGGTACGTATGGGCAGTAGAATACACCAGCGTCATACGGAGTGTTACCTCTGTAACCAACAGTTACGTAGTCTTGGTTAGTACCACCAGCATACGGATCAACGTATACTTTGAACTTACCATTAAGAACACCAGCAAAAGTATTACCAGTATCGTCTACGTTCAAGCTAGTAGAAAGTGCAGGGCTGTAATCAAGCATGCCAGAAGCAGCAAGTACTGAAGCAACGTCAGAAGAACAGATTACATAGTTACCTTTTCCTCTTCTTGTTTCTTTAGCAATTTGGTTTGCTTCTCTTTCGATTTGAATAATCAAACCTTTAGCTTTTTCAGCCAACCATCTGCCATCGCTGTCAGTGTGCAGGTTAAAGATACCTTTAACAGCAACGCTTGACTGACCAGCACCTAGCTTAGCAGTTCTGTTTACAGTTCTAACAACTTCTCTGTTGATTTCCGCAAGGATTTCAGAAGAAAGGATGTTAGCAAGTTCACCTTCAGCGTCTAGACCGTGGATTGCTTTAAGATCTTGAGCAAGTTCCATAGTGTATTCAGCTTTAAGAGCTCTTGACTTAGCTGTAACAGTTGATTTTTCGATTTTGAATGCCATCTCACCGAAAGCACCACCTGAACCACCAGTACCCAACGCTTCAGCGTCAGCAGTTGAAAGACCACCAGCGTAATCAGAAACGATTTCACCAGCTGTTTCACCAGTACCTAGGTCACCGTCACCGTCATCAGCTGCAGTTTCAAGACCAGAAGGACCTTGCTCTTGAGTAACAGTAGTGTCACCAGAGAATGCAGTGTTAGCTTCATCGAACAAAGCTTCAGTTTTAGTACCGTCACTGGCAACATACTGAGACTTCATAGCGAAGATTAGACCGGTAGGACCAGTCATAGGCTGTACACCTGCGATATCATAAGCGATAAGGTTAGGCATAGCTCTTCTTACCAAAGAGATAAGAACAGGGTTAAACTCAGCTACATTAGCACCAGTTGCGTTAGCAGCAACATCTTCACCGATGAAGGTTCCTGACTTAGCAATAGCTTCTTCTCTAGCTGCGATTTCTTGGTTCTCTAATAGTCTAGCTGTAACAGCTGCTTTGTGACTATCTTCAATTGATGGAACGTCTGCGTGCTCAAGAACCGGAGCCCACTTTTCCATTAAGTTTCTGTCTGCGTTAAACATTTTTAGTTTCCCCTATTAGACTATTTGTTATATTTTGAAATAGCAGATGTGTATCTAGCCATAACATCACTGATATCGGCAACCGCCTGATCAGTACCAACTAAGGTTTGAGCTTCATCAACTGATTCTCGTGCTTCAGATTTGAAGTATGATTCTTTAACAACATTCACTTTCATTTCGAAAGATTCAGCTGAATCAAAATCGATATCTTCTACCAAAGATGCAAGCTTTTCAGCTTCAGTCAATGCTAGCCCAGCAGAAGCTTTTCTTACAATCTCAGCTCTTTCTAGATTAGAAACAGACTCAGTTAGTTTGATATTTTCTTCTGTTGATTTATTTAAAGACTCTTCCAGTTCAGCAACCTGCTCTGACAATTCGTCAATCAGATCAACTTTACCTTCTGGAACCTCAATATAGTGCTCTTTGAACACTGATTGTAAAGAAGCCATAAAGTCTTCAGCGATTTCGGTTCTAAGACCAGTTTCAACTGCAACTTTATTCTCTTCCATCCAGTTACCAACCACATAGTTAAGGTAAGAATCTACCTTTTCTACTAGATCAGACTTGATTTCAGATACTTCTTCTTCAAGGTTTTGAACGTACTCAGATTCTAGTCTCTCAATCTCCGCACCTACTTTAGATTTTAAAGCAGCTTCGAAAATAATTCCAGCTTTCGCTTGGAAACCGTCTGACAAAGTAGCTTCTTCTGCAACCAATGTTTCAAGATCTTCTTGATAATCAATATGACTTACATCAACTGATTCATTTGGATCTTTAACAACCTTTTCAGGTTCAACATCAGGAGCATTGACTACTTTATAGACTTGAGCGTAGATCTTTTGTGCATCCACTTTTTTAGCCTTTTTGACCATATCATTTACTGACGCCATAATGGCAGCTTTAGTCTTAGGCATTTCAACTACAGGCTCTTCGTCTTCTTCATCTTCCTCTTCTTCATCGGAATCTTCAGTGACTTCTTCCTCTTCGTCTTCATCCTCGTCCTTAGCTTCTACGATTTCTTCGTCTTGAACTTGTTCGTCTTCAACGAGCTCCTCGTTTTCAAGCTCTTCAGTTTCTGATACGTCTTCGACTAATTCATCATTTTTGATTTCGTCTAATGACATAATTATTCTCCTATTAAGAATTTACAAGTTTAGAGAGGAAATTCTTGAAAGCTTTGATCTCGACATCGGCTGACCTCATGTTTCGAGCTTCCTTGATTTCAGTCTCAATTTCTTCAATTTCTTGCGGGCAAAGTACGCCGTTATTCCATACCCATTCAACACCTTCCATAACACCATTGACAAATGCCTCTGGAGCTGAAGGATCTTGAACGATATCTACTGTGGACAACATAAAGTCATCTTTCACATACATAGCGCCATTTTTTTGCACAAGACTTCCCATACCACGACTTGATACACCAAGCTTAACGCCACCTTCAAGTAGACCTTTTACGATCTGACCCATAGGTGTTTCCAAGATTGATGCTTTTCCTATAACATTACTTCCGTCAAATTTGAGTTCAGTAATCTTATGTGAAACTTTATCTAAGTTAATAGTAGGACCATCAGGGTGATTCAGCTCCCCAACAGCTCTACCAGTATTTACTTGTTCGGTTACATATTTATTAACGGCATTTTCCAAAATTTCTCTTGGGTATACTCTACCGTTTCTATTTTTAGAATCGGCTTGCATAAAAATACCCTCAATAACGAGGTTATCTTTACCGTTAACTTTTTCTGAAATGACCTCTAGGTCACTTTCCATATATTCTGCTATAAGTTTCATATACTTATTTCCGTTGTTATTCCTCTTCTTTAGAGGCCTGTCTATCATGCAAAGAAGAAGCAATTTTAATCTTCTCAGCATCTAGAGCAGCTGATAATTTATCGGCCATAATACTATTAAACTGCTTCGCTGCCGAAACATTATCGCCGTCTTTAACATTATCAATTAAATTTTCAATACTCATTTCTATTTCCTTTGTTATATATTTATAATATTTTAGATGTCAAGAGCATCTTCATCTTCGATTTCGCCAGAAGCTCTCTCAGATTCAATTTGTTTTTTAATCTCTGCGATCTCATCATCCGATTGACGTAGAATATTTTTACGTACCCATTCATTTGAAACATACTTTCCAACATATTCATCCATTTGTGATAGCATTTCAAATCTTTCTCTTACTATCTCAGATTGTTTTAGCTCACTAAAGTAGTTATCTTCTAGATAATCAAAAACGATATCTTCTTTAAATGATCTCCAATCATCCTTGGTAACAATACCTTTTAGGATTAACTGAGTTCTTAATAGTTGTAAGAATAGATCACTAAATCTTTTTCTTAATCTATCAAGGAACTTTTTAAATTTAACTTCGTCCCTAGTAATCTCAGTTGATCTACCTAGATTAAACCCTGATTCTTGTTCCAATCTATTCGCTGGAACATTAAGTGATTTATATAATTTCTTTTGGAAGTATATAATATCATCAATTTGTCCAAGGTTTTCACCACCAGGCAATGTTGAAATTTCTGTACCTCTACCACCCTCTCGACGTGGTAAGAAGAAATCTTCGAGCATCGACATATGTTTGCGATCGTCTTTAATGTCTCCAGTTTTAGCATCATAGACCAATTTATTTCTGTATTGGCCCATAATGTTTTTCAAATATTCCTCTGCCTTACCCTTTGGTAAGTTACCAACATCAATATAGAATATTCTTCTTTCTGGTGCTCTACTTATTCTGTATATAACTAGTGAATCTTCCATCATTCTTAGCTGATTTACTGGCTTAATTGCCTTATGTAAGAATGATAGTATTCTTTTTCTTTGTGGATCTAACATACCCGATGTACAATACGCAATTGCATCTGGGTGGATCTTTAATCCCTGGTTATCTCCTGTTGTTCTTGTGTCAGAATATACAAAATATTCCTGTTCTTTCTTAATTAACTTTGCCCCAGTTTTAGGATCGGTCTCTTCTTCGATCTCTTTTACTTTCTTCAACTTAGTTGGGTCAATGTATCGTAATTCTTGTATACCCTTTTTAGGGTTCTTATCATCAATAATGATATGATACGGCAGTCTACCGTCGACATACCATTTTCTAAAAATATCATGCGAGTAGCTATTGAAGTGCAGTAATGATATAATATTTTCAAATTCTTCTTTTATCGCATTTTTAACTTGGTCGGATGCATCTAACTCATCCATTATAATTTCAATCGGAGCAGATGTATTATCACCCACGATTGATTCATTAACTATATCTTCAATTGCTGCATCACATTCTGGGTGTGAAGCAATATCCCTATATTTTAAAATAAGGTCTACTTCATTCTTCGCGTTATCGCCGTCAATATCAACGTACTGGCCAAAATGACCACCTGTATTAATAACACCGACACCGTCTTCGTCTGTATTTGGAACAAAGGAAGGCAAGACAGGTTCGGATTTCCTATCTTTCCTATTTATCGAAAAACCAAAAAGTTCTGCCATTTTTATATTTACCTCAAATAATTATCAGAGGGGAGAAAAACTCCCCTCTTCTAATATATTTATACCGCTTTAAGAAGTAGTTCCAGACTCCCAATATTGAACCTGTAACTCAACTGTAAACTCTTCAATCTGGTTTTCATTGTCGTATGAAAGTTCGATTGTAGAAAGATTAGTTGGGAAACAACCTCTAATATCATAAGTCTTGGTCACGTCTCCTTGCTTATTTAATTGCTCAACAATCATATCAGCCATATAATCCGTTGGATTACTTCTACCTGTATTATTGTTGTGCTCGCTGATACCATTCATCCATCTTTCAAATGCATTTCTCACTTCGAAACCTGTATCATTGATCACTGTCAATGTGATAGGTTCAAAAGTTCTGTCACCAGCCAATTGCAACTGTCTGCCTCTGAATAATACAGGAACAGGAGCTACAACTGATGATGGAAACTGTGCACCCTTAATCATGAAAGAAGAGAGTTCAACATCACCTTGAGCATAAGCAGGAAAGTTACATGTTACTTTGAACATGTTGGCACGTGCGCCACCACCTACAAGCTTTGATTTAAAATCATCTACGCCTAAAATAGCCATTTCTTTCTCCTAATTAACCGCCAGCGATTTCTGAGAAATCGACCCCGGTTCTGGTTGCAATAAAGTTAAGTGAGATGAAGTTAATAGACCTTGAAGGCTTGATAAAGATATCAGCTACAAATCTATTAGCATCAATTACTTGACCTGTGTTGTTTGTTTCGTCACACACGACTCTAAAGTCGGTCATGCCACGTCTGCCTTTAACATCTCTCATAAATGGTTCAAGCATATTTCTAAATTGAGCTCTTGTAAACTCGTCGTTGAATTCGAACAATTGACCCTTAGCAGCGGTTGCAATTGCTTTTTCCAATACGATAAACAGTCTTCTCACGTTAATTCGGTCGAATGCGCTTGGCTTGCTTAGCAATGTTTTATCACCAAACAACATTGTACCTTGTCCTGGGAAAGAAACCAAAGGATTAACTCTAGCTTTATATAGACTATCTCTATCTGCTTTCTTAGGATTAATTGCTAGTTTTGTTACGCCAAACAACTGACCTCTGTTAACACCGGCTGGTGAGAACCATGCATCGGCCACATTATCAGTATTAGCGCAAAGACCAGCACAAAGACCAGAAGCACCAATCCATCTATATACGTCGTTATATTTGTCATATACGTATACTGCAGACGAATCAGTTGAAGCATAAGATGTCGATGGCAATGTATTAGCCCATTCAATAACATCTGCAACATCTCCACCAGTCGAGTCTTCAATTGGTGGTGATACAAATGCCATACAATCCTTTCTAGCTTCACAAACTGAAATTAGTTTATCCGCGATTTCTTTACTACCATCTGCATCGGGATATGCGAATAGTAGATTTACATCAACTGTTTCTGCGTCCCCAAGCAAATCAAAACCTGCTTTAATTTCACCGACTGTTGGAGTATTGTCATCAGTACCACCGGCAAGAGTCGATGTAAGTACTGCAGTTCCAGTAACAAATGCGGTTTGACCAACAGGTAAACCATTAGCTGTTACACCCGCATTAGTTAATGCAGAGTTGTGATCTGAAAACCAAACATAATCGGATTTTCTATTGATAACTTCAGCATAGTAGCTAGATTGACCATCAGAACCTTTAGCATCAGATGCTTGAGATAGGAATGGGAATGTTTCTAGAACAGTACCAGCTGTACCAGTCCACTCACCAGTCGAGTCATATACTACAACGTGAAGTTCATCATTTGTATTGCCATATTTTGCCGCTGTCGCAGAAGTTCCTGGAGCAGCATCAAATTGGCCTGAATAGTTAAAAGCGGCCCAAGCTGTTGCGTCAGCTGGACAGATTTCAACTTTGATTGAGTTACCCAGTGTACCTGGATATCTTGCGATGAAGGTTCCGCCTACGCCATCAACTACTGATTCGTAGTGGTCTTCATTTTTAATTAATGTAGCTGTACCATCGGCCGCGTTAACGTGACCTGAGGCAGCTCGTACTACTTTAAGCGCATTACCATACTTTAGGAATGATGCAGCAGTTAAAAAGTACTTAAAAGTATCAGAATCCGGCGTTCCGAAAATGCTAGCTAATTCTGTTTCTGAACCAACCGTAACAATCTCTTCTACTGGACCCCAATTAAACGAACCTACAAAACCACCAATACTGGTAGATACCGCAGGTATTACGCCCGATGCGTCAATTTCTTTGACTTGGACGCCTGGAGATACTTGAAATGCCATGTTTTTGTCCTCTCAAATTGAGTTATTAATAAGTTTTCATAATACGGTTATATTCAATCAGTATTATTTATAAGAATAAAGATTTAAAGGTGATCTACCTCAAACCAGACATTGCCTTCTCCGTCCGGTGTTCCCTCCATATTCTTACCACTTCCGTCATTAATAATCCCAAATGGTAATAAATCCTCTTGTATTGCTTTTAATTGCTCTTTATAAAGCATATTTTTCATGTCTATATTAGTTAGACCCTGGAATATATCTGTTGTGGTAAACCACGCAAACATTACCAGATTCATAACCAAGTCATCATGGTTTGGAGCTTGAGCTTCAAACGAAGAACCTCTTGCGACAAAGGTACACATTTCTGATATTGTTTCAGCATCAACAATGTGTAGTTTTTTCTGCCCTATCAAATCCTTAAATGTCGAACAACCGATTCTTTTTACTCGTCGAGTCATTGTAGCACCAATCGAGTTTGCTTTTACTTGCGACTCAACGAACATATTTTCGTATTCTAAATCATAATATAGCCCATTACATACAATAGCCCCTTGATCATTAGATTCTACTATTATGTATGCATCATTATATATCTTAGCATATTTATAACATATATCAGGCAATAGCATTGGTGATATATTGTTATCTCTAAATACACAAACTTGTTTAAACGGATTCACCGATGTATCAATTATTGTAAATGTACTATAGTCTTGGCCTCGACCTTTTGCAACGTCGACAGTCATTACATAATGGTGATCTTCTTTAGTCTTTTCATAAATAAATATATTCTCATTCCATGTCATGGGTCGTTGTGATTTTTGTGCTAATAAATCACTGGCATCAATCAAGGTATTACCTCGACCATGGAAGTTATTACCAAATTCTTGGTCAAACTGGAGCTCAGATGTATTTGCTATAGTCTGTCTTTTCCACTCTTCATCTCTTCCTGGAACATCCCACCAATCAACCCTAAAAGCTTTATATTCATTTACGTATGTTGTCGCACCTTCCCATATTTTATGGAATATATTACCGATACCATTAGCGGTTGATGTAATAATAACCTTTGTATCTTTACCAGAAGAAACTACAGGATATGTCGACGTATAAAACTGTGCATCGTTTTCAACAAAAGCAAATTCGTCTAAGAACAATAAGTTAATAGATAAACCACGAATTGAAGAACCACTTGTCGCAGAAGCAATAATCTTAGAATTATTAGAAAATTCAATAGATCCTTTATTCAAAGCCTTACATCCTGGCTGTAAAAAGAATGGCAAATTCTCTAACATAAGAGTAATACGAGCCAACATCTCTCTAGCAGTCGAACCTTTGTTTGCTAATATAGCAATAGTTTTTTCTGGATGAAAACATGCATACCAAAGTAAATATGCAACTGCAGATATAGATTTACCAGACTGACGACATGCAAGTACAATAGAAAACCTATTATCATTAAAATGTTTGAACATATTTTTCTGATATGGATAAAGATTAAATGGTACTAAACCATCATCAAGTGAAATCACTTTTAAATAGTTTGTAGCGAAGTAGCCAGGGTCCATCATACATTGTCTGTATTCTTTTATCTGCTCTTCGCTAAATTCGCTTTCTACTCCATCCTTTTTTACATTAGGATTTCCTAAATAGCCTTCATGTTCATTCTTCGGGCGTGGCATCTATAATCTTCTTGTCTTTCTGCTCTTTGTCATGTTTCGCAAAGAGCCTTTGTAAATCAGTAGTACTACCAACAAATAAATTATTGTTAGTAACTTCCTTTTTACCTTTGTTCTCGTCGGTTAAATCTCTATGATCTTTTTGAAGGTCCATAAGTTTATCAGTGACATCACCGATATCCTTAATGGCTTTAGATAATACTTCAAATGCTCTGGGATGTTCAGATTCCCTTGCCAACTCAGCAAGTACGTCTAAAGATCTTACTCCTGTTTCAATAAGATCTTTATAGGTTTTTCTAGAAAACTCATAATCGCTTTTAATTTCTTCTTGAGTTTTAGTTAGTTTACCTTTCTCTTCTCTTTTTTCGGGCAAGTTCTTATTCAGGCTTGCCTGCATCTTCTCTAGTTTATCCATAATGTACCTATGTTATATTTACATTGACAGTATAGTTGTCATCCTCATCCGCATCAGCTGGGGTAATAGTCAAATCCATTTCTTCTAATATATTATTATTAGATGCATCTGCATTAAAATCAATATTGACTTCTTTAATAACACCTTGATCTGCAGTAGGACCAAAGTATTTCATTTTCATGACAAAATCAAATTGATATATTAAAGCTCTTCTTGTTTGGTAATCACCTTCGTAATCATCCTGTACTGTAACAGCGCTCAGTATAATTGGAACATCTTGCTTATAAGCGAATCCATCTACTGGAGTAATAGTTACAGTATATTCCGGCTGAAAATACGGAAGAATCTGTTCCATAATTTGAAGACCATCATCTTGATTTTTAGCCATAGCAAATAGAGACATATTAATATTATATGCAACTGCCTGCTTTATTGTTTTCTTTTTAGTGGAATCAGTAGAATGATTCTCTGTTATTTGATTTCTTTTCGCAAGCTTTTGCGTAGAATCAATATCCATGGATGTAATTTCAAATCCCATCCTAGGAAGCTTAATAGCCATAGTAGCATCACGACCTGTAGGAGTATCTAACCTAGACAAAAACTTTTGCTTTGGTCCGTATGCTAGAGGTACTTTGACCTGATTGAGTACATTGCCAGATCCGTCCTTTCTTATGACGGAAATATTATTAAATAATGTACCAAACAAAGCTACTGCCTTTCTAGTGGTCGCGTGGTAAAAATGATTTCCAAACATTAATAAGTCTCCGATACATCACCGAAAGGATTAGTTTCAGTAAAATCTAAAAATCCGTCAGCTTCTATTTCGAAAGCATAGTTTTCAGCTTGCTCATCGCTTGGGAACACTTCTGCATCATCAACATCATAGATCTCACCAATGTGACATGTGATATTAGATTCAGAACCTACAACACCTAAAGTATCTGAAACCACAAATGATTTCGCTTCACTTGATCCAGTAACACCAATATTAGAAACCGAAATTTCAGTTGAAATATCTGAAAGCTTAGAAAGTGTTTGGATTTCACCATATACACTTACCTCTGGATTTGATGATATTACCTGAGTAATAGTTTCACCTAAGGTAAAGTGATTACCACCAGTTGTTACCATTTTCATTCCGACTTGATAAGACGACTGAATCTGAGCAACATCAATTTCAGCCACTCCAGTATCGAAATCTTCCTCATTATATTCAAACAATGAGCACTGCATCTTATAAACTGGTAAATTGGACAGCTGATAAAATGGTTGTTCGTCTTCAACAAATGATATTTCAAAGAACGAGTTTGATAGCGGAAGGAATAACAAATCCCCTTCTTTTGGCTTCAATGAATCTACTGTATTATTCCATACACCTACTAGATTTTGCCATTGTCTTCTAGAGATTATAAATGTAGCTTCATCTCTAATCTCTAAACCAAATTTTTGATATAGATCTCCCGCACCCTCAAATCCATCAGAGTTTTCAATATAAGCTTCGATAAGATATGCATCATCAAATTTAGATGCTACATCTTCGCCTAATATGTTGTCCCTAGAAACTAAAGTCCGTGGAATATAATATACGTCCTGACCAAATATCTTAAGCGATTCTATAATCAGATCTTCGTATAAATTTTGTTCGGACTTTACCGCCTGGGAGAAATATACACTTCGTGGCATATTTTACCCCGTATAAAAGTCTACTGGTTGCTCCCAGTTTAATCTGACTTCTTCTGTTAATTCTCGAATCTCTTCCTTAGCGTCTTCTAAAATCTGTCTTCCGTTAAACGTAACACCGCCTGGCATTACCATTCCTTCGAACTTAGATAGATTGATACCCCATTGCATTTTAATGAGTGCAGTAAGATAGCGCTTTAAAAAATAATCGTTATATACATCAGTATAAGTTGCTGGATCGATAATTCTATAACATTCAATAATAATATATTCGTCGACTTTAACTTCTTTCGACCAATCCATATCAATTCTTAGTTGATTTTTATGTCTATCAAAGCTAACGTGTTTTGTATCAGAATCCATAATAAGATCTAGCATAGATAGCCATTGTTGTGACATCTCATACTCTACTAATGAGCCCATATATCCAAGCGAGTACATATCATTTAAATGCATTTGATAACGAATATCAAACATATTATGACCACTGCTTTCTCTTAAAGGAAATACTTGGATAACATCAGTCACGAGATCGGGTATACTCAAATACCCATTATCAATATCAGTTTGCGTGACCTGATGCTTTAAAAATACTTTTTCAATAGAGTCAGCATGATAGTGCTGATAAAACTGTAAAGCCTCATCAACTCTATCTTCAACCTGGTCATCATCGACATTAATTTCAACTACTGGAGCACCAAGTGCTCTTAAGCAGTAATCAATTAACGATTGTCTTGAATTAGGTTTTGCCATTTTAAATTCCTCTAAGTAAGATAATTCTTATATATCTATTTATAACTATTTTTTCTTTAGTTGTTCTTTTAAGTCGTCAATCTCGGCTTTAAGCTCTTTAATCGATTCTACTAATAATGGTACCAATTTATCGTATGCAATAGACTTAGAAGTTTCTTCTTTCTGACTAAACTCTCCAACACCGTTTTGATGTTCTTGAACAACTTCAGGAACAATAGGTTCAACTTCCTGGGCAATAAATCCAATATCGCGCATGCCCTTTCTGCTTGTAGCAGTCCAATCAAATTCAACACCCTGAAGTTTTAAAACTTTATCTAATGAACCTTTTAATGGTTCAATATTGTCTTTATACTTAGCATCCGATATAGAAGATGAATATGCGGTTACGTTACCATCAACTTCTAGATTGCCTGATGGACTGGTTAATCTCATTAAAATATTACCAGTACCAGTAGTATGATGTCCTACTTCAAAATAAGAAGTTGCGTCATTATTATTGCTATCAATATTGAATCTAAGATGGTTATAAGAGTTAAGCGTTATTTCATCACCATAGGTATCACCATAAGTAGATCTTATAGAATGATGAGTATTTGTTCCATAAGAATCTGAATCCCATGTAAAGAATAGTCCACCCATTCTATAAATATTAGAATATGCATTATTGACAGATCTACCATACAAATGACCATTAACTGTAAAGTCACCATCAGAATGATTATGATTATGTGAGTCATCAGCAACAGCAGTTGTTATTGTAGCGTTACCAGATCCGTCCCACGAAGTAGAACCTGTTACATCACCTGATAATGTCAGTGTTCTTGCTGTAGTCCACTTATCAGCATTTGGATGATAGTCATCAGCAAAAATTCTTTGCCAAGGCTGAACACTTCCGTTTTGGACTCTTGTAAAGTATATATCACTTGAATTTAATCCAGTTGCAATTTGAGAATAATAACCATTACTGTTAGCGTGATTCATAATTAAATTATGATACCAACCATTGGCAGGATTTCTTGGAGCAGCGCCATTTAATCCAGTGCCGCCTGTTCCACTTTGGTCTGTCCATTGAACGTAAGAGCCGCCATAAGTTATAGTGCCATTTTCAAATAACTTAGTATGATTATGTGAATCATTATTAACTGTAACAGATAGTGTTGCATTTCCCAAATTTGTAAATGTAGCGGACCCCGAAGCATCACCACTAAGTGTTAGTGTTGGGTCCGAGGTTGCAGTTGTAGCAATAGTTACATTTCCTGAACCATCTATCGATGTCGAACCTGTAACTGCCCCAGATAATGTAATTGTTCTTGCAGTTGTCCACTTGTCAGCATTAGGATGATATGCATCATGGAATACAGTTTGAGTAGTTAGGCCAGTTCCACTAGTCGCATCTTTATAACCAACTTTTACACCTCCATTATATGGAGATTGAATAATAACATGGTCAGCAGAGTCATTGGCAGTACCAATAACCATATCAATGTTTTCGCCTGAAGTACCACCATAACCATAAGCATGAAATTGTATAAATCCATAATCAGATGGATCATTAATGTTTGTGCCATTCTTTTCTGATTCAAAGAAAATACCACTTCGACCAGATGCATCGCCTTTTAGTATTATATTTGTTCCTGCGCTTTGATAGAAACCATAATCTGATCCGCCAGAGTCTTTGCTACCTTCAACTACTAACCCACCATTTACTGTAAAGTCACCATCAGAATGATTATGGTTATGTGAATCATTAGAAACTACAGTTGTTATTG